GTGGAGGTGGAGGTGGAGGTGGAGGTGGAGGTGGAGGTGGAGGTGGAGGTGGAGGTGGAGGTGGAGGTGGAGGTGGAGGTGGTCCTGGTCCTGGTCCTGGTCCTGATCCTATAGTATCTGATGTTGATGTAACATTTCCAGCATCCTTTTTAGAACTAATCGGCTGCGACGATGTAAATAATCTTCCTTTTTTTCTGACTAAATATATCTTAGATTTACCTACACCTAATCTTATGCATGATCTGGTAACCGCTGGAACTAATACTACTGTTACACACATTACTTATAATCCTGAGTCTGATATTTGGCAATCTAGTCCTATCGGTACTACTACACCACTAATTCTACCTGCAGTAGCTGTAGCTCAAAACGCTTCAGCAGGAGGAGGTGGTGGAGGTGGAGTACCTTCAACTCCTTTACGTAGAAGTGCATCTGAAGATAGAGACTCGAATATCGAAGAAGGGTCTAGGTCGGCTGGAGGTAAAACGAAAAAATTTATGTTTAAAGGGAAAGTATATAATCTTCCAGTCAATGGTCCAGTAGGGCCAGCATTAAAGCAGGCAATACTAGACAGTAGAAGGACTACACCGACACCCCTACAACTAAGGTTTGGTGGCAGCAGAAGACTTCGTAAGACTAATTCTAGGCTCAAGAAGACTACTCGGAAGACACGAAAGAGAAATTAATAATTACCATAAGGAAAAGAATACGGATTAGCCGTATTCTCTGTACGCCGCCAGTTACTGTGACCCCCCTTCAGATGCGATGAAAAAGTGTCAAAGAGACCAGGGGTAGCCTTAAGAGCAATAAGATCAGGATCTGCAAATGCCTCTAAGGGCACAACAAGACGGCCTGTACCTAGTCCTACACGCTGGGCGCCAAGTGTCTTACATCCAGATGGAGTACAGTATCTCTTAGTTAGTTCCGGGACCATGGTGTCTACACGACCCACTGTTCCTGCAACCCAGGTAGTAAACATGCGATCCTCATCCATAAGACGGGTTCCTCCATTGACCATGGAGAGTTTTAGATCAAAGCCAGCAGAAAACTGGCCCCTGCCAACCGGATTAGCCTTAGGAACAGCTTCACAGGAGGACCTATAATCAGTAAATAGTCGTCCATCATCCATATGTGCGGGAGCACCTACATATCGAGGATTTGCAGTTCGTAGAGATTCCATCCTTAGACTATGGTCACAATTTTTTAGGAAAGCTGTTCAACATCTACATCTAGCTCCGCACCGGTCTCTACAGTGCCACGAAGAGCAGCGATCACATCCTTCTTCTTCATATCGGACGTACCAGTAATGCCGCGCTCAGAGGCCATGCGGCGAAGCTCCTTTACGGTCAGACCCTCAAGTGTCTGACTCTGATCCTCCTTTGCTGTTACCTCATGAACCTCGGCATCGCGAGCCTGAAGTTCAGCCATAAAATCATTGTGGGCTGGCTCTTCGCGAGTAATAGGTTCAGGAGCAAAAGGAGCCTGAGGAACCTCTACCGTCCTGGTCTCTACCGTCCTGATCTCTACCGTCCTGGGCTCTACCGTCCTGGTCTCTACCGTTTCGGCTCTTCCAATTACATCAACATTCTCCTCCGCCCAATCATCATCCTCTAGATCCTTATACGTATCCTGCTGCCCCACCGGTTCTAGTGGTGAGCCTTCTCCTCCAGAAGGGCCGGGGGGAGCTAACATACCTCTGAGTTCAAAGACTGCGTTTTCAAGAAGCTGAACCTTCTTCTGCGTCAGCTGGATGTGACTCCAGAACCAGTAGAGAACACCAGCAGCCAGGATCACTCCACTGAGTATCAGGAACATAGTTTCCATCGACAAAGGGGTCATTCTTACTTCGGGCTATCTATGTTTTTCCTGGGGCCAGGACGCAGTAATCCTCTCTCCCTCAGGATCTCGCGAACACTACTGTGCTGATTAATCCCTTTCTCCAACTTATACGTATATGTCAGCAGATCCTTAGCAGGGTCCAGAGTCGATCCCATGCATAAATTCTGGGTATGGGCCTCGTATTTCTTTGGAAGATCCATATAATGGGTAGAAACAATACTTAGTGTAGGTGTCAGATAGACCTGATCCAAGAAGACCTGCGCCGCCTCAACACCATCGTGGGCATTCGTGCCATGGAAGATCTCGTCCATCATGAGAAAGGTGCGACCCATATTCGTCTGTTGCATTACCGTCTTAGCAAACTCAATCTCGGCCTCGAACAGACTCATCTTTCCTACAACATCGGCCGGTGTTAGAGCCGTAATGATCGAATCAAAGATGGGTAGAGCCGCCCTACGGGCAAAGACCACACCCACCGTCTGACTCATGAGTACAGCGTAACCAACGGATTTCAGAAGCGTCGACTTACCACCACGATTGGGACCTGTTAGAAGCACATGGGCCTTTTCGGCGCCTCCTAGGGATACAGAATTGAGAATTGGTTTCGGAAGCCCAGGATAGTATACGTCTGTTAGCACAGCACCGGAAGAATCTGTGCTGAAACATGTCTTCTTTTTCAGGGCTACAGCGGCTAACATATCTAGATGACCAGCTGCTTCCAGGATAGTGGTAATCCGATTAGGAGTATTCCAGGCATCGCCGAAGACACCTAGGGTTCCATATGACCAGGAAGGGCCCAGTTCCACTTCGACTCCTAGAAGCTCGGAAAGTTCGCGGGTAGCGGCAGTAAAGGACTGGACAGAGGCAGCTCTCTTACGCATATCTGCGACAATGGATCTCATATGGATTGCGGAAGAAATCTGATTCCAGATACTGGCACCTAACATTCCTACTGCGAGACCTATATGGACGAATTGTTCGCCGAGTTCGACCATTCCTCCTCTACCGGCGAATCGTGGGGCTCCTAGGACGGAGGGCACGGCCTTCTTTATTGCGCCCTGGATCATATCAATGTATTTGGTGAAGGAGATAGGTTCTTTTAAGACATAGGTCATAAGGATTAGAGGGGCAACAAAGATAAAGATGGGTAACATTACGGATAAACCGGGGATGAAGATGGTTCGGAGGAAGACGATGACCTCATTTAGCCAGCCGAGATGATTCAGTTTGGCGAACATCGACTTCTTGTCCCATAGGATCTGCGTATAATAGTCCTTGAGACGATCGTCTTCACTGGCCTTGCCTACGGAGATGACATCGGCCTCGGTTTCCTTGAGTAGGGCCCGCAGCTCATTGATCTTGGTCTTGTCGGCGCCCTTGATAGTGCGAAGCTCGGACTGACGACGTGTTAGCTCCTTAGTATCGGATATGGGTTCGGATAATCGTTTCTGAAGTGCGTCGCGGCCCACGGTTGTGGAGGGATTGAAGGCGTCGACGAGGACATCGACGTCGAGGTCATTTGCATTCAGAAATACCATTACTTCTGACCTAGATTCTGAATTCGGTTTGTAACCGTATCTACGGGGGGTTGGAGGGGTAAAAACTCAGAGACTGAGAGCAAAGCTCTCGTCATCTGAGTTTGAACCTAATGAGGGGCTACGCCCCCCTCAAAGTTGACCTAAACGTGGCCTTAGCCTAGGTGTGTAGGTTCCATGACGACCATGGAACATATCAGTGAGGTGAGCAAGCTGATGCAGATTCCGTTTGCATGCCCCGCAGATGTTAGGGCACGGATCGCTGCTCTTCGTGTACCTGTAGACGATGCGGCCCCAGCCGGTCGTCTCTCTACAAATTGGCGGTCAGGCCATGCAGTCCACAGGGTAGCACACGGTGGAGGCGGTGGCCCTCGTCGTCCTGTGCACGGAGTCGCTCCACGGTACGGCAATAAGGGGAAGGCCGATGTGTCTGTCGAGGAGCGCATGATGGATCGCATCCGCGACAAGATGAACAAGTTCAGTGAGGCTACCTACGGGGCAATTAAGTCATGGCTCTGCCAGCTGTTGGATAGCGGTGAGACTGACTTTCTCACTGAGTTTATCACGCTGGTCTTTGAGAAGGCGGCGATGGAGAAGATGTTCTGTCCCCTGTACGCGCGCCTCATTACAGAGCTCTGTGGCAGCTTCCCTCACCTCGATGGCGAGATGAAGCGCATCTTCGCAGAGTTCATGGGCATCTTTGTGGAGGCAAATGAGCCAGCCGAGGGGACCGAGTACAAGTCCTATCTGGCCCTGCGTGAGAGGCGCAAATACCGCCGTGGCTACAGCATGTTCCTGGGTGAGATCGCTAGATTGAAAGTGATCTCGGTTGAGGAGGTGCTCAAGACATGTACGGTCATTCTGGACGGTCTAGTCTTAGCTAAGGGCCTGGAGGAGCAGCAGCTTCTATGTGAGGAGTATGCGGACTGCCTCACGGTTCTCGTGAAGGGTATGGATCCTGCGACCCTGGCTCCGATTGTTCCTAAGGTTAAACTGGCTATGGACCGTGTCGGATCTCCTAGCCTGTCGAACAAGGCACGTTTCTCACTAATGGACATTATGGATAGGCTCTAGGATCGTCTCGTCTTTCTCTGCCTTCTCCTTCTAGTCTTACGTCTACCACCCATTACTGTACGAGGCAGAGGTTCTGTAGGGATCCCTGGAAATCCTTGGACCATATCCTTATACCAGATTACAGCAGAACTATAGCGATTAAACTTTGGCGATAATTCTCTAAACTCTTTTTGCATGTCATTATAGTCAAAGGGGCTTCCGTCCACATTGTGCTCTATAAATGGTTCGTTCTTAGGAGAATATTCCTCTGTATAAGTATCTAAAATAGATCCATGTTCTGTTGTAAACCCGAAATCAATTAATTTACATTTTGGTTTGGACTCGTCTACTACAAAATATAAATTATCGGGTTTAATATCTCCATGGGAAAACCCCTTGGCATTTAGGCTCTCTATTGCATCTCGCATAGCCCAAAATAGCGAAGAAAGAATCTTGTGATTTTCTGTAGGCGATAAATTCTGAGCCTTAAGATCCTTAAGCAACTCTGTTAATATCTTACCCTTAATATACTGATAAATAATATATCCATCCTTCATATCATCTGTAAAATTCATGGCGCCCCCAATGAGAGGAGTCACATAATCGGGAATTAAACCTTCTATCTTATCTGCAGTTATAAGTTCATTTTTGATCATTGCAGTCTTAGTTATTTCATCCGTATATCTATCATTCTTGTTAAATATTTTGACAGTATAGTCATCAACCTTAACAACTGTACTGAAGGATCCACTCCCTAGAATAGTAGTTGATGTCTTTGCCTTCTCTATAATAGTCTTAATAAGTTCAGGATCAGATTTATACCAATATATAGTATCTGTATCTGTGTCAACGATTTTCTTCATTCTACTCTACACCCCTAAATTTGACAGGCTTAGGCAAACCCCCACCCTTAGTAAGATGCCACGTAAGACCAAAGAGACTCCCAAGGAGGATAAGCCCAAGAAGGGGGCCCCTTCTAAGCGCAGATCACGCCCTGATGACGATGATAGCAGTGTTGATTCTAAGGGTAATATCAGGGGTCTTATCGAGGACTCTGATGAGGAGGAGTGGATTGATTCTGAGTCTTCGTGGTCTGAGGAGAAGAAACCTAAGAAAAAGAACAGATCACCTGGATTCAAGCCCAGGCCCAAGCGCAAGGCAGCTACAAAGGCCGAGAAAGCAATTCAGGAGGAGCTGGAAGAGAAGGAGGAGACAGAGTCAGAGGAGGACGAGGAGGATGACGAGGAGGAGTCCGAAGAGGAGGAAGAGGAAAGCCGTGGTCAGATCCAGCTTCTCATCTCCGACTTTGGCGGTGAGACTGGCCCTCCTAAGCCCAAGAAGTATAAGCTGAAGTCAGAGTCTGAGGCAGTCCGTCGCTTCGTGAAACTCGTGCAAACGGAGGAGCCCGAGGAGGATGATATTGATCGCGATATCGGATATTTCAAGGGCCTCAGTCCTGCATCTCAGGACAAGCTTCTCGCTAAGCTCCAGAATAAGATTGAGCCTGCCGAGCCCACTGTTCCTCTCCGTTTCCAGATTCTGGCCAAGGATGTGCCTGCAGAGGTGGAGCGCGTGGCCCTCTCGAAGTACTCCGCCCTGCAGAATATTGATCCTAGTTCTCCAGAGTTTTACAAGGCGAGTCAATGGGTGAATGGCTACACCCGTCTTCCTCTGGGCATCTTCAAGGATCTGCCGGTAAAACTCGAGGACGGCAATGAGGCATGTCAGACCTTCGTAACCAGTGTTCGGAAGCACATGGACAATGCTATCTATGGACACGATGAGGCCAAGCTGCAGATCCTCCAATTCGTCTCATCCTGGATTTCTAATCCGGCGGGTGCAGGTAATGTTCTGAGTATTCACGGCCCTCCTGGTGTGGGTAAGACGACTCTGATCAAGGATGGTGTAGCCAAGGCACTGGATCGCCCGTTTCATTTCATCACTCTGGGTGGTGCAACGGATTCCTCATATCTGGACGGTCACTCCTACACCTATGAGGGCTCAACGTGGGGCCGCATTGTGGATATTCTTCTCAAGTCAAATTGCATGAATCCGATCATTTACTTTGATGAGCTAGATAAGGTGTCTGATACGCCTAAGGGCGAAGAGATTAATAATCTGCTGATCCATCTGACGGATGGATCCCAAAATGACCGCTTTCAGGACAAGTACTTCACCGGCATTGATCTCAATCTGAGTCGGTGCCTGTTCATCTTCTCGCATAACAACCATGAGAAGGTGAATCCCATTCTGCGCGATCGTATGTACAACATCCAGGTGGGCGGGTTCAACCTGAAGGAGAAACTGGTCATTTCCGAGCAGTATCTGGTCAATTCGGCCCTCAAGGAGGTGAATCTATTTGAGAAGATCAGCATTACGAAGGAGATTCTCACACAGATCATTGAGAACTTTACGGGTGACGAGAAGGGTGTGCGTGAGCTGAAGCGCTGTATTCAGACGATTGTGTCAAAGATGAATATGCTGCGGTTCTACAATGATCCGGCAAAGGTCCCATTTGCTATTCCGGGCTTCAGTCTTCCGTTCAATCTCAAGAAGGAGCATGTGGAGCTCTTTCTTAAGAAGAAACCGCTATTGGATGAGAGTATCGCGCATATTTATACATAGTTCGATCCTTCAGTCTAACGGTTGGAGGCCGCACCGAATGGTTTACACGTTCCAGCCTTAGTATCCGAATAATCAGCACAATAAGATTTTTCACATTCATGATGCCCCCAACATGTGCTACCTACAGTGCCGCCACCCCGTTGTCTCTGCTGTCTCATTGTCTTTCTGGATCTGGACTTTTTAGATATGGCCCTTCTGGATCTAGTCTTTCTAGACATAGGCATTTATACTATGGGTCTAGAAAGTTGGTAGGCCCGTCTTCATCTCCTGCTCGGAAGAACCGCCAACCTGAAGAGTCTCTAACATTTTGCCCATATCAGGCATATCCTTCATGCCAGTGTAACCGAGAATAGCCCCTGCTGCCGCCCCTACTGTGGCACCTGCACCTAGCTGGACTAGCGAAGGCTCTTCACCCAACATCATAGAAATCATGCCACCCGTGACAATCAGTGCAATAACAAGTCCAATTAGACCAAAGAGAGCAACATTGTATGTGTCCATCTTTGAGCTGGGTCATTAAATTTTGAGTTTCCTAGACGCGGTTACTCCAGCATTACCACCTCATCATCCTTGATTCCCTCATCCTTTTTCTCTACTTTGACAACGGACGGCTTAGGGGCCTCGAGATCCTCAACATCATCTGAGGATACAGCCGTAGCCGAGCCCTCATCAATGGTTAGGCCATCAGAGGGTCCATCCTCACCTAAGGATGCCGGGCGCATCTCGGGTTCCTCTTGAGTCTCATCAAAGACAGCATCGTGACTGGCGAACTTCACACTAGGCTCGGTATCAATCGAAAAGACCTCTGGACCTGCAGGAACCTTAGGCTCTGGAGCTACTACACGTTCACTCTCTACCTCAGGCTCCTTTACAGGCATCTTAATGGGCTCAGGTATAGGCTCTACCTCCAACACACTCATAACAGGGGCCTCCTCCTCATCATCCTCCATATAGTCCTTAAGAATCTGCTTCACAGGTAGCAGACCACGGACTGCAGTCGTAATCGCCTCTGTCAGAAGCTGCTCGGCCTGGAGCATATTCTTTTGCCGCTCTACAACATTAGATGTGCCGGAACCATTTACATCCATAAAGAGAAAGGGTGTCTTCCAAAAACACCGGGCGGACTCCTTGAAAATACGGTGGATGAAATGGTCCAGCTTGGGAACCGTGATAGATAGCTTCTTCTGTTTTGTAGATAGACGGATGGCCGTGAGTACCTTCGTGTGTGCAATAAAGACTGCTGTCATGAGCTCCTCCATATAGTCGCACCCAGAGCGCTCAATGAGAGCACGGACTTCGTCGGTAATACGATCCTGATTCCAACGACCAACTTCCTCGCACTCGCCCTGAAAGAGAGAGAGGCAACGCTGCTTATCAGCAGAATTTCTGGACCAGAGATTCTGAAACCATATAAAAAGAGCCGGGACAACAAGGGTTGCCAGCTGCTTCGTATACTCAGAGCGAGCCTCAGAATAGGTCGCTACGTTTTCCATTACTGTTGTGTATGCGTAGATTTCTTTCACTTCGTAAACGAAGTGGTCGAAAACGAAGTGGTCGTAAATGAATATTAATCATAATATATCTTATTAGGATTAAAGTGATATCCCCAGCGACCTAAAGGTGGGGTGTGAGATACTATGCGGGATATGAATGAAAACATATTAACAGTATATGTACCATATTTATGTCAATTTTTAAGTGCTAAAACATGTGCTATATGGGCCCATGGGCATACACCACCAGGTCGATCCCATCCTATAGATCCAATACATGCCTTAGGATTGGTTCCCGTTGCCTGAATAGATTCCATCACCCGAAGGATGTAAGACCACTTGGACTCCGAGCCACGCTCGAGATTTACTGAAGAATCAATGTATCCTTCGCCGCCGCCCAAGCCCTGAAGAACCGCCCAACATATACTCCCCTCACTCTGAGTAGCTAATCTATCAGCAAGATCCTTATTGATCAGAGGACAGCGTCGAATAATCTCTGTACGAATCTCATAGGGAAGGAGAACAGGTGCATTAAACAGAGTTGCACGGGATAAGAGTGGTTCAGAGACTCCTGCGAGGCTACGGACCTCCAGGATAAACCGAGATGCACCCGTACTTGTTTCAATAATACGACGCAGGAAGGCTTGTGCATCGGAATGAAGCAGGTCTGCATGTTCTAACACAATCCAATGAATCTGGCCCTCTTGAATTCGGCGACGGGCCACACTCTTGATTCGCTCACGAGTCTCTGCCTTGAGCGATGTATCCTGAGAACAGCGAAGCCACAGAGCAATAGACTTGAGACAGAACCGTGTAGCCAGACTCTTACCAATACCTGTAGAACCCGCAACAATAAGATGAGGGGGTTCAGGAGACTGTATCATACTTCGTAAGGGTTCCCATTCGCTTTTACCGGCCATATCATCGAAACTCTTTGGATGATATGGGTCGTATTCTGTGTCCATTCTGTCTAGTGCGTAGCACTAGACCTTTAGACCTATTCTAGGCCTTACGTGTCTTCCTCTTAGAACTTCCTCTACCAATAATCGAACAGGCCATCCGTTTACCAGCGTGGCCCGTTATGAAAGAATCTGGTTGGCCGCCTAGACCCAGGTCATCAGGATCTGCATGGACGATCACCGTACGACCCAGAAGTTCTTTTACCGAAACTCCCTTAAGTATATATCTGTATAAAAAATTGGTCTCACTTACATTACCCAGATCACCAGTATGACGGGGGCCCTTGAACCCAGGAGGGCCACCATGATTACATGGAGGCCCCTTGTGAAAGTGAGCACAGGCTCCCATACATCCCTCTTCACGCAGATCTCCATTAGTGTGAATATGAAATCCGTGTTGGCCAGGAGGTAAACGAGAAAATAGAGCCCTTACTATCGTGCCTCTAGAAGATTCAGTAAAGACAACAGTGCCTTTGACCATAGTATCAAAGACAGCAACTCCTTCCATCTATTCTATGTATCTATTTTGAGAGGTTTTAACATACTAACACATTTATCTGTACGCCCTGTTCTCAGATAAGCTGGATCTAGCGCATCAATTTCCTCCTTACTCTCATTGCTTGTCATAATTAGAATAATATTCTTGAAGAAAATAAGATCATCGAACATGTTCACCCAGTCTACCTTATCCGAAATAGGAACTGGCATGTCACGACAATTCACAATCTTCTTGTCATGAATAGCATGGATCATACTATTTACCTCATCTAACATAATAATAAGTGGCTTTTCTGAGGTACTACGATTCTGAATCTCACTGAGAAGATTAGCAAAACTATCTCCAGGATCGGTGGGTTTGAAGGTATTACAGTAATTTCCATTCAGAGCCTTGGCAACAAGATATCCAATTGTTGACTTACCGGCCCCTGTGACACCATAAATAAAGACAGTCGCACGTCCCTGCTTATTATACAGATCCAGAATGGAATCCACAATTGGACCCTGCTCTCCAATTGGTTCAGCTGTAACATCGATGGTTAGCGGGACATAATAAAAGTTCTTGAATGATCCTGTGCGTGTATATTTCTTGATCTGGTTGGATACGGGTTCCTTTGTAGGAAGAGTTGGGACATGGATCCTAGATTCTTCTGCTGTAATCTTAGTGAAATATGCTGGGGTACAGAAGATAGTAATACTATTTTCATCGGTATACCGCGACTGATTATTGTAGAGACCGACACAATCGAGACTGATAAAATAGCCGGCCCTGATTAGCTGTTGATTTCGATAGATGAAGTTCGTATTCAGAGCTCTTTCGAGATGCTTACAGATCTTACGATATTGGGTAGTATCGCCGTCTATCGTATACTGACGAATTCCAATGTACTGAAGACTAGCATTAATAAAGACCATCAGATAGGGAGAAAGTGTATACATCATATATCCAAATATCATTTGGGCATATGTTGTGATCATTGTCTAGTGCTTTGCACTAGACCTTTAAACTTGTTTTAGGCCTTTTGTTAGAACCGTAGGTTCTAACAGGACAGATCTGTCAGGGTAGGCGCAAAGCGCCTACCGCACGAGACTCCTGCAGTGGGCAGCACTCTGCAGATTAACGGCATACGGATTATCATCTAGACTGTCAATGATCTCGCGAATATTACGATCCTTAGATATATCCAGAGACAGCACATTCTTGGGACGCTGGAGACCAATGGCCTCCACACCTAGAGTCGGCCCCACTACACGGTTGGTAGCCGAGCCGCGATCATTCACCGAATCACCATCCGGACGTCTAAACGTCATATTAATGTAGTCCTCACCATTGAACAGAGGCAGGTTGCCATTACCCGCCAGCGGCTTACGACCCTGGGCCACCACCTCCTTATTTGGATTCGTGCGCATATCATAGGCTGCATTATAGCTCTGCTCATAGGAGACTGCACCGCGACCACCAGAACCTGTGTAAGCAGAATGTGCAGATATCTCACCCTTGGACGTCAGCTTCGCGCCATCTACAAACGGCATCATGGGTTGGCTAGGCATGCCGGCACGAGATACATTCATAGCACGATCAGGCTCAGAATTTGTGTTACGAATAGTTACACGAGTAATATCTGTAGGATCATATACCGTGAGCTTCTGTGCGCCGCCAGAGGGACCTGCTATACCTGCATAGTCATTCATGGCCGTCGACTCACGAATCGTAGTTCTCGCAATATTCGATGGATCATAGACTGTTAGAGCCCCAGGAATGCCAGCTGGCTTCAGATTCAGACCCTGGCCACGCTCAGAGGTTACATTACGCTGATTGGTATAGAAGTGTACAGCAGAACGCCCATAATCATTATTCTCGGCATCCGTATTCTTAGTACCGTAGGTGGAACCATCCGCATTGCGATACCCATAGCCATCCTGTTGGTGTACCATGGGTGCACGAACCGATGGAGTATTGTACGTAGCCGTGAAATCGGCAGCACTAGCGGGACCAATGTTAGCTACCGAAGTATCCTCACGGGCCTGATGCTTGATAACCTGGGCCGCCCGTTCTGTAGGCTTACTGTTTTCACTTACCGAAGTAAAATTACGTTCACCATTATTATTTAAATAGAATGTATCAGGTCTGTACTTGCGCGTCTCACCTAGCTCAGCACGCTCCGTAATAAAACGACTGCCCTGGATAACAGGAGTCTCGTAGGAAATCTTGGGATTCGATGCTGTTCTCAGATCATCTACAGAGCGGCGCTGTTTCAGAATTTCATTCGTTTCAAATTGCTGGAAGCCGCCATTGGCAAAGGGTGTATAGCCGTTATCGAGACCAGGGCCTACACGCACAGGTTCAGCAGGCTTCTCAAAGGCGCGAGAAGTAGGGGCGACCATACGGTCCTGAACAAAATCTGTAGTGCTCTCCATGCCATAGACATTTCCGGTAGGCTCACGATGGGGATCAAACAGAGGGGCCTGCTCTCGCTTACTGATCAGGGTAGAACCGGCACCGATGTGATCATCTAGGATGGAGCGGTTAGCTACATCGGACACATTCTGTTTTACTTCACCGCGATAATACGGAACCATGTTATTATGCGTAAATTCATTTGACTCCATAGCCAGGCCAGTTAGCGCAGAAATGATTTTCCCGCCGGCCCCATTTCCCTTAGTGTACGTGGGCATGGCCTCTGTATTATCCGTATTCATACGGACCTGGGCAGTAACAGTCTTGAGAGGAGTCTGATTTGGACTCTGAAAGAAGGGTATCTGTTGAATAGGATTCGAGCTCAGCCCACCACTGGAAGAATAGAATTGATCAAGTTCACCTGGAGCAGTAGGAAGAGGCTGCCGTGGTTTACCGGGGTCTGTTAGAGCACCAGAGGCCGTCTTATCCTCAGGATAGATAGGAGGTGGAAGACCACCATACTCCATACTTGTATCGAGAGCTTCATAATCATCATAGTTTTCTTTTGTTTGATGATTGGATACTACGTATCCAACACCCATAAGTCCCAGAATAGCTAAGACCTCCATTACTCTAAACGGTCAAAATATAATTCTAGGAGAACCACTGGGGTGTTGTTATGCGGCCAGTAGTCGCTCTCTCCTTTTCTGTACTAGACGGCTCAAAGTGAGGAGCTACAGGATTGCCACCATGATTCGCATACCATCTAGGATTCTCCTTATACACCGGTACGACATCCTGACGTTGGGAAGCCCCAGGAATAGTATTATCAAACTCTGGTGCATCACCAAACTTAGGCTGACGGGGCACGGGTACACCGGTAGGAACAGGTTTCGGCGACTTATTGAGATAGGTAAAGATCTCAGGGCGTTCGGAATCCTTATTTGCATGACGAGTATCCAGGGCCCACTCAAAGGGAATAGCCACATTCTCCTGAGGATTCTCATAGAGCCACTGCCATCTATTCACACCGGTCGCCCTCAGAGTGCAAGGAGGATCGACAAGTCGGGCATGGGTTTCGGGAAAGGATGCCTCATTCATAGGAGTCAGATTCCTCACACCCTGCTCAGGAGTGTATTGACCACAGACGACCTTGGTCGGTGGCCGGGCCAGGTTCCACAGATCACTCTCGACATCAGTCTTCGTGGTAGACATATCATGTGATGCTCCCCACTTCTGCAGCCGGATGGTTGGCTCGGTCATATAAGCGGCGTTACCGTAGGCATTGGGTACACCGAGAGACCAGCGACCGGGCCCGGTGGAAATCTCATTATTTTCAATCATTTTGTTGATATCATGGCGATATCTTGTCATGGATCGGTCCATCTCTATTGGTATATGTTAGAATCTATTAGACTCTAACATATGACCTTATTGACGTTATAGATCTGTAAGGTTGCCGACAGCGAATCTGTCTACAACTAAAAGCGGAATGCATTGAACTGATCCACGTGTAGCTTTTCAGGCATCGGTACACCAGGATACGTGAACATCTGCACCGTAGGGAGATGACGGGGCTGCATATCAATAAAGACCGCCTTACCTGTGGCACGCTCAACAAAGCTCATGGACTTGGGCCAGGCGGGGCAGGAACTCTTAATAGAGGCCAGATTTGTGGACCCCATACCCTGAGTAAGATCAGTTTCACCAGGCAGACAGGATGGCATATAATTCTTTGCCGGAGCCTTGGATAGATCACGTGTGATTCCACGGAGCTCAGACTCTACATCCACCATATTACCGGATACCAAAGTCACGTCATTGCCCCCTACCAGGCCCAGAGCATTACGACCTGCATTGGGATGATAGAATCTCTGAGGGATTTGCGTATATCCACCGGCAATTATATCAGGATTCTGCTGGAGATCCATCGGTTTAACACCTATGGAGGGCGTTGCAAGGCTAAACATTACTTCTTCTCTATAGTGCGATAATTTCGTCATAAATCGCTGGGAATGTTTCATCTGTACTATTATTTATCCGCTCGACATAAGCATCCATCTCTTGTTTATCTAGGAGATGGATCTTAGACAGCATTCCAATATTTTTTGGCATTACATCATTAACGTATACTATATCACTCCATTCACCACGAAGTATTCTTAATAAAAATCTTTTGCGAATGTCAATAGTTGCAAACGGATCATAAATAGTCCCATTTCCTTCAAACATTCCCGCCTCCTTAATTAGTAAGGCGTTGGGTTTACAGAATCGATTGAAATGAGTGAATGCATCTCTAATTGTTGGGCCCGCTTGTTCTCTGAAGCGGAGATAGGTTAGATTATCATGTGTAACGTGTTTAATTGGTGTAGAAAAAGCATATACCGGATTATATGTAACCTGCCGATAATGAATATTATACATATATGTGGGCAATGTATAACGGACCTTACCTTGTGCCACAAGGGGATTATTGACGAGTTGTTCATAGCGGGGAATCTCATCTAAGTCTGATACAATACACACATCATCAGGATTGCATGTAGATAGATAGGTATAGGCAGCATTACGTTGCTCTGCCTCTCTAAACCCAGGTTCCCAGGTTGAACCAGGAAATAGATTTTTAATACCCTGGGAATACCCTTCAATTGTTGTAGGAAAATCGACGATAATATGTACTATCTTATCCTTATATTGCTCAAAGAGAGGACATGTGGCAGACCATAACGGTTTCTCCTCACCGCGATGGGTAATACGGGCCTCTGTAATAATAAATTTCTCAACATAATCGTAGCCTTCCTTTAGTCGTAATCCAAGTAATTCAAATTCATTATAGAACATAAAACAATCATATAGACGCATACTATCTACCTGTATTTTACATTCTTTAAGGTAGTGGATGGGTGTACAAGATATACATTGTTGTATACAGAGTTGCCAGTAAGACAAACCAGGATACCGACAGATCTACACCTGCAAAATACATGACACATAGAGATGTTAGAATCATATAGAGTGCATCAACAACTAGGATACCAAAGCCTGATTCGGTTGCATAGGTTTTCATCAAATCCATAATCTCGTTCTGGCCCTTGGGTACACTGGGAACAATTACGGCTCCAAAAAATAGATCATGCACAACCTGTATTGCAATCGTTATACCAATAAACAAGATAGGATTCCAGGGGCCACCGATAGCGGTAGTAATAAGTTGAGCTAGTACTACACAGAGCATAATACTCAGAATATCTGCTCCGTATGCTGCTAGACCAAATTTATTATACCAGGTATTGATTGCACCATCCTTTGTAGCATAAAAACGCCAGATGAATAAGCCGACTGTATCGACTAGACAGGAAGCTGCTGCAATTTGTAAAGGAAATTTGGTGATATTTCTGATATCGGTTAGCATCTACTTATATTGACATTTTCCATCTTTAATGGGAAAGGTCAATCTAATACTTATTCTGAGAATTGGAGAGACTAATGAGGTTTGGACAGTTCTTTACTAATGGGAGTTAGAGAGACTAAAAAGCAAGGGTTGGAGGGACAGCATGTCCCTCAACAATTTAGATCACGCACCCACTGACGACTCGGAATGCCACCATTAATCCAGCCAGGTGCGGCTACCTCCTGAATCAGATGCTTAGGATCCTGTACGTTCTTGGCCAGATGAGGAATCAGAGGAGTAAACTGATTCTCATAGGTGGAATCAGAGATAGTACCGCAATCCTTATTCTGACGAACAAAGTCAGGCATGAACAGACGAGACTCGATATCAGCATCACCCTTGCCGCGACCCATGAACGGCACTGTCACGAAAGGACGGGCCTGGGTGCGACCGCGTGCAGGGCAGTGAGGAGAGAGAGTCTGCATTCCGTGATTACGAAGTACAGAGTCTACATCAATCTGATTAGCAGACCAGCCAAATCCGTCACGTTCAGGTACAATCGGCTGTTCATAGGCGATCCTCTCCGCCATAGCCAGAGAAGGGTAGAGATTATTCACCTGGTATGCACCGGGGCTGACGGTCTCCTTATTCTGAAAATTCTGGTTGCAGGGATCATCACGGACCCGCGTGAATTGCTGAATTTGAAAGGAGGACATTGACTACTCTAAAGGTTAGGAATTTGTAGGGGGCTTAATTCTTAGTTGACGAGAGCAAAAAGTGTAGTGACCTGCCAGTAAAACTAGCGTCACTAAGAAGCGCCCCCTGTTTTAATATCCCGCCAAGGGAACTGTGCAGGGCCAGTATCAAAGACACATGCCTCTGTATTCCCCTCCTTGCATGTCTGACCAGGAGTTCTGTAGAGCCAATTCATATATGATTCTTGGTCATTGGGTATAGATGTAGAGGGCATAGTGATAAACTGACGTTGACTCTGACTCCGATTAAATACATCACCAGGATTACGGTTGAACATGGTATCAAAATACTGATCTAGTGCCGATCCAACACGGCCAGAATCAGAAGAGGCGGCCGGATACCGGAGAGGGCTATCGGTATACTCTGTCATTAACACATTCATAAAGGGATTCGCCGCAGTAGGTTCTGTTCTCCCACTGGCCCCAATTATATCGGGAACATATTTGGAGTCTACCGTTTCGGGATCCACTATAGGAGATTCAATATCCAAGAAATTCTCACGTATTGTATCATTATTCTTCATTAAATACCAAAATCCTACGGAGAGCGCAGCGAAGGCCAGGCCTATAAGTAACCATACAGGATTCAGTTTGATCACAGTTAAGAGTACCGCTAGATAAATACCAAAGCGTGTAAAAGAATTTAGTGCAGAACCAGTACAGCTTTGATCAGACTTTAGAAAGGGAAAAAACTCCTTCCATCCTGTTATCAGGATCCTCGGGTTATCTAACCAAAATTCAGGACAGGTCATCCTCACTTACTCTGGGCCGCGCTTTTACGTGCGGCCAGTTTCTTGCGGAGACGCTCCTGTACAGTAGAGCGACGCTCAGAAGGCCCCTCAGAACCAGAACCAAATAGATCTCCTAGGCCACCGCCCATCATCGACTCGAACTTCCCCATACTCTCCTTGAACATAGGATGATCCTTGAATAGGGCCATAAACTCCTTGGCCTCAGAGATAAGTTGATCACGATTAATGGACCCACCCATGATCCGACGCTTAATCTTCTCCGCCATTGTCTTGGCCCCCGCCATAAGCTTGGTCGGGTCCTTCTGAAATACTTCGGCAAGCTTGGTCAGAATATCCTCGATATTATCACCCGTTAGCATCGAAGGGTCAATACCAAATTCCGTGGGATCAAACTGCTTAGTAAGATCCTCGGCCAGCTTGGCGATGCATCCATTGCGGAGGCGTTCAGGAATCTCAGGGAAGGCAGAGGCAGCACCTGATGCATCAGTACCAAAGGAAGGCATAAACTCCTTCAGGCGATCTAGCAGCGGCTTCAGGTGCTTCATCGAATCTTCGAACATTGTCTTGGTCCCCTCGGATCCGCGTTCATCCATCAGAATGTCCATGAGAATCGTCATCTCCTCCTCGGCCAGCTTATCGATGCCCGTCTCGATTACGGCCTCTAGGGCAAGGGTCCGGAGATACTTCCAAATTGCAGCGTGCGTATTCTCAGAGAGTTCGGTCCACAGCTTCTTGGAAAGAGACACACCACCGATTAGGGAACCCCCGCGTTTCTGGAATAAGTTCTGAACATCACGATCCTTCAGCGTAGCCAGATGAGGGCGCCACATCTTCAGGAACTCCGCCGGAGATATGGTAGACACCCGGTCTATCGACGATGTTAGCTCAGGAAGACTCAGCTTCAGGTCCTCGCAAAAGGCAGTTAGAGTCTTAGCAAAGGTTGTCATCTCTATAGGATAGTGAATTTGACGTTGTGTTTAAAACGCAGCGACAAAGTCTCTGTATTAATCAGGGATGCGTAGAACGTTGAGACAGCGTAAATACTATCGGAATAAGAGTCGTAAAGTATACCAACGAGGTGGTAATCTGGATACCTGGCTCGATACTCTTTGCCTAAATAAGTTCTTTTTTAAGTTCAAGGAAGAACCCCAAAGCGCATATGAAACCTTTCCTATTCTACAAATTGACGATAGTATACAATTAAATACTACTCCGCTTATTCAAATCGCGGCCCATCTACAGTTTTGGTTTTCTAAGACGGATGAACTCCAGGTAACAAATGCGCAGACCTTTGATTCTAAGTTAGCGAAATTAATGCGTCAAGAGTATTTTACGGCGAATGCTCTACCGTATATAAAAGGGATAGAAGAGAAACTTCGTCAAGGCTTATCAGACCAACAGTACCAGACAGTGTATAAGATGCCAAGAAGTGAATTTAAGGAGATAAAGGGATCAGAATATCCGTTACTGTTATGGGGCCTCTTAGGAGCATCGACTCCTGATCCTATACCCTTCCTAGTTTAAGGATCTCCAACCTTCTGGGCCAGAAGGACAATTGTCTTAAAATAATCCCACACATGTCTCTTGTTTGTCTCAGTCATTGTAGACCAGTGCTTGTCAAAAATCCAGAATGCATAGGCGATTTCCGAATACTTGGAATTCAAGATATCCTTTGCCTTCTCAATTACATATGTCTCATTTTCTTGTAAGACATTCTCAATAAGCTCCTTATCAACCGCATTCATGAACACAGTATGAATGAGGCGAGGATTTACCTGCTTGAGTAACTTTAGTGCAGATGCTGCCATTGCAATGTCCTTTTCCTCAGGATAAGTCTCACTCATATCCTCAAAAAATGCTAGAAGTTGGTTACAAAATACGCCAAGTACGGACATCTGATACTAAGTGTGCAGGATTGGTTTAAGCACTATCTCCTACCGGCTCCCTTAAACTCTTGTTCACGGGCCATCTGGAAAGCTGTAAATGCATCCTCAAGGCCCTTGGACTTAGAACTCTGCGTAGATGGCTCAGCCGTCTTTGCAACTACTGTGGACTTAGGACCAGCTCTAACATCGGATACAGCCATTAGTGATAGATCATCGAGGCTCGCCATATTACCCTTGAGACGAGAAGTGGCTCCAGAAGAAGCGGCTGTATCTTCGCCAATAAATGCATATCCCTCATCACCGCCACCGAAGAGCTCGGAATCAATAAAGGCCGAGGGGCCAACAATTCCTAGACCGCCAGCTAGACCTATATCTGCTGCACCGGGAACCACGCTTTGTCTCTCTCCCAGCCTATGCTCAGAGAGCCAATTCATTACATTGGTATCTGTACGGGGTTCCGTCTCACCCTTGATCATGAGCGTCGGTACCGCCTTAATGTACGATGGCAGAGTGGGCCTAGGCTGACCCGGTTTTGCATCTACACAAACAAACCGGAAGTCTTTGGCATACGGTGTATGCGACAGCTCTTCCAGAAAGGCCTGGGAAAACTTGCATTTTTCACTGTAATAACAGGTGTGAGGCTTACTCATTGTTTTAAGGGTTGGAAATCTCTAGACGCGTAGAACGTAGATGAGTATCCATTAAAGTTGACTCCTCAATCGAAATCAACGTCAGTAAGTAGATGTTCAATGAATATTCTGAGGATGGCCCAAATCTTCTTACAGGCGATGATGGCAAGATTAGGGGGCATTTCGTCCTAAAAGCCACAACTACCGTGGCGAACACCCTGCGCCGCTCTATTCTGATGGAGACGAGGTCAGTAGGATTCTTCGCGGATCTAACATCCGTTGATCCTGGGATCAAGATTGCTAAGAACACGGGTCCCATCTTTAATGAGATGCTTGCCCATCGCCTGACGCTGATACCGATTGGTGTTCGCAGACTGGATGAGTTTGATCCTTCTAAGTACGAGTTTGCTCTCAAGGTCTCTAATACCAGTACTGATGTCGTACATGTAACGGCGGATCAGTTCCAGGTCCGTGAGAAGGGGGATGACCAGCTCTTTCATCCGTTGGGTCCTGAGGTTACGGCGGCCATGTTCCCGCAGGATCCCATTACGAAGCAGTCGTGCCTGATTACTACACTGAGACCCCGATGGAATCAGAGTCTCCCTCCCGACGAGATTGATCTGGTAGCGACGGCTGTCAAGGGGCGCGGTCGTGATTTCATGGGATTCAGTCCGGTTGCACAGTGTTCGTATCAGAATACTCCTGACCCCGATCCTTCTAGGCAGCGTGAGTTCTTTAATGAGTGGCTCGCCTCCTTTAAGAAGATCAAGGACACATCGACGGTAGACCCTGGGACTCTAGCGAATTATGAGGCGGAGTGGAAGACGATGGCGATTCAGCGGTGCTTTATTCCGAACTCCTTTAGCTTCACGATTGAATCTGTGGGGATCCGACCGGTGAAGGAGATCGTGGCAGAGGGTATCAAGGCGGTTATTGATCTTGTGTCTCCGTATACGGATGCGACCCTGGAGGGTGTCACCTTCCTGCCCCTTGAGTCTCGTATGGGTGGCCTCCGTGTGGTCTTTCAGGATCAGGAGCATACTCTGGGATGTCTTCTGGAGGCGATGATTCACGATATCTATCTCAAGATAGAGGGCGAGGGGCCAATCTCGTATGCTGCGTACAAGGTGCCGCATCCTCTAGAGAAGAAGATGCATATCATCTTGGGTAAGCATACAGCGAGCCCTGATGGTGTTACGGAGGCAGTAGCTAGAGAGGTCATTGTTGCAGCAGCCCAGAAGGCCCGTGGTATCTTTCAAGAGATGGCAACGGCATGGGCTTCGGTGTGAAGAATTTCATTCTTACATATAGGATATGTACAATACATGGATCTTAGTGATAACACTCTTAATTTTGGCCATGATGTTAGTTCATTATAGGCCTGAGGGATTTGCAAATAAGAAGGTTGAAGGATTCGCTAACCGTATCTCCGTAGATCCTCGCCTAGCCCCTGCCTGTACTGCACGTAGTTCTGGCGCCCAGCATATCCTGGCCTCCATCGCTAGCCTTCCTGACTCCGATGAGGGTGCAGCTGAACTCCGTCTTCTTCTGAGCAAGCTCACCTGCATTGAGGCGGATGTAAGTACCGCGGGAGCAGGTACGTACAGAACTCTAAATCTCCAATTTAGAACGTCTCATGATATGGAGCCCCCGACTGCCCTAGTGGGCCGTTGCCTCCGGAATGCTATGCGACCTCGTGATATCGAGCTTATTATTACTAAGTATGAGAAGCGCGGCAAGGAGCTGATCCGGTCTAGGTGTTCTTCTCCTGATAACCTGGCAGCCTTTGATCAGGTCGTTGCTGCTACCAAACTTGCTATGACTTCGTTCTGTCTGGGCGATCAGCCATCAATGGATAAGCCGATGGGTGCACGGGATCCTGGCTTCTGGGCCCCTGAGGACACAGATCTGAGACAGTATGAGGGTATTTCGTCGACGCCCAAGTGAGGGGGTGACCGTCTTTAGTGACTGAGAGCAAAGCTCTCGTCAACTAAAGACTACCCCCTCCAACCCGTTAAAATATAAAAAAGTTGTTAAACTCTTTGATATTGTAATTTTAATCTTAGTTGGAGTCGGTTTAGTATACCCTTATTTAACTTCACGGAAATAACATGGCCAAGAGTACTAGTAGGCCCAGAGTATAGGCAAACGAGCGAAGAGGCTTTACTCCGGGTATGACCGAGGTTAGAACGCGGTTCCACAGAAACTGTACAATGAAGATCTGAACCACTACAAGAAGAATGAGGCCCAGGAGAGCAGCAAAACCGATCGAGGGAGACACCTGGTTCTCGAAACACTCGCGGACCTTGTTCGTCAGAGGAGGAAAGAAGGAATAATAAAAGGACATTTCTATCTATTGAATTGATAAAAATGCATCCGCATTTTGCGTTATCGAATTGATTAGAAAATCAATTCGGTTCGGAAAAATGTTACAACATTTTTACGTATCGTACTAAATTGTTCCGATTTAGTTCGGTTCCGCAAAATGCAACCGCATTTTACGTTATCGAATTGATTAGAAAATCAATTCGGTTCGGAAAAATGTTATAACATTTTTACGTATCGTACTAAATCGTTCCGATTTAGTTCGGTTCCAAAGACAAGGCCTCTGTCTTCTTAATTGGCCGATGCTGTTCCAAAAAAGCCGCACATTCCTCAGCCTTTTTCTGATCCCCCTTAAAGAATTCAGTGAGAGACTCCATCAGGAACTTCTTGGTAAAGGAGGCCTTCGTTTGTTTTACCCGATTTACTACCGCCCCCGTAGAAATATTAAGACGACCAATCTGGCCCTGTTTCATGATCTTAGTAATCATCATCCGTACTGCAGCCAGTCTCTTCCTCTTCTCACGGATCTCGGCAGAGAGAGCCTTGAGTTCCGACTCGGTTTGCATCCATTCTTTGATTAGATTCGGAAGTTGCTGGACCGTAGGTTCGTCCATTACATCAATATCCATACTCCTACTTTAGACCTTGGACTTAAACTAGTCTCATTACAACCTAAGTTGAAAGACACCGTAAAGGTTGAATGGTCAACAAACTGCGTTTGTTGACATCATGGAGTATCACGAATCCCAGATCAGAAAGTTTATGACTACCCTCTTCATTGCGAGGGCCAAACGTCATCTCAAGGCTCTATCCGTAGTTTACGGATGGAGCCCTGACATGTTAGCAGAGCATGAGGCTAGATTTATTAAACCAGCCGACTTTGTACCTACATGGAGCTAGGAGAATTCCATTGAACTCTTCCATCCGTATGTTCATAATACGTTTCACCAGAATTAGTGACTAGTTTGGACCACCCTGTAGGTTGGCTGGGTTGACTAGTAATATATTGTATCTCTTGACGTATACCCTTCATTCTGTCAGAAATAGAAGCCACATCATTTATTGTAGACATACCAGCAGTTATTAGGGTTAAATCTCTTAATGTATGACGTAGACTTATTAGTGTCTCAAATTTTTCTCGTGTTGATGACATTGGATTAAACGTATACATGTTAATACCAAGTTCGAGTTCTTTTGCGAGTTGAGTCTTCTGATAGTCTTTTAGCTGGGATTCATCTGCTACACCCTTATTACCTAAAAAATTTCTGCGAAAAATCCGTGGGTATCTATTGAATAAATCTTCATGTAAAGATCGAATTAACTTATCTACAGAAGGATATACCTTGTTATACTGTAATAAGGCAAGAGCAGAATCATTCGTTAATTCGGCCCCAATGGCCTTGGCAAACCACGACCCTCCTCTCTGACTCCTCGTTCTACTTTTACGGGCCCTGCGTTTAACACGTCGTGTTGCCATTCTACTCAAGAAAAATATAATTTGACCCGATCACGGATCTGAACACGACAGATAAAACAGGCCGTAACCTGGAGCTTGCTACATTCCTCACAATAGGTATGTCCACACGGAGTTATTACTGACGCAACCTCCTTCGTCATACAGATTGTACATGTTGGAACCGCAGACTTTTGAAAATTGCCTAAAAGGACAATTGAACGTAGAGTTACAAACTTTTTGTACTGGGCCATAATTTCAGTATAATCCTCTTCTAGCGAAATCTTTTCTAGAATCCCACTAAGATAGTTCTGAACAGGTTCCCCTAGCTTTTCTAGAGCAGAATTGGGTTCCAAGAACATCAGATCATTTATACGGGCCATGATCGTCTCAATTCGTTTCAGTTTCTCCTCTAGACGTCCCTCTGCCAAACATAGGGCTGTAATCGAATCTGTATACATCCGTATTGCGGTCTTCATCTTCGTACAGAACTCACGAGAGGAAAACCCTAGTTCTGCCTCTACACTTGTACATGTGTTGTCCATACCGAGATTCATAGACAGATCACGTACAGATGATGCAAAGTTCCATGTAGGCTTGGAATACTTGGCAAGGACTTCATTGCACCGTTTAATCAGAGGAGCTTCTGTTAGATCTGTGTTAGCTAGCAAAAAGCGTACTAAATTTGCAGAATGCAATTGCATACAATCATTGAGTTGACGCCGCCAGGTCCGGAGGAACTGCTTCTCATCTGGATACGATGTACTAATTTCATGTAAATTTCTGGTTGTGATATTATGAAGAGCTGTAGTCATAGGCCCCAGAGTAGGGCTATCATCAAAAGAAGTATACTGAGAACTTGATGCCATTCTATGATCTGCTGAGATTAGTCTATATGGCAGGGATCCGCATTACAGTTCATCCACTTACAGTTCATCCACTTACAGTTCATCCACTTACAGTTCATCCATATTCACTTCCGCCTCCTCATCTTCTTCACCCTCATCTTCCTCTCTCTCTTCATCATCAAAGTAATCTTCCTCTACTTCACCAAAGAGATGCTTATTCACACCCTTCTCCCCTCGAATATCGCGCCAATCTGACTTCTCATACTTGGATAGAATATCACACATGGCCCCTAGACCATCATCGGACTCATCGAGGAATTCACGGAAACTGATGAGAACAATGTCATCGAGACGGATAATCTGCTTATTCGATCCCTTACAAATTCCGCCGCGAATCTTGCCGATCCGCTCCTTCCCATCATTACAGAAACATAACATGCGGCGATTGCCGAGTAGCTTTGTGACCCGTGCATAATCCTGGCCCTCCCCCCTGGATGCAAATTTCTGACTGTGTTCAGAGCTGCCTTTCTTGCTCTTCTTGAAGGATTTACCACCATGAAGATTTGGCATTGATACCTACTTCTCCTTGACAATCTTCTGTCAAATTTGGGGGGCATGCTGCCCCCAAATTTGACTAACACATCGAGGTTCAAGGAGTAGCATGCCCCTGCCCCTCATAGGAGTTCTCGAGTTAACCTCGAAGTATAGGTACGGGTTCACCAGTCATGGGACCCCCATCTATCTCTTCAAGCCATATGACACTACATATCCAGAGTATATTGTCGGATCTAACACTCGCGATGTCTCCAAAAATCAGATTGCCATTGTCGATATAGGGAAGGGAGAGACCAAGCTAGGAGCCAGGCCTCGTGCAAATCTGATTCGCTTAATCGGCCCAGTCGGCGACTTTACCGCTGAGAAGACTGCTCTCCTCCTTCATTACAGTCAGAATCCTAAACTGAAAACACAGGAGAGTGATGACTATGATGATTCGAGTCTCGATGAACATCGTATCACTCTGAGCGCTGCAACAGGATGGTACACCTATCACGTCGATCCACCGGGCTGCCGTGACATTGATGATGCCATCGCCTATAATGAGAAGACCGGCGAGACAGCCATTACGATCGCCGACGTATCAACCTATGTTAGACCTGGGTCGGACATTGATAAGACTGCAAAATCAATTGGTGCAACCTTCTATGACCTAGAGGGATCCGTCTGTCTGCCGATGTTACCGGCATCGATCAGTGAGGATAAGGCAAGTCTGATTCCTGGGACCAAGCGTCGCGGCCTCAGTCTCATTATAGATGAGGATGGCAAGGAGCGCTTCGTTCCTACGTGGATCATTGTTGAGAATAGCTACACCTATGATACCTTTCCTAAGTCGGAGAAGATTGATAGTCATGAGATGATTGAGATGCTCATGATCCGTTACAATTCCTCTGCAGCAACCCTACTCAAGAAGCATAAGACGGGACTTCTGCGTGCACAGGGGCCAGCCGATGTAGCCGAGGTGGCCCAGTGGACTTCGATTGATCCGGCTCTGGAGTTCTTTGCTCGTGAGGCGGCGCAGTACATTCATGGCTCAGAGGAGGACACTGCACATGCCTCGCTAGGTATAACAGAGTACTGTCATGCCTCTTCACCGATTCGACGATACGCTGATTTGGTTAATCAGCGGATCCTGAAATCAATTCTTATGTGTTCGCCTGAGGAGGTTGAAGAAGATATTGATATTCATCTGAATGCCAGGATGAAGGCTAATCGTCGGTGGGCCCGTGATCTAACCTTTCTGACCCATGTTACGCCTGGTAAGGTCCACCAGCTGAATGTTGTCTGGATTTCGGATGATAAGATCTGGGTGCCGGAATGGGCAAAGATCATCAGGGCCAAGCATCAGAGGCCGGCCTTTGTTGAGTCTGATGGTCTGGGACAGAAGGTGATTCAGGATAAGATTGCAATCTATTGTGATCCGACGAAGCGATGCTGGAAGGACAGAGTCCTAACTGCTAGCATCTAGCAAGGACAGAGTCCTAACTGCTAGTATCTAGCAAGGACAGAGTCCTAACTGCGACCATCTAGCAAAACGACAATCTAGTAACACCAGCCACTCTTTCCATCAATCATACGGCTCCAACAAAATCCTTTTTTACTCTCCAATTCCTCCATCAGAAGATTCATACATTCACTCGGTGTCACCTGCCCCTTAACCTCATTCTTAACATCAAACACTCTAAACATAGTATTCACCATTTCTGGCTCAATCTGCATAGCCGACCCACGGTACAGGGCCTCTGTTGCAGTTCGCTGCCACTCTATAGATTCTCTGGGGTCTAACACTGAATTAAATGATAAAGATACATCCATCAAAAGAACAATCTGCATTAGTACATCTCTGAGCTGCAGAAAGGGAATCTGATCAAAGATACGAATTTCTAGGCCATGGGCCCAATGTTTATTGAAATTCAGATCTAGACCAATCACTTCAAGAGGTTCATATTCTGTTTTGTCATGGAGAGCTGTATACCAGGGTAGATCACCCCTCGGAACCTGGAGGATCTTACCAGTGGGCATGATGTTAGTATCGAAGGTTCCTAGTCCGATATATCGGGAAACTGCTAGTCGCTGAGAGCCGGCAGCATACTTATCTTCCAGTTTCTCAAACCGTGTAAAAGGATCGGGTGAGCCATATAAGGCGACCCATAGTGGCTCTATCCATTGAATTAGGCGGGCGAGTCTCCTGTGTTTTTCTATAAAGTCCGAGGGCCAAAAGGGTTTACATTCACAATTAAGAAAGGTGGGCAGAGTCACATTAATATGCACTGTTCCATTATTGAACATCGCTATATTACCAGGATTAGTAGTATAAGAGGCCCATGGTTCATTGCGTTGGACTATAGTAAAGGGGCCAATCTCTTGAAAGATACCTCGCTGAGGCACTCCTTGAATCTCGGCTACAAATTTGGCTTCTAAGGCGGTTAGTTCGGTAATTACACGGTCAACGGTGGTCTTATAAAAATCCTGCGTAATAAATTCAATCGTATCTCCATCAAAGACAAATGATTTATCATAATTGGCGGCAATCCATGGGGAATGTTCGCAGATCCATTCAAAGAGAGATTTTCCATTATACTTGGGATTCGGAGGAGATCCTCTCTGGAATAAGGTTGCATGTTCACCAAAGACATCTGTATGTATCATGGCATAAGCATTGAGCAGAACAGGGGCCTGAATAGGACATACTATCTTCAAAGCCTCATATAGACTACCCTGTTTATATGCCTTATAATACGATACACTATAGCGTTCGGGCTTCATTCTACCAGCAAAAGAATTATAGATATTTTGAGCAGAACTTTGAAGATATGTTTCGTGTTCAACACCCAGGCCCCAGAAATAATCAAGGGGGCGATAGGTGTCCTTATATTTCACATGTTTAGGCAGATTATGCAAACCTGCATACATTATCCTGGAGCCTCAAAATTTATTATATAAATAGACTTATTTAGAATACGGGGTAGGGCCTGACCTGATTCGATTGTTCACGAGAAGTTTGCATCCAATTAAAATCAGTGCGGCGAGTTATTGGTTTAATATCATCAAAGATACGGTCTTCTTTCTCTCCTTTAAATTCCCTTTCTACTTGAGGACATTCCTTCTCTTTTATGATGATTACCGGTTCCTGAGATAAGAGAACTACCCCCATGATCAGGCATCCTAATCCAACCAAGATTAATAGATTCGTTGCCACGTCCATTACTCTACCCCTATGTTATAAATAATCGTTTGTACAATCTCATAAAAAATGTACGGTAACTTATACAAAGGATTATTACAACACAAAGAAGTATAACATAGATAAATTCACTCTTAACATACAACCAAAATATGTACCAAGGTAAATATGTATCTGATAATTCACCGGCAAAATGCATAGCGAATGTATGTGGACTCACTTCATAGGACTGGAGGTGTTGCCAAGGATACATATGTGTATACTGTTCAAATTGCGGTCTAACATATTGTGTAAAAGCACCCTGTTCATACGTAGTTCCGGCCCATGTACCAGAAGAAGTCCATTTGTTATTTTCCTTAGTCCAATCTTTTTCTGAGTATGAATTCATCCATTTATCAAGAATCTCTTTACCGTGTTTATCATTTAGAATTATCCATACACCGGCATTAAAATCCTGGTTCCACTTCGGACAATCTCTGCAATAATACATGGACTTATCCTTTAATAATAAATCATCTATAGACATACTATGATTATGAATTACAGCATCTGTATCTAACCACATAGCACCCTTATAGTTATTTGTATCTAGAAGATCTTTTATTAGTCGTACCTTAATCCAATACGGTGGAAGATCGTATGGCTTAGTCTCAAAAATATGCGCATACCCATATTTTGCGCAATATGCCTTATTTTGTTGTATAAGTATTTTATATTCTGTCTTAACTTCACGATTATCATATTGCACAATAATCCACGGTTTATCCATCCTATATTTGGATCAGGAATTACATTCTAAGATATAATGAATCTGTAATAAGCTCATCTCTCAGAATCCTTAGAGGGCCGAAGCGTTCAAGAGTTGCCAGATCGCGACGGATCTCAGCTACTGCCTTCCACTCATCCAGGATATTTGAGAGACGGAGCAGCCCCCGTTGTACATTGCCTTCAAAGAGCCCGAACTCCACAGCAATCTCTGTTAGACCATAGCCGGCGAGCCAGCGACTCGCAACACAGGGCCACAGAGTCGACAGAGCCCAGAACTTAGACGGTGAATGGACACGGTGATGATCCTCACAGGCCTGACATGCCTTCCTAGTATCGTCGAGCCAGTAGAGAACATCGAGAGCCTCCTTGGATAGTTTGGAGTCCTCTAGTGTGAGTTCGGTCGACTCGGCCCCCTCGCTCATGAAGGCTGCAAGAACACACACTGCCTCTTCGGGCGTCAGGACATCCAGTCGTTTTGACTCTGCCAGAAGAGGCCCCAGAATCTGATGTCCCTCGTTACATTCTGTTGCTGCCATACGATCAAAGCCCCACTCATCTAGACAGGCCTGAAGTGGTGCCAGATTCAGTAAGGGCTGCGCATCCCAACGTTCAATCGACGTAGCAAGCTCACGATGTTCCCGCCTCAGACCCAGCAGTTCAGCATACAGCTTGGCATTGTCAGCGGACACAAGACGCTGGGGCGTATCGGCAATCCATTTCCTGAGCTCTGCATCGGCCTTCTTCCGCTTTGCATTCACGCTCTCGGCCACCCTGGCTTCGAGCACAGTCTTCGTCTCGAGAGCCTCCTTCTCCTCCACCGAAAGTCGCCCTTCGGCAACAGAGAGAACCGATGTTAGACGTTCGAGATCCTTGCCAAGACTGTGTCTCAATTCCTTCTGTTGCTGGGCCCAGTAACTCGAGGCCGCAAGATCGGTAGCCGACTTCAGAATAAAGTCATAGTGGAACCGCATCTGCGAAGACAACGGCTTGAGCGATCCTGTGAGAAGACCCTTGAGTTCACTGGTGTCGATGGGATCACGCATGGGCTCATAGAGGACCAGGCCCTGAGTATCCAGGCCTCGTCGACCGGCACGCCCCGCCATCTGAATATACTCATCTGGCCGCACTAGACGAAGTCCATCCTCACTCATCTTCTCGAGTTCGAGGAAGACCACCGTCTTAGTAGGCATGTTAAGCCCAACGGAAAATGTCTCGGTTGCAAAGAGGAGCTTCACATAGCCGCGCACAAATAGAATCTCCACAATCTCCTTGAGAAGGGGCTGCAGGCCCGAATGGTGAAAGGCGATGCCGCGAAGCAGAAGGTCCTTGATCGCATGGAATTGTGGCGACTTTTCTAGGACAGCCTTATGCCTCGACAGATGGAAATGGATAATATGATTTGCTGCAGCAGTATCCGAAGTATCAAGATAGGTACCCGTCATGAGCTTGGCATAGCGCTCGCATCCCTTGCGACTGAAGATAAAGAAGAGAGCAGGAAGCTGCTTGGTATCCTGGAGCCAGGACACGGTACGAAGGAGACGAGCTGTAGCGGATTCGGTCTTAACCTTGGAGGATGGTGGTGGGGCCGCATAACCGCCGGCCCGCCTCACTTCGACAGCCTTCTTGTGATCTGCTGCTGCATCGTCGATCGCCTTGCGACCCTTGAGCCAATCGGTATAGGCACCAGTCCAGTATCCCTTGGAATCTAACACTGGTTTCACCACTAGACTCTCCTTAGAACTATGATCGAGTACGGCATGAACCAGAGGGACCACACGGAAGGTTGTCTCGAGGAGCCAGACATCTCGCTTATGGAGCTCGGCTAGCCATCTTCCTAGGGGTGCAGCAGAAGGCATCGTGGCCGAGAGAAGGACAAGCTGAATTGGTTCTTTGGCACACAGAATCAGGGTCTCCTCCCAGACGTGACCGCGATCAGGATCCTGGATATAATGGGCCTCATCCATCACGATTCCCTTGACACCCTCTAGTGAGACAGCCGCTGTAAGGCCGACGCCCTCTGTAGCAGTTCCCTTCTTAAAGAGAAGGTTGCGGAGAATCTCAGCTGTTAGAACCACGATTTGGGCATCAGGACACATCTTAATATCGCCGGTCAGAATGCCGACTGTAGTCTCAGGAAACAGCTTCTTCAGATCATGATATTTTTGATTACTAAGAGACTTGATTGGAGTGGTGTAGAATACACGACCTCCTTCCTTAATTAATTTTGCAATCAAGTACTCGCCAACAAAGGTCTTACCTGAACCTGTCTTAGCTGTAACGAAGACATGGGCCCCAGCATGAATACTGAGAACAGCATGTTTCTGAAAGGCATCGAGTTCGTATTTCGTTTGAATTGCCAGACCTTCACCGGTCCAGGGAGGTGCAACCATTGCATCAGGATGTATGAGTGCCATTGTGATTGCATACGCAATCCATCAGGTCTGTAGTCACCTTTTCGATCGCCTTCGCAATTCGATCGCCTTCGCAATTTGATCGCCTTCGCGATCCATCAGTCCTTTTTGATATAAAGGTGAAAACCTGTTACTATACAGGTATATGTCAATGATCCCGTCATGGGTGTCTCGACATATTGATCCTGCAGAAAGACATAAATCAAATAGTCATTGTCAACGGAAACATTCCTACCATATTGCGCTGATCTGTAAGGGTCGCAAGGTTCTGGCCATGGGATCCAATCGTGTTAGTCAGAATGGATCTGTGCATGCCGAGATTAATGCAATTAAGTCAGTCGGTATCCAGGATCTCAGAGGGGCCATTCTCTTCGTCATCCGTCTAACATCGTCTGGCCTAATGCCCTCAAAGCCCTGTCATTGCTGTGGACTCGTAATCAAAAAATGTATGAGTCAGTATGGTCTTAGGGGTTGCATCCATTCTTAGTCTAGACGATAGCAAGAAGTTGCTCCGCCAACTTCTTGAATTTGTACTTCACACCCATGTGGAAGAACTCGATAGTCTCTGTTGTATTGTCCAAGTGCTCTAGAGCCTTCGCCCGTTCTACGATAGTCTTACGGGCCCGAAGGAGATTTGCCTTAAAGGCATCGTAGAACGGGACCAGATAGTGCGGCGGATTTTTCAGATAGCCGAGGATAGCCGTCTCCAGAGTAGCATGCTGAACAATCCGGCTATAGACTGGAATATCAGCATGCGTGGGCTGATTCGAATATGCCGGCTCATTCTCTAGAGGTTTCTCATTCAGAACAGCCGTCTGAATACTTTGGAGAATCGATGTTAGACTCTGAACACCTGACCAGGGCTCCCCTGCCCAAGTATTCAGAAGAGAGAGGCAGACCTTACCATTTTTATAGAGGTTCGGATTAAACCGAACATGGCCATCATTGGTAAGATAAGTAAAGGTCGGTGGCGCAAAGGGATAATTGGGCGGAAAGGTCACCTCGAAACAGAAGGCACCACCGTAATATGGAGAACCCTCTGGGCCCAGAACCACGGCAAATCCGTGCATTACATTATCTTCATCACCGAGCCAGAATAGGCCATCACTCGCATATTCCATCACACGTTTACAGTCGAGAGTTACACGCCGAATGGCAAGGGATGTAGGCTCGGTCATTGCTACGGTCATTGCTAAGGTTAAGGCGTCAAGTTTAAAGCAAAATTAATCCTACTTAAATAGATGTCTTGGCTTATCTGCGGTTCCACGAGTGTAGTTGCCCCCAGGGCCCCTAAGATATATTTTGTTCCAACTGACTCTGAAACTACAAAACTTTCTGAGATGTTCACCAAGGAGCAGGAGGAGAAGGAGAAGGAGTTAGAAACGATTTATCCAGACTATGATGTGGTAGACCGTCGGTTCACTAAGCTTGAGCTTCGTGTTGCTGATCTTGAGGCCCGTTTCAAGCCTCTTGACACTCTGGAGACTCTAGAGAAGTTAGAGGCCCCTGAGCCAAAGCCTGAGGTCGAGGTTGAGGTCCCTGAAGTAGTAGTCCCAGAGGTTCACGAGGTCGTGGTCGAGGTCGAGGTTCCTGAGCCAAAGCCTGAGGTCGAGGTCAAGGTTGAGGTTCCTGCCCCTGAAGTAGTCCCTGAGGTTGAGGTCAAGGTTGAGGAGGTTGAGCTAACGACTGTAACTGCATTCCCCACACTTGAGATTTCTGAAGTACCTATTCTGCCTAGTGTGGTCCTGCCGGAATTAGTTCTAGATACGAAGGAAGTGCTAGCAGGTTTCTTTAAGACACTCCATGAGGAAATTAATTATATTGAGAAAAATATGAATGCTCCCCTTCCTATGGCCTTAATCGAACAGCTCAAGCGTCTCTCTCATGATGCAAAGATACCTCTGCCGAGATCTCCCAGGTTAGAGCCCCCTCGACTGAGGTAAACTTGACCTTTAGGTACCATAATAGATATAGGTAATGCCTGATCTCCCTGAGTTCTTCATCCTGTATAATCCTAGTCGCGGGTCTGTATCTGATCCTTATTCGGGCCTCTGTTATATTCGTGCTGAGAAGGTTGGCACGGCGTATACCCTCCATTCTCTCTCTGCACAGCCTAACATCTTCCCTATCCAGCATGTCCCAGATGGCAAGAAGGGCCAGTATACCCACTTTGGTCATGCAGAGTTTACTCTTCCGAATATGGCAACGACGGTGCACAAGGCAATCTCGGATTGGACAAACCATTTCCAGATGAAGCCGTCTCCTACGTCACCGCTTATCCCTGTTCTAGAGATTCGTCCTAGGCCTGGCGAGCACTTTACGCACATGCTCAAGCGGAACTTTGCTGTAGAGCTAGCTTCTGCTGGGGCCCCTCCTACCATCAGTCTGAGTGGCCCGCCGTCGGCCAATCCTCTTCCTACTCCTCCTACTCCGACGCTGCTCCGTAAGGTGCGGCCGAATATGCAGACCCTTAATCCTCATGTGGCAAAGCAACTTCTTACTCTTGCAAAGAATGAGAAGTCGATGTGTCCTATTACTGCAGAGGAGTTCATGGAGGGCCACACTGCCGCCATGCCGTGCGGGCATCTCTTTATGAGGATTGCTATTGAGGAGTCGTTTAAGGTCAAGAATAATGAGTGCCCGCTGTGCCGCCTTGCAGGGCAACCCGTATATATCTAGGGTCCGCCCGTATATATCTAGGGTCCGCCCGTATATATCTAGAACTACTAAATAGGATGGTGCGAAGAGTACGAAGAAAGACCAGAAAGCAACGTGGAGGATGGCCTTGGTCTTTGCCTTCTTCTTCTATAGCACCTAGAACAACTACGAGACGTGCTGGATCTGTTGCGTCCAGTGTATATAAATACGGTTGTTTTGATAAGGAGGGCAAGGTAGTAAAACAATTAGAGAAGGGGCCATTAAATTTTCAATCCCAGATGAATCGTGTAAAGTATGGTCAAGAACAATGCCCTCCTGGAACAACTATAGTGCCTCCATCTGATCCTTCTCCTGAACATTCAAACACGGAATCTGTAGTATCTGATCCTGGCAGCCTAGACAGTTCTAGCAGTCAAGGCAGTCAAGGCAGTCAAGGCAGTCAAGGCCTATTAACTCCTGCGGATACCAAGGCATCTCTTTTGCTCGAATTATTCAAGGGATATCATGGAAATACAAATTTTCGTAATATTACAACCAATCCTGACAAATTCCTACACAGTATCCATACGCTACAAAAATTAGATGAACTACGTGACAGAGATCCTCATACCTTCGAAGGCACACTCCTACCGATGTTAGATGCATATAGATTCTTTGTAAATGAATTAAGTAAGACTGAATTAACGAGTGCAGCCAATCTTATTAAGGAAATAAAGAAAGAGCCTCTGGCCCCCGTATATGCACGTCTACAGATGGAGTTATCTAAGTACTATACCCTAGTTCACAAAGGTTGACGCGGCCCCTATACACTATATGGTCCGTAATGTTCAAGAACGACTATATTGCATTTAAAGAAGCCTGTAAATCATGCTACTTTAAACTCCTTGTCGCACTTGTCTTTCTTATAGCCTTTGTTCTTGTAGTAGGAGGCCTAACAGGAATGTACTATACTAAGTACATTGATGCCTTTACAGTAGTATTTACGATTGGTGTATGCCTTACAGGACTTCTTATCCTGACCTCTACCTTCATCTGTATCGGTTATTGCGGTATATAATGCTTCTTTTTTGACGAAAAAATTTGACCCGGCAAACTTTGTAAAAAAAGTCAGTACAGTAATGACTACTCCTACTCTTAGGCAATACATGGAGCCGTGCATAACCAAAACATCTGACTGGAATCTTACTGGCCTGCCCTCTACATCTAATAGCTGGGCCGGCAAGTATACTGTACCTGAGGACGAGTATGAGGTATTTCTTGATCTCGTGCACACTCATATCTTCACTAACGGGCGTGCCTGCTCTCTTCTCGAGAAGCACAAGCCTCTGAGCCCGATACTCATTGACCTTGACTTCCGTTATCCTTCTGGTGGGCCTCTGAGTCGTCGGTTCACCATGGACCACATCAAGGAGTTTGTGAAGGCATACGATGAGGCGTTCAACAAGTTCTTTGAGCCCCCAGAGCCGCTCCAGTACTTTGTGATGCTCAAGCCTGGGCCCGAGGCAGACACAGTACACGATCAGCACAAGGATGGTGTGCATATCGTATGTCCTAACATTACGACTAGCCCCGATATTCAGTTTGCTATCCGTGGCTATCTGTTGCAAAACAGTGTGATCGAGCGTATCTTTGGACCCACGGGAAATGTCGAGGAGGCGGCCAAGTGTCTCGACAAATCCGTGATCAAGGATAATAACTGGTTCCTATATGGTGCCTCCAAGCCTGATAAGACCTATTACAAGCTGGAGGCGGTCTTCGAGGATATGGAGAGTCTGGATATCGCGCAGTGGTCGCCGCAGGAGCTTATGAAACTTCTGAGTATCCGTCATGGCCACGATAATCCGACGGGTCTTACCATGAAGGATGAGGCGGAGCCCGAATGGCTTCAGCTTCTGCAGCGCTATGGTAAGGGAAAGCATTGGGTAAAGACCAAGACTCCTACATTGACGGCCCAGGCAGGTGGCTCTGTTCCTCCTCTAGCTCTTCAAGAGAATGAGATGGTCCAGGTCTCTGGTCTTTCCGTACGCTGCGAGCCTCCTCAGGCCGAGATCAAGCTCGCCTACAAACTTATTGAGGAGTGCTTTAATCCCGAGAAGCGTGTTGGTTCCTATCATGAATGGGTTCGTACGGGCCTACTTCTGCATAACATTACCAATACGGAGGATTCCTTCAAGGCCTGGGTCTCGCTAAGTCGCAAGATTCCCAAGTATCAGGGTGACACTGAGGCATCCTACAGGGCCAAGTGGCTCCAGCTTCCTTCTGAGGCAGCCGCATCCTCTCGTGGGGTAAAGCCGCTCACTATTGCCACGGTCCATCATTATGCAAAGGAGGATAATTCGGTCAAGTACAGGGAAATCATGGACCGTGCCCACGTTGACTTCGCCATTCTCAATTATTCCGGTACCCATGTGAGTGTGGCAGACCTGATTCTTGACATGTATCAGCACGAGTTCCGCTGTACTCCTCTCAAGAAGGGTGCATCTGCAGCCGCTATGGACTGGTATCAGTATGAGGGCAACACCTGGAAGAATCTCAAGTCTGCAATGAAGCTCCGTGAGCGTCTGAGTAATCAGGTGCGTGGGAAGTACGTCGCAGCAAGTGGTGAGATCGGAAAGCTATGGAATGATGCGAATACTCCGGAGGAGAAGGAACGTCTTGATGACAAGCGAAAGAAGATCATCAAGCTTGAGTCATCTCTACAGACCAGTGGATTCAAGGACTGTGTGATGAAGGAGATCACAGAGAAGTTCTATGATGAGGACTTTCTGCAGCACATGAACCAGAATCCTACGACCGTGGGGTTCAGCAATGGGGTCCTTGAGCTCCGTCATGCAGGCGATGATGGCGCCCCGCATGTGCATTTCCGTCCTGGTCAGCCTGATGACTGCATCTCATTTCAGATGGGTCGTGGCATGGTGGGCCTGGATGCTATTCCCTTTCTTGAGGGCCATCTTGCTTACAATCCTGGGGCCCAGAATCAGCCCCTCGAGTATCTCGAGATCATGAGCTTCTTCAAGAAGATCTATCCTGACCCCGTACTCCGCGAGTACTGTCTGACTCTGTATGCGGCCTGTCTCGAGGGCGCAAACAGGGAGCAGAAGTTCTACATTCTGACGGGTGTCGGCTCGAATGGCAAGTCAAAGATCGTCGAGCTACTGAGCAAGACCTTTGGCGAGTATCAGGAGTCGATGGGTACGACCGCGATTACGAGAAAGCGCCCTGATTCAGGTGCAGCCAATCCGGATCTCGTTGTGCTCAAGTGCAAGCGATTCGTATCCATGTCTGAACCCGATGAGGGTGAGAAGATCAATACGGCCTCGATGAAGCAGCTCAGCGGTGAGGACGTGGTCAAGGCCCGTGCTCTCTTCCAGGACCAGGACCAGTTTGTGATCATGGCTCGTATCTTCATGCTGTGCAATGATCTACCACCGGTATCCTCTACGGATGGCGGTACCTGGCGTCGTCTACGTGTGATTCCGCATGTGGCCCGCTTCATTGACGTAGAGGCGACCCCTGATCCGGTCAATCACGTATATCACAAGGACCTGATGTTAGACGGTAAGATTGCTAAGTGGCGCCCCTACTTCGCCTCCATCCTGGTCTGGTACTATGAGCATAGGTATCTGAGAGGCGGGCTGAAGGAGCCAGATCAGGTGATGGCGGCCTCGAAGAAGTACAAGGAGGAGAATGATGCATTCGCAGCCTTCTGTCAGGATTGCATGGTTAAGGAGGCTGGTGCTGAGATGCGGGCCAATGATGTGCTTCTTCGTTACAAGGAGTGGAATAAATACAATCCTGGTAAGAAAATTATGACAAAGCCGGCACTTCTGCAGAAGCTGACGGATATCTATGGTGCGATTGATGGTGGTAAGATCTTTGTGGGAGTGAGGCTCATGGAGGAGGGTGAGGACATTTCTGGGAACTTTGTCTAGGGGGCATCCTGCCCCCTTAAACCCCCTGGTTATTTAAACTAATCCAAGATCCTACACACCCCTGATTACTTTTTATTGTTGAATCATTAGAAATACGTTGTATTGCCATAATTATCTGAGATATTCTTTCTTGTGTGTAACCATTTATTGTAAGTATATGTGTAAGAAGAGTATAGGTTTCTTCGAATGTTACACGATGTGTATCCATATTATAACCATGTTTTTTCAATGTGATAGTATGTTCTCCCATATGTAATACATCATACGGCTGTTTAACAAATTTACAGAAAGTAATATCAGTATTATTTATAGCACCAATAACCCTTGCTTTTCGGAGCAGATTAATTTCATATATTCCTTCAATAATACTTATCTGATTATTATCTTGTTTGGCATAATAGTTCATATCAATACTACTAGTGATATGAATTACTTTAAACCAACCAGGGGGTTGAAGGGGGGCAAATTCTTTAGTGACGCCAGCTATGCTGGCAAGTCAACTAAAGAATTAAGCCCCTTAGCAGGGGCCATAAATATTATACAGATTGGCATACGTGCCAGAGCAACAGCATCCAACTACCTTGGCCTTTTTAGCTCTCATATACGACTCATAATTCGTAAACTGATTCACCGTGGGGCACTTACAGATCTTCTTCGCCTCCGTCATCTGATTATAACTTAAATTCATCGTTGCTGGTGCAGCTAACACCTGGGCCAGTAACGAAGCCTGTGTCGACATCTCTATGTAAACGCGAACAAAAAAATGTAGGCAAAGATGAGTGATACAGCCCAGATGAGAGCCACGGTAGTCCAGCGCTGAGACGGTATCATCGCCTGAAAGTAGTAAATAGGTATCATATCAAAGATTATAAGGAGACCACCAATGAGTAAGAATGCACCAAAGCATGTCAAGAATGCAATCAGGATCTGATTATCGGGGACCTTGGTAAAGTAGAGACCACCAATAGCAGGAGAGGTCTGGATGTTAGAATCCGTAAAGATCCGCTGTTCCTTTCGAATCTCTGCTTTCACTTCTTCCTGTTGACCTTGTAAATCATTAATTGAATCCTGAATTAGGACCCTTAGTTCTTGTAATTTAGTTCCATTCGGATCCTTTTTCTGATGATCAATTAAGAATTGGGTCATATAATTGAGCTGATCAACCTCCATTGCATATGCAGATTCCTGTTCGCTTACTGAGTTTATAGCTGCAGAAGCCTTTGCAGATGGATCAGGTAAACAATTTAGATACTTGGCAGTTTCAGCTTCTAATGCCTTTTTTGCAGCCGTAACAGGAGTCTGATCACATGTTGGTTGGGCAGCTATTCCCTTAGTAACAGCCGCTTGGACCTGCGCTTGCATTTTTGCAATTTCAGCTGCAAAATCCATATCCCTATTACGGACTTATATTTAAGCAGAACCACTGTCGCACTTAGGTACAGGATCCGGAATAGGGCCCCGCTCGAATGTACGACTATTCCAGTATCTCTTGTCACGGATATAGGTCGTGTAATACCAGCGCCCTAGCCAAGTACCACCTGCTATCAGAAGGACAAAAAATACTATATAGTTAGACGTTATTTCACTTATCCACCAATTAGACTTCATGAACAATAGAATAACAACAGTGAGAGCTGTCAGTAAAATGAGCTGGAGAACAAAGAGTGTCTCACGCTTATTCTCGTAGTACCAGTCATTAATTTCCACCTGACGCCGGGTTAAATCTTCATTCGACTTCTTAATTCTGGTAAGACGATCCTGCTCAGTATAGATGTGATCCTGAGAATCCTTAAGTTGACCGGAGCGTACCAGAGTGGCCAGACTATTGTGATCCATATCCATTAGACGGGCCATGTCCCCAGAAGTCTTCGTAAAAGCTGCACGCTTAGCATCTAAGAGATCTCTCTGGATAGAATCTTTCTTACCCTGAACGTACTGGGAATACTTTGCAGGGTCCGCCTGGAGACTCTGTAAAAATTGTACCTTCTCAATATCCTGGAGATCAATGATATCTTTGGAAATCAAGTCCGTCATATCTATTATACGACAATAAAGTTATGTTAGAACCTATAAGCCTCTAACATAAGTATACGTAAGTAAAATTAGGCTGTCTTTACATTCTTGTATACTATAAAGACGGTACCGAGTGCCACAACGTTGAGTGCAACAAAAAACATAATCTGAATATTCATTGCATTGTTCTTTTCCTTAGAGTAGCGCATCATCTCAGTCTGAGTCTTAGCACGAACATTAGAACTATTCAGAAAAGCCTGCTGGGCATTTAGTTCCTCGAGTCTCTTATTAATCTTTACGTTCGCCACAAAAATGTCTTTGTTGCGGTCATTCACGGCCCGTGCACGCTTGTTGCCCACATAGTTCATAATCTCAAGAAGAGTATTGAGAGTAATATTTAAGTTTATCGTTGTAGTAAGAGGAGCCTGGCCTGATGTTGCCGTAGCATTGGTAGCAGACACTTCCGTAATAAACTGTGTTAATGCTGCAATATATCTCATTTCATAGAAACAGTATTCTGATTTAACACTAGCATAAAAAGATTTATCCGCCTGAATTTGTTCATCAATGGTGCCCTTCACTTCAGGGACCTTACCTGATGGGACCAGAGTATTATCCACATAATTTTGGATGGCACTTGCAGAAATACGGTTAGTATTTTTATCTATAGGCAAGGGCTGGGAAGGAGCGACACCATTAGTAAATCTCAATGAAAACGTAGGATCCGTATAACCAATTGTTCCTGCAGGACAGATACTCTGAGTCATCATCTGAACATTATTCATGTACGTCTGCCCAGAATAATGAAGACCGGATGCACCATCCGCGACAGGCTTCTTAATCATGGGTAATTGAACACTCTTCGAGGTCATTCTCTACACTACCAGAATAAAATTCTAGACAGGATTGCTTAGAGCAGAATAGGAAGCATATCCAAGTAAACCGAAGGTCAATGCTCCAAATATAGAAGAAGCAACAATTAATCCCACACGCGCATTATGTCTAAAATTGCGTCGTAGGCCCAAAATATTTACATAGGGCGATTGTGTTATCTTGGGGTTAACGGATTTAACCTGATCTGTACGCGTCCTCTGTTTAGAGTGAAGTTGTCGGAGAGTATCTCTTTCAGTTGCTACCTGCGAAGATATACGGGCGAGTTCATCAATTAGAGTACTGTTTGCTGTAGCAGCATCTGACACTTTACGCCCCTCATCTACAGCCGCTCTCCATGAAGCTAATACGGAATCAACTTGGGCCTTTGAGGGTCCAACAGTGATCGATTTCGCTGGCTCTAAGAGTGCTAGTTGAACATTAGAAATCCAGCTGTCGTGGGCTGCCTTGTACTGCATATTGAACATTGTTAATGCGTCCTGGTCTAGTACCATTCTCTACCTATGCGGCACAGATTCTATAGAATTTCATAACACCTGCCGTTGGACTAGGACGGAGAATCTCTACAAATTCGCCCGGGACTAGGCCCAGAATACGGGACTGAATGTCGTGATGTTTGATTAGTGGAAACTGGCTCTTCTGCGTTACATGGAGACCAGTCATGAGATCCTCCTCCTCCTTCTTGGTCAGTTTCCTATGAGGTGGAACCAGATCATGCCGACCCATATGCACAACCACCTGTTTGATATGAAAGAAGGTCATACGGGCCTTCTGGCCCTGCCAGAGCTGGAGGGCTGTCTTGTCAAAGACCTCATTGTACGGCTCATTCAGGATGATAACTATATCATCGGCCTTGGTAATCACGCTATCAGGGGCTCCATCTGCAGGAATATCATAGAGATCACGGACAAAGGTATCAATGCGAGTGCGAATACGATCCTGAAGTTGATAGACAACTACTGCACGATCACAGGGAGCAACTCCGTCCTCCTTCTTCTGTACAATGATATCGAGGGCTCTGGCATGACCCTCTGCTAGAAGGAGAATCTGTTCGGGGGAAATATTCCGATAGGGAGTGACGTTATAGCCGCGATCTTCCAGAATATCGAGGATCGTCTGCCGAGACCTAAGTAAGATATCGGCAGTGTTAGGCTCCATGTCTACTACATCTCATGAAAGTGTTTTATCAGTCAAGTTTACAAGCGTCTAGAAGTCTTACGAGAACGCTTAGACTTACGAGAACGCTTAGACTTACGAGAACGCTTAGACTTACGACGGCCACCGACCTGGCATTTAGGATTCTTTGTACTGGTAAAACCAAAAAAATCCGAAGTTACACAATCTACCCTTTGTATATCTAGGCTCCCAGAGCTTGTTATTCTAGCAGTAAGAAGTGACGTTTGACGCTGGCCCAGCTTATCTGTAGGATTCCATAGCATATTATTACCATCATACACAATCTCATATTTACCTTCACCCAGATCAGTTATCTTACGATACCCAAACGTATCGCGATCAATTTGACTCAAAAATAGATCTTTAATTATAGGATCAAGAGAATCTAACGCACTCATATACTCTATATATTTATTTTTCCTCAAGCTTCTTCAGTCGAACCTGAAGGAGATTTAGAGCATTGATCAGAGGCTGGAGAACGTCTAGCATCTCAGCATCCACATGTTTGATGTAAGGGATTTGACGTGGATAATAGAGGCGATCCATTCGCTCCTTCTTTTGATCCAGGATATCCTCGAGGGCCCGCACAGGATTCATTACCTCAATAATCTTCTTTTCCTTTGCCTTCTCAAGATCCATAATCTGTTGTCTAAGACGACGGAGTTCCGTTTCGTATGAGGGCATTACAGTAGTGCGAGTATGATATGCAAGGTCAATTTTATGCTGATAGAGTAGATGTTATCCTTAAAACTTACACGAGAACCTGAGATTTCAGAAGTGTTACAGAATCATTTTAATCCTGAAACGCTTACCTTTATCTATGAAAATACCGCCTCAGATGAACATCTATATACGTATAAGCTAGACAATACGATCGTAAAAATTTCCCATGATACATTCGCATCGCAACGGCTAAAGATGGAATTAGACAATTATATGTATTTATATAGCATCTTAACGATTGAGGAAATGAAGTATTTTATTCCTGATGTTATGGGAGGATCATTCAAATATGGCGACTACATGTACACCTATCTGAAGATGCCATATAGTGAAGGCGTGGATCTATTAACCTTTTTTGAGAGTGGCCCCGACCAAAAAAAGGTATACAAGATTCTCAAAGAAATAGCAACAGGATTACTAATTCTTTCAAAACATGATTTTTCTCATGGAGATATGCACGCAGGAAATGTCCTTGTCTCAGGAAATACAATAAAGATAATTGATTTTGATTCTGCAGGCAAGGGTACAGAAATAAGAAATAGAAATTTTAAAGATAATCACGGTTTTTTTACGCTGTGCCAATATTTTATTACGGATCCTAATCTCAAGGAGAAGATTAATCAGATACGCCTAGACTATACAACTGATGCTCAAGAAGCTTTCCAGAAATTTATTACCCTAATGGGCCAACAGGGAGGAAGGAGGAAAACCGTCAAACGTGTCAGATCCAGACGGCACCAGAAAAAGCCATCCATTTAACTATCCTAGCTTTTCCACCTTAACCTCAGTACCCACACTAGATTCTGATGTTAGCTGTTCAGGACCAGAACTAAGACCACCTCCAGACTGAGGCCAAGAGATGGATCTAGGAGGACCCGAATTTCTGGCCCTCTTGGCTCTCGATTCAATTGAATGTTGCGGCACTGACGAATTTACAAAGAGATAGACGCCACCCTGTTGTGTCTTAGGAGGCAGTTCAGAAGAAGGCGGTTCCGTCACCTCAGGTATAGTTGCTAATCTAACAACCTCTGTTGCCTGCTGTACTTGTTCTTCTACAGTCGGTAGATTCGCAGCCGTATCATCTTCTTCAACTGCTGTAATCTCAGTACCCTGAAATGCGGTGAGATCTGGACGTTCGTCCTTCAGATCCCTCCTCACTTCCTCTAAGAGGGCCCCAAGACGATTCAGGCCCTTCGTGCCCGTAGTACCCCAATATGCATCTGCCTTAGAGATATAGTGAATCGGTTTAGGATCCGTCTTTTGCAAGAGAGATAGAAGAGTAGGATTCTGCTTGAACTTTTCAATGAGAGCTGCCTTCATCACGCGATCCTTGACCTGTTCCCAGTCGCCGCGTAGAGAATGGGCAGGCGAGTTACCCATCTTCTTAGCCGTGGCAGCACTAGGGCTCTGACGAATCTGTTCCTGATACTCGGGCTCCGAGGGGAATTTCATGGCCTGATAATAGTGTTCCACCGAAGGCCACACTGTGGGATCCGCCTCAGGAAACGGAGTACCATCAGGATTAGGGAGCTGATTGCCGGTAATACGGAAGGCAGACATGGCCATGTTAGAAAATCCAAGATACTCATTTTGAAGGGAAGGAGCAAACTCGATTATATCCTTTAAGATTGTGGGTGCCTCTGCAACTGGTGCCTTCTTACCACGTTTCGGTTTCTGGGCCGCCTCCGTCCCCGCCTTGAGGCCCTCTACATCCACAGGTGCTGCTACTACACTACGTTCCTCCGCCTTGAATTCAATATCCATGGTCGGCCAGGGCCAGGCCGTCTCCTTGAGACGACCAACCGAGCTCTCCGTAATAAATCGGTATCCCATATTACCAAAGGTAGTCAGCTCCTGATCCAGAAGCTTCATGGCATACGGAATAGCAATCTTCGAGAAGGATGCACGACTCTGTTTAGTCGGCAGCTGCAGAGTCAAAGTATCTGCATCCACACCATTAAAGACCAGTGGCCCATCACATGTTGGACACACAAAGAACCGTTCAGCCTCATTATAAATCGGCATACGACCGCATCCATTACAGATCCAGAAATCTGTTGCATCACCACGCTTCATCATTGATTCCTGAAGGAAGCAAGATACAGCATGAGCACACAGAGAATCACGTTCCATCTCGCCCACACGTAAACCACCCTCATTCGACCGACCGCCAGTAGGCTGATGCGTCTTCATCTCACGACGGCCCGCACCACGGGAATTTACCTTATCATCCGTCAGATGCTTCAGTCTCATAAAGTACAGTGGACACATGAAGATCTCCGTCTGAACCTGCTCGCCCGTGATACCCGAATACAGAATCTCATCGCCGGCTCTCTCGGCACCTAGGCCTTGTAGTGTATCACCGAGCTGCTGGACGAAGTCACCATCATTGCAGAAGGCTGTAGCATTCATCGTCGCACCGGTCAGTACAGCTGCCTTCCCTGCCACCATCTCAATAAGCTGGGCCACCGTCATGCGCGAGATTAGGCCACCCGGATTCACCATCACATCTGGCACTAGGCCATCCTTGGTCCGTGGCAGATCTGCCGAGGCAACTAACATGCCGATCGTGCCCTTCTGACCGTGACGCGATGAGAACTTGTCGCCCAAGCCCGGCACTCTCATCTCAATAATGCGAACCTTGACGAGTAGGCGCCCCTCGTTCTGATGTAAGACAACCACAGAATCTACACGACCCTTGGTAAATAGACCCGCCGTAACGGAGGCATCCTTGATATCATTCGTATCAGGTATCACCATATACCGTCCCACTAGGACGGTGGTGTCATTGATCACCTCTCCCTCGCGAATGATTCCACGCTCATCTAGCTTAGAATAGTCGAGGCCAGGTTTGAGCGAGGACCATGAAGGAACGGCTACCGGATTAGCAATGTGACTGTGGACCTTCGTAATAGAATCGACCTCCTCTGGACAGTCATAGGTGCGGAAGGCCAGACTCTGGAACATGCCGCGGGCCACCGAATCACGATTAATAATCAGACCATCATCCTGATTATAGCCGGTCTCAGAGGTGGCCGCAATAATACAATTGAACCCATAGGTCATTTCACCGCGACCGATAGCCCCATAATACATGGTCTGGCAAATGGGTGCCTCGCCATAACACAGCTGATGAGCATAGGTATCATAGCGAGATTCAATGTTAGTCGCCATATAGCCTATACCCTGCTTTGACTGAGACCCAGAGAGTTGATTACGAGGGGCCTGATTATGATTGGAATAGGGAATCATAGAGGCGAGTAGACCCTGTAGCGTACTGGGATGGAGTTCACAATGGGTATGATCTGCAATGACATCAGGAGTCCAGGCGACATAGGCCTCATTCATTTCCATGGGATCACAGTACTCGATAGAACCCGCATAAGGAGAAAGAGCTGCCTCATAGTCTGCGAAGGAACCAGTAGGTAGAGGATCCATAAATCTAACACTGGTTAGAGTCGCTCCTTCTGTCATAGGCAGAGTACCAAAGACCAGGGTGGCCCATGGTAGCTCGGCTAACGCAGGTAGCTTCTCCTCGAGTGACACTCCATCAGTAAGGCGCCATAGAGGCCGAATGGGACGACCCTCATCCAGATAAATGCGTACTGTCTTATCCAGAGTATTGAATGAGATAGAGGCCGTAGGAGGTAGACAGCAGGTCCACTTCAGTAGACGGAGAACCCGTGTTAGACCTTGGGGATCCTGAGTAAAGCCTACCGTACCGCCATTAATCTGTACTGTTGCTGCCGTTGCTCTAATAGACGCTGTAGTTGCAGCAACTGGTATCATTCCACCCTTGATTTTTAACCAATCATATACGGGCTTGGTCGATGGCATAGAAAAAGAATAGCGGGTCATGATGGACATATTCTTAGTTACACCAATGTGAGAGCCAGTGGGTGTCTCAGAGGTACAGAAATAGCCGACCTGGCTCGTGTGGAGCTTACGGGGCCCCGTAGCCTTGGACCCCGTATCAAAATCGGACACGACGCGGCGTGTATGAGAGGTAGCATCAAGATAAGAGATACGCGCCAGAGGCTGAATGACACCCTTTTTCTCATTCCGTTCATTTGTGCCCCATCGCCCCTTGAATCCACGCATAATCAGAGTGTTAAGCGTGGCAGGCTGGAACATATTCATCAGATTATTATCCGCAAAGAGATCAAAGACATTATCGCCCTGATACAGCTGTTCATTTCTACGATAGGTGCGATCAATGGTGAGATTCACCTCGGCCCGCCAATCCTTCCAACATCCATTGAAGAGTTCGCGGACCAGGGTGCCCGTAGTCAGAAACCGCTGATTCCGCATATCATCGCGATTCGTATTGGGTCTGCTTCCGGTTGCAGCGGCGAGTACCTCGCGTGTCATCTCGGCTAGATACAGACCGCGGGCCTGAGGTTCATCAGGTACGTGGGGTAGTAGCAGATTCTGAATAATATCGAGTACATTGGCCTCCGTAAATCCCTTTGTGAGCGACATGATGTATTTGATGGCAAGATAGCGATTCAGAATAGGATAGGCATCGTGAATAGAGGGAACCAGGGTCTCCTCAAGAGGAGTGGACTCAGGATAAATGAACCGCACAATCTCCTCATCGGTTTCAATACCGAGGGCACGAAAGAGAATAAAGACAGGAAAGGCGCCACGAACCATCGGCACGGACACACGAATTTCGCCAGTCTTTAACATAAAGAGAGCCACGCGACGTGTCTGTTTCGTTTCAGGATGAAGGGATACAACGGAGGCATAGGCCAGATTATCATCGCCGTCGGGCATCTTGGTCACATAGAGGGAATTGAAGGCCTGCTCTTCACGAGTAACCAGTACCTTCTCAGCACCCCCAATCACAAAATAGCCGCCATAGTCATTGTAGCATTCGCCCATCTCATGAAGAGCCATCGGGTCCGCGCCACCTGTTGCGCATAGACGGGAACGCAGAAGAATGGGAAGACGGAAGAGAGGAAACCCCTTGATTATCGGTGCATTCTTGACTTCTGTCATATATGTATCACCCTCCTTTCGAGTGAAGGTAACACGGATCTGGATATCAGCACTGAACTGACTATAATATGTTAGATTCCGAAGCCGGGCCTCATTGGGAAACATGCGACGTACTGTGCGTCCACCATCGAGAACAATTACTGGCGGTGATACAGTTAGAGCAAGATCTTCGGGCTTGGCCACATCGCCACCGATGAAGATCTCAACGCGATATGCGAAGATACCCTCAGCCAGGGGACCTTTTAAGAATACTATCGGATTACCAGTATGGATAATTGTGGGAATCTCATTGAAGATACATTGCTCATAGCTGTCTATATGATGCCGGGTGAGCACCGTATCCTGCTCAAAATATCGCTGTAATACAGCGAGGCTCATATCACTATTGGTTACATGGGTTTTTAGATTGTATCCTATCCTCATGCCTTACAGTGATCTGCAAGAGATGAATATATATGGACTTATTTAATAGCTCTGGTAGATAGGTTCAATCTGAAACTGCTGCATACCCTTTGCATCAAAGGCTTTAGGATCAAATATACGTAACTTCCAGGTAGGATCCGTAGGATGTGTCTTTACTGCTACGGGACTACCCATGAGTGCCTTGGCCCCCGTATCTACTATATTATTGGGAACAGAAGCCATAGTGTGACCCATTCCAACACTCTGACCTATACCGCTATCAGTTATAAGAGAAGTAGCCGTATCTAGGATACCACCACCGCGCTGTCTCCTCTGCCTCTGCTTTCTAGAGCCGCCCTGCTGACGGGTGCACGAAGAACCGATGGAACTCTCAAAGGTTCTGTTGATTAGGCCGAGGTCATGAACATACTTGGACGAAGACCCACCTTCGACGGGGAAGCGGCCGTAGACTGAGGCAGACCCCTGTCCACCAGAGTACTCTAGAGGAGCCATTCCACCTTTCTGTGCCTTCCGTGTCTTCCTCGAACTATACAGGGCCCTGTAATGCATGATCATCCCATGAAGTGCAGGCCTCGACAGATTATGATGAAACTGCTGCGACCATAGACGACGGATACACTGCTCCAGAGAAGAGTTTGTGCAACCCTTCTCAATCATGTGACGAACCTTTGCATCAATCTTCTGGAAGGATGCATGTAGACTATCAACCGTCATGTACCGGGCCTTTACCTTACGTGTAGGTCCCATTACACTATACGGATAAAATTATTCTAGTCTCATACTATTCGACGAACGCGATTCAGTTATAGAAGAAATTGACCGGGAGGCTGAATTAGAGCCCTTTCGTAGACCCTCGGACACATTGGAGATTAGCTTATGGAAGGCAGCCTCTACATGACCTCCTTGTGTGGACCAGACAAAGACATAGAACCCATAGGACACGACAATAGCCAGAATGAGGAGAACATAACTGGCATAATTCCGTAGGATCTCTTGCCAGGTACTCATGCGATACTCAACCGAAAACTGGGCCCAGTGCCACCAGATACCCACTGCAAGGGCAACCGCCGATGCCATAGTGAGAGCTAACACCGGTACATATTGAATCACCATGTAGGTCAGAAGGGCAGTTAGCACAGCGATGAAAAGTAAAAATAACGTGAATAGAGACTCCATACTAACTGAAGAGTAGATTTTCCTTAGTTCATAAGATCTCAGAACTTACAGCTTCTCGACGAGATCCACATGCGTCAGGAAGACCTTTCTGCAACAATACCGTGTTAGCTGGAGTTCATCCAGTACAGCCTTCTCAGCGGTATCGGGGATCTTGGTTCCATCGAAATAGGTCCGCTTGCCATAGGATGCTCCCTGGATAGCCTTTAGACGTCTCTGATAGTATAGCCACTTATCTGCCAGAAGCTTACCACAATTCATACAACGGACCGGAATAATCATCTATTGACGCCATATCTTTTTATCGCCTAGTCAAATTTTTAGCCGCGTTCACACCGTCGAATTTATATCATCCGAGCAAATAGATGTCGTCTGTACTTTTTAATCGCGGTATCCTTACTCAGACGGGGGCCCGTAAGAAGGCTGATGATGCCATCCGTGATATGGATGCCTTAAAGAAGTCTGTAACTGATGCAGCGCTAACCACTGCTGAGCATACGACGCTCATTAGAACTCTTCAGGCCCAGATTTTAGTTCTGGAGGGGAAGCTCCAGAATCTTTCGCAGAAAATCCCTTTGGAGACGGAAGAGGACTCATCTGAGGATACGCCAGCAGTAGCTCCTGTTCCTGCTCCTGTACCTGAGGTAAAGAGTTCAAAGCCGAAGCCGAAGAACTAGGTGACACAGTAGCCTTCTTTACCGGGCCTGCCTTAGTCGATACACGTGGAATAACTGTGATCGTTCCGGTACTCGGATTACACAGAATACAACGGTAAATCCAGTTTTTTCGATCAACCAATACAGCATCAGGGTGCTTACACATCCATGAGGTCCTTGCTCTTGGTTTAGGCTTTACAATACCGATAAGAGGATTAATCGTAATTTCCATCTATCTAGGCTGACCTAATTTGTGCCGTATTCAGCTTAACACCGTATAGTTGTTCTACAACACGCTGTATTGTTGCAATCGGTTTCTTGAGAGCTCGTTGGCCACGAATAAACGCGGTAACCTCGGGATCTAATCCTGTCTTAAGACGAGACCAGACTAGTCTCCGACCAGCTGATGTCTCTTCCCATCCCTGGATCTTAAGTGTTCCCGCATGATGATCATCGTGACAGACAGAACACAGAGTAGTCAGATTATGGGCCGCATGCAGCTCTGATGCAGGCCCGGTAAAGGTGGCCTGATGCTGAATATGATGGGTCTCGAGACCGGAGGTTGAACCACAGACTTCACAGGCATCTACGACCGATTCGCGGGAGTAAGGGGATAGCTTCGCAACAGAGTCTGTTAGAGTCTTTCTGATTTCTAAAGCCCGCTGTAAAAAGTCCTGGGGCATGTCGAGCGCTCGACAGACTTCGAGACCATACATGGATGAACCGGATCCCTCCCTCAGAGTCCTATCATAGACAAGGACACCGGTGATCTCATCATAATGAACTGCAAGATGAGCAATTCTAACCTGTGGTATCGCCATCTTACCGAGCTCATGCAAATGAGTGGCAAAAAGAAACTTGGATCCTCGGGCCACCAGAGTTTCTAGACCAGCGGCCACTATCGCAGTTGCCGATAGAGTTTCTGTACCTGAACACAGCTCATCACCAAGAACCAAGGTCTGGGCATCAGCGTGTTGCAGAACCTCGCGGAACTCGGTCATTTCTACTGCAAAGGAGGATAGGCCCGCCCATAAGTTATCATTTCCAAGAATACGTGTAAAGATCGCCGTAAAGGGAGCCACCGAAAACTCGGTAGCAGGTACAGGAAATCCAGCTTGGGCTAACAGAGTACAGAGACCGACGGCCTTCATGAGACTGGATTTACCACTTGCATTGAGACCAAAGAGGAGTAGACCTGGCTCCTCGGGTCCAAGACCAAGACTCTGTTTAACATAGGGGACCTTGGTATGGATCTGTTCAATCATGGGATGACGGATTTCCTTCGCAGATAGCCAGGAGGTTTCAGATTCAATATAGGTCGGCAAGGTCCATCCCCACTGGGCCGCCATGGCCTTGACGGACCACACAATATCGATAGACGCTGTCTCATTCTCCACACGATCGTGCTCCTGGCGGCCAGATGCAAAGGTATCGAGAGTCTGAGTCCAGAAGGTGGACCAGGTTGTGATCCAGGTCGAATACCAGCTCTGATATCGTTTTCCGAGTTCTAGGACCTCAGCCGTCTCAAGACACCACATCGTCTTATACTGGATGATTGTTGTATCGACTCCTGAATCTCTCAAATATGCGTAAACTGCGGTAACGCTCCGCTTATTTCCTATGACGCGCAAACCCTCAGAAGTATCTATATGAACGGACTCGACAACCCGTTTCACAGGAATATAGGCCGACCATTTCTTACATAGTTCATCTGCCTCGGCCAGAATTTCCTTGCCTATTGCGAGAGTCTCTGTGACAAAAGCAGGAGCCTCCAGCGGTATCTCTAGAGGAATTATATCAGAACCTAGGCGGACTAACATATCTATATTCCATGGTCGCAGGGCATCAGTGAGATAGATGTTAGATTCTGCTGGGCCATCCCAGAGGGTGAGAAGAGACTGGGATGCTTGGTATGAACGGAGGAGACAGGCCATATCGCTGAGGGAGGCAGTACCGAGTTCGACACGCCGAAAGAGGCGCGAGGTATCATAGAGGGCTCTTAGATGGCGTTCGGTATCGGACCTGCTTGCAAGATCAAACCGATAGGCGTCGATTCGTTTTCTGAGTTCGGCGATATCGGTGATCGGTCGAATCAGACGGGATCTCAGAAGGCGTTTTCCCGCTACGGAGCGACAGGTATTCATGAGATCATAGAGGGAACGTCCCTTGAAGGAGATTACTCCTAGCTGTTCTAGGGCCGCGTTGCCGAGACGGACCTCATCGGTCGGCAGCCAGACGAGGGGATCGGCGAGATTGACGAGGAGAGATGGCACATGATCCTGGGCAAACTCGAGCAGATTGGATAGACAGCGGCGGGCCTGGCCCAGCATCTGAAGAGGAATGATGGCGGCCTTGGTCCAGTATTTCATGAGACAGGCCTCTTCGAGCGCGACGGAGGTCGGACTCAGACAATGAATGTGGACGAGATCACAGGCTGATTTGAGGGATTCGATCATGGTTCCATCAGTCCAGAGTACAAGTTCTGATGGTGGATAGGCGCATAAGAACTGATGGAGTCGATCCTTATCTGCTCCTTCTACGACACGGAAGGAGCCGGTGGATGCATCAAAGGCGGCAGCGGCCCATACCGTGCGTTCGAGGACAATACCGACTAGGCAACGATCCTTGTTCTCAACAAAACATCCTGGGCTTGAAATATGATCGACTGTGCGTGACTCGACAGAACCGCTGGCCCCCTTCTTCTGTGTTACTACGACAACCGTAAATCCGGCTCCGACCAGGATCTTCTCATATTTGGGCAGCGCGTGCTCTGGAAAGCCGCCGAAGAGTGACTGCTCATCCTTAGAGATAGGTGCAGTCGATAGACTAAACTGACAGACATCAGCTAGTTCGCGAATGTTAGACCTCGTGGCCCCTGTTGTCAGATTCTCGATATCATAGATTTCGAAGAATCCGCCAACTTGATAGAGTACTGCTGTCTTGGGCCCGTAAGTCTTAACATAGGCGGTCCATACCTCGTAGTACTTATTATACATGGGCTTCGCCATATAGTAGTATAGGTGGTGGGTCAGTTTAAGTCGAGGGGCTAAAATTGACATAGCGTGATATGTACTTGGCATCTGTAATGGGAAACACAACTAGTTTGGGGAACATTCAAAGTGCACCTGTAGTCTGTGAACAGAAAATACAAAATGCTCCTGTAGTCTGTGAACAGGAAATACAGTGTGATTCTGTAGTCTGTGAACCGGTAATACAGTGCGCCCCTTTAGTACACATTCATATAGTTCTGCCTAACTATACATATTCATGGGAAGGTGATCTGGCCCAAGCTCCTCATACAGTTCATAAGATGACAGATCTAGAGTGGGCAACACACATGGAGAATACATTATTACGTCAGCGAAAATCATGTCCATGGGTAATAGAGCATGAAAAGAGTCGTGAAACCCATATTCAGAACTATAAAAACAGTCGTAGTGGTACCACGTACTCTGGAGACCTAAATAGAGAGTTTTATGTCCAACCTGTGCCATTCTGTTGTAGTGAAGATTGTCCAGGCCGTCTTCATACATACAGGCGTTTGGGTCGGCCGTGTATGCTAACGTGTTACTACAAACATAAAAAAGAAACTGAAGAACATACTAAAAAATGTAAATTATGCTCCAGTGTCCATTAGGGCGGTCCACGAGACAGGAAAATGCGGATAAATAAGACTTGCGAGTTGATTTGCTAAATCACGAATTTCCTTCTGGGCATGCGGATCTAGCCGAAGCTTGCAGAGTCTGGCATATGCAGCGAGGGAACCGGTCTCAATAAACTCGGTATACATGGACTGAGGAAGAATCGCTCGTGCCATCTCAGGGGCCACCTTCGCCTCTAGCAGTGTCTTGTATGCCGTCATTGCCGTATGTACCGCAGTCTCATAGACCTTGCAGACATCGTCATTGTGTTCTACAAGGGAATCCTTGGAGCCCTGCTTGAGGTTCGGATCACGGGCCCTCCATTCGGTAGGAATCCACATCTCGGGCTCAGAATCCACATAACGACGACTGACCTCGTTACGGGCAAAGCCGACTGTGTGCCGGAACCACTCACGGGCAACAAAAATAGGCATTCTTAAACGGAATCGGAGCTGAGGATGGAAGAAGGGACTACTATGATTATGCTTGGCAAGATAGTTAATCAGACCGCTGTCACGATCCGAAAAATGCGTGGATTCCTTGTCGAAGGAAACGCGGGCCGCATTTACGACGGTAAGATCATTGCCAAAGACTTCTAGGAGCTCTACCTTCATTTCTACTCTATGGAGACCTCATGTTTAGGTCTAAGTGTTCTTCTCGAGATCATCTTGGAAGGCGAGCCTGGTCTGTTCTTGGGCGGCCGCAATACGTGCCTTTCGCTCCTCGGTCATTGGCTTCTCTGCCTGCTCCTCCTCCTGCTTCTGCAGCGGAGTCTTCAAGGTCTCTACATGGACCTTGAGCTGAGCATTCCAGGCCTCACGCTCCTCCCACGTTTTCATGTGGGTGGGCCAGAAGCTATACAGTTTGCGCCAGCCGAACAGGAACTCGGGGTCATCGAGCTCTCGCCCATTGGTCATGTGGAATCGCCACAATATCCCATGACTGTCCCGTAAGACAGTAGCATGGGCGGCAGCCCATCGTGACCTTCCAGTTGGCTCTCGAAGGATCTTCCATCCCTCGTCCTCAACTGCGCCACGCTCCCCTGGCATCAGGTCTGTGGAGTTTTTCGGGTTTCGCTGAACCGTGTACGTCTGTGAGACAATAGACTCATAGACATCCGCTGGCAGATCCTTCAGATTGACGCTCTCAAGCTGTGAAACATTGGCCCCCATTTCTTAATGAGTCCCACTTACTCCTAAGTCAGGGCTCACTGGTCAACTTTTTTGGCCCAAGGGGCTCAGGGGTTCTAGGGGACGCCCCTAAAGTTTGTTTAGTTTAGAAGCGATCGTCTTAGGATTATTGGCCTCAAGGATTTTCTGTCCCTCTGCTTTAAAATCAAAGGTGCAGCTGTGTAACTCAGGATGTCTGTGGGCCATACAGAATCGTTGAGAACACTTACACGTCGTATCGGTAAGTGCCAACTTCTTTGAACAATGACCACACCGACTCTTTGGCTTTGCTTCATTCACAAGAGCCAGAGAAGGTACAGACGTTTCAGAACTAACATAAGAAAGTTGTGGAGAGACTCCCAGCATTGGGTTCGATGACATCTACTATGGCCTGGTCATTTTTTGACCTAAAGTTAGTCACACCATATATAGTCAATGTGGTCTGATTCATGGACCCAGGTAGCCAGTACCGGACGTACTCTTACATCACCTCCACCACCTAACATGGGTGATTGTAGGCTTGTCTTAGAGACTCGAGATAGTCTACCAGCCGACTGGGCTACCCTAGTAGGAACCTCCTTCTCTTCTAACATCATCTATGTACGACTCGAATCCTGTATTGTCCCCTGTCTCTATCGTGATGCAACCTTGGTAGCGACCTGTGTTCTGCGGCCCCATCCTGACATGTATGCAGTCTATGCACTTGAGACTCTGGTGGCAAAGAAAGGGCATCGATATGGCAGCCTAGTTCTCCATGCGGCGACCTATGCGATGTATCAGGATGTTGGGCCACATACTCTGGTCTTTGTGTGGGAACTCAGAGCATCACAGATGATCAAGGCGTATCTGAAGGGCTGGTTAAAGACCCAGGTGAAGCTCGAATACGGCTGGATCTTTACCTCTGATACAGAGAACAAGATTGATCTCAGCCTACCCAAGGAGATCGATGGAATCACATATTCCGCCTCAGGGATTGATGACATAGTCTATTGTAATCCTGGTACTGTGGATCCGATTAGGGCCAAAAAGATCTGGTGTATAGCCTCTACATGTCCAGGGAAGGGCTGGACATGGACAGGTGAGTATATTGTAACAGGGAATTTAAATGCAGAGTCGCCAATTCAACGGTGGGTTACCGCTGAGATTGCAAGCTCTTAATCCACGAAGTAGTGGGTCTGGGAGCGAGTCTGCATGGGATGCAGAGAAGGCATGGACGAGCTAGAGGAGACAGAACCGCCATCCGTCTGGGGGCGCCTTGCGTTCGCAGCACGGCTCATGGGCTGCAGATTGGACGGAGTCTTGGAGCGGGTCGTGGGCCAGTTGTCCAGAGAGAACTCCACTGCATCCAGGATTGCATGGTAGTGCAGGCCCACATCCGACACATTGAAGAGGATCGACGGAAGCAGAGGAAAGTCAATCTGGAACGAGGTGAAGGGGTCCGCATCCACCTCAATCATCTCAATTGCACGGCGCACCCAACGCTGAACAACGTCCGAATGCGCAGTAAGACTGTTTACCAGGATCGAATCATTATTGTCCTTGTACTTGAAGCGCAGATCAAACTCGCCGCCTGCAGTGCGAGTGACCGTGCACACCTCGTCATCGTTGGCAGGGGAGGTCTTGGTGCGGATAAAACGGAAGGTAATGGACGACATTGATACCTGTACACTGGGGTCGACCCCTGTCAAGTTTTTACAAAACTTTGAGCATCTTTGCTGCAGTATAATATGTCTGCTCAACCGTTAAATAATGCTTGACAATTTCATCTCTGGCTTCTTTTGCGATCCCTTCTATGTATGCCTTTGTTCCTGTGCGTGTTGCTTTCGGGACCAGACGCACAAGATCTGTCTTAGTCTCAGGATCCTCAATGACTTCCACTAAGTTCATGAGAATCTTCCAGATTACTTCCGTATGACGGGTATATTCGGCCTGAAGCTGATCTACACAGGCCTTAACCTCTTGAAACTTTACAGTAACTTCCTTAGGATACGGCGCAGTAAGACATAGAGGTAATCCAGATGTAGACATCTTGAAGGACATCTGATCCAGAGTACCAGATCCAGTCAAGAAGGGGCCATAAATGCTTGTAAGGCCGGTTACAAAGGCTGTCCATTCGGCTGTAAATGTATTTGTAGGAAGTTGCTGTAATCCAAGAGTATTCCAGTCTTTGATACATAGGAATTGAAGAGTAGCAAAGGGAAAGATACGATTCAGATTTGGTTCGGTCCAATAGGGATCATTGCAAATTCCTGATCGGATTGTTCTATCAGGATTCTCTTGAAGCATGATCGTGTGGGCGCGAACAGAAGCGGGACAGCTCTTTTTTGCATACAAATCCTTGAACCCCTTGATCGTCGTAAGAATAGACCGAGTTGCCTGAGGATTGGGTATCGCGTATTGAACTGGGGGTCCATACTGAGGTCCATACTGAGGTCCATACTGAGGTCCATACTGAGGTCTAGGAACAGGTGGTAAAGGATAGGCCGCAGGAAGATATCCAGGAGTAGCACCAGGATATCCAGGAGTAGCACCAGGATACCCAGGAGTAGCACCAGGATATCCAGGAGTAGCACCAGGATACCCAGGATAGCTAGGAGGATATGTACCAGGATAGGCAGGAGGAGGATAACCAGAATATGCAGGGGGATATCCAGGAACCTGGGGCCTCAGGAGAGTAGGATTAAACCCTCTGAAATAGTCAACCGAACTCAGCCATGGTGTTAGAGCTGTAAAGAATGTTTCCGTCCGCCGTAACCGAACCTGTTCAAAAATAAGGTTATACTGTTGTAGATCTGCAAATGACTCATTCAGTTGCGCCTGCTGGGCCCCAACCTGGCTTCGCCGAAACAGGTTATTCCACACAAGGAAGGGAGTCTGGCCATCATCTACAGCATTCGATAACGGCTTATAGATATTTGCAAATAGTACGCCGACCATCCACGGAATACCCGTGTTATCTACTACACGAATCGGCAGTACAGACTCATTCGTACCAGGAATGGTAATCGGATTCAAGAGTTGTAGCTTGAAACTGCCCGCCGGCATAGGATCTAACGAACCAGGAGGCGAAGTCACTGTTAGATTAAAGAGGGACATCATAGCATCTCCACCAGTGTATTTTACAGAGTATGTTTCAGCCATTCTAGATGGACTAATCAGTGGAACAGCTGTCTGGCCCATTAATGACGCTGCAGCACGTTCATCGATATAGGCGTTTTTCACTAACCATGACGCCACTGTATTCAGATCGCCGCCAACTTGATTCTGAACCTCGCTCGCTATCTGGATCGATGATAAACAGGCTAACACAATGGAAGCGATGCGGAGAGCAGTATCAGCAATCTGCGTACAGATTTCCTTACGTTTTGTTTCCGACTTAATTAGTTTCGTGGGATTCTGATATACTACACCTACGATACCAGAGGAAATATCGGCCACAAAGGGCAAAAATTTCTGTTCAATCTGCTCTTTTAGTACTACTGCGTAATCACCACAGGCTCCAGGACGGGCCAGATTATCAATATCATAGATATCGGGAGTATTCATAATATGTGTCACCACCATAGACAATAATTTCAGTTTATCCTTTTGCTGAGTAGATACAGTAAACGGTGTAATAGGTGTAGAAGATTTGTTTCCCATTACTCATTCAGGAGTTTTTCTTTCCATGGCTGCAAGCGTTTCAGACATTTCTGAATCGTCACAGGACTGATTCCACAGACTCGAGCAATATCTGTATGATCCAGTTGGACACCCGCATGTGCAGAGCAGAAGGCAATCACACTAGCCGTTAGAGAAGGCGGAGTATTTTCAGGAACGATCCCTAGATCCTCAATTCGACCACAGACTTCACGGACCATATCTTCCAAGAAGGCGGGTGCTGACAGATTTGTAAGATATGGCTTAATAAAGTCCTCATATGTTGTAGTCTTGGCCATCCAGATAGCCCGTCTCTGCGTGGCCCTCTCCTGAATCGTGTCAACTACGGGTTCTACAACAGTCTGATTTGCATAGGTTCCCTTATCTGTAGATCCAGAATGTATGGCAAGCATGCTCTGGAAATGCTTGATTCCCTTTGTGACGAGTTTGAGTGGCAAGGAGAAGATTTCAGCAATATCCTTGGGTACACGGGGGGAATCATGACGTTTCAGAGCCTCCCATAGACAGGCTGCCAGCATTGCATCACGCTGAGCAGCCCCTCTGCAACTCGCTGCAACAGTGAGCTGTGCATACAGCTCCTTCGCCTCTTCAATAACCGAAGTACCGATGCCGGCATTTGTGGCACGAACATGTAGGCCCTCAAAGATTGTCCATAATGTTCGCTCTCTATACGGCATAAGACTCCACATATGATAGCGTTTGATCCGCCGCATAAGACGGGACCCATTTCCAGCGAGAATCATGGTACCGAGCGATGATTCAGGCATGAGAGGATTTATAGGAAAGCCACAACGACTAGGATCAGAGCCGGAATCAGCACTAAACCATCGATACTCTGCGCCGAGTTCGAGTGGAATATCGAGGATTGTTCCACACCGTAGACAGATGACTTCGGCCCCAATTGTCTGAACCTCGGCCGAGTCTCCGCATGTCTTACATGAATCGGATACGGATTCTTCTTGCTCAGTTTCAATACACCCCTTCTTTTCTCGATGGAGCGTCGGCCATAGGTCCATTAAGGTCTAACACTATTCTATTCACGGGGTCAAGTTTTCTCTTTCTTAGGTAAGGGGGATGAGTGGCGTGGCACCTAAGAAAGAACCAACTGATTATGGCTATTTTGGGCCAAATTATTCTGTTAACGATGACATTAAGCTACCAGGTGAGCTTGGTGTTCGTAATGAATCATCCTTTCAAGCCATCTTTGATTCCGTAGGAGGTGTTAACTATTATCTGGATACGATAGCCTTCGGATCTGCGACGGGATTCGATAATGGAAATCCATATCCTCTCGGTATTCGATACTATCTGGACACTGGAGTAAAATGCTCTAACGGGGCCACGATGAATGAGTATGTGGATGGTGTGACCAAGGGCGATCTACTTGGTGAGCGTGTAGCAAAGGGTCTCGCATCAGCTGGACTTCCTGGTATGCGGGGTCTGGCACCCGGTATGTTAGAGAATGCACGAGATGCACTGGACCCCCGTCCTATTTTTACGGCACTTTCTGGAACGGGCTATCCTGTCTGTCAACAGGTCCTATGTCCTGTAGGTACTACCGTTGGGAAAATTCAGGCAAGCGATGCGAAAAAACCGTTTATTGTAGGGCCCGTAACGACAGTGAATGGACTCCCCCATCAGAAACGGTGGGTCCAGGCCTATACGGATGATGGATATGCGATATCTGTGTCTAAGGATGAATATTCTATGGCATCCAAATGCTATAATCCTGATGGAACCTATATGGCCAGACCGCCTGAAGGATGTTCTCCCAAGGAAGCAGCAGCCTCCTCTGGGACCCCTTCGGGATACAAGTATAAGAACTGTATCCAATCTCAGCCTGTAACTATGCCGCCTACTTCTGCATCTTCGGCTGGTTCTGGTACTGTTGAAGGATTCGCGAATCCTGGGACTATTATCCCAGCTACAGGACTCTTAGTCATAGGTCTTGCGGTTTTACTTCTCATGAGAAATCGCTAAATCCTATAAGGGATGCTAGCAGTGCTGCATAGCATCGGAATGTTCTTGCCATGGCTCATAGTATTATGTGTAAGGGATCCCCGCATATTACTATTAGCTATTCTAGCAAATTACTTGGTTAGTATACAGCATAATGTATTAGGCCGATGTGTTCTAACACAGTTTGAAACGACTGGACGCTATCCCATCTTTCACGAATGGTTAGCCAAGCAAATGAATCTAGACATCCGTGATTTTACTAAGGGATGGACCCTTATCATGAATGCGGCCCCCACTCTGGCGATGGGTGGAATACTCTTTGGCATCCTTTCCAAACGGACTAGACCTTCTTCTTCAAGACGTTATAAGTCGTAATAGCCAGAATACCGCCTGCCACCTGAGCAACAATATATGCGACAGCAGTTGTAATCGTGATGCCCTTGTTATACAGGGTCATCAGAGTTACTGCTGGATTATAGTGCCCCCCACTCACATCGATACCCAAGAAGATAAGAATAGCTAGCGCTGCACCGGTGGCCCAGGGACTACTGGTAGCAACGATCACCGATAAAAAAATAAAGGTTCCCAGGAATTCAATGAGAGTCGGAAGTAGTAGGATCATCTATTAGTTCTAGGTATTTTTTAGTAAGCCACGAAGGCGACTCTCAGGCAGGATCCTACTTGAGATATTCATCGACTCGAGTTCCTGAAGAAAGAGCTTATAGGCATAAGGGATCCTGACCTGGGCAAATTCAGTAGAATTACCGCAACCCGTGCACTGCCAGATATTCTTCTCGCGATTTGCCACAGCAATAATACCGCATCCCTTACATACATGCACCTCGAAATTATCTGAGGCCTCCATCATACGCTCCTTCAGAAAGATCGAGGCGCCATGAGAAATCATGCAATCACGTTCCATCTCACCGAAACGGAGTCCACCGTCACGGGCCCTGCCCTCGGCCGGCTGCCTGGTCAGCATTACGAGAGGGCCAGTGGACCGACTGTGGATCTTATCATTTACCATGTGCTTCAGCCTCTGATAGAAGCATGGACCCATAAAGATCGATGTCTCCAGCTGTTTGCCCGTGTAGCCACAGTACAGAAGCTCGTTCGAATGCGGCTCCAGGCCCTGACTCACAAGTGCGTCTGCCAGACCCTTGGCTGTCATCGCAGTATTAAACGGAGTGGCATCTCCCAGGAAACCGAGTTCGCACCCCGCGCGGCCCAACAGTGTCTCCATGAGCTGTGCAATCGTCATTCGGCTCGGAATGCAGTGAGGATTGATGATAATGTCTGGGATAATCCCTGAGGCTGTCTGAGGCATATCGTGGGGCTCTAGGATTAGACCGCAGGTGCCCTTCTGACCGTGACGCGACGAGAACTTGTCACCAATCACGGGAATCCGCTCCTCACGCACACGGATCTTCACAAAGGAATAGCCCTCACCATTCTGACCCTTGTAAATCTTGTCCACATAGCCGGACTCATTGGCCCTCAGTAGCTTCGATGAGTCACGGAAACGCTTCCCGCCCGCAGCCTCGACAGCTGCGGCAGCAGCAACAGAGGACATGGCATGCAGCGAGGCATGATTAATGCCCGCCTGGGCCGCTCCATCATGACCACGGAGTCGGATCGGTGCCACCTTCCCAATCAGAATATCGTCCTGTGTCACAAAGACATTCTCAGGCACGATCCCATCCGGCCCCAACTTCGAATAATTCGCCAGCTTCATGTGACGGGTCGTTAGAGGATTGGGACAGCAGAATCGCTCCTCCTCACCACTCGCCTGATTCTTCTTCTCCTCATCCTTGTATGTGCGGTAGAACTCGGAGCGGAACAGACCGCGATCCAGTGAGGCACGATTAATCATGATCGAATCCTCCTGATTATAGCCCCCATACGTCATGATGGCAACTACGATGTTAAACCCCGACGGCATACTCTGGGCCCTGTAGAATCGGCTCATGTACGGTGAGGCCAGCGGTACCGAGGAATACCAAAGGAGGTTCGCCATGGTATCGAGGCGCTGATTGAAATTCAGCGAATAGACACCCATGGCCTGCTTGCCCATGGCCGACTGATAGGAATTACGTGGCGACTGATTATGATCAGGGAAGGGAATGTTAGATGCCATGGTACCCAGCATAGTCGAGGGATGAATCTCTACATGGGTGTGCTCATCAATCTTGACATGATCCATGGAGATAAGAAGATTCTCCGTCTCACTGGGGTCAATATACTCGATCAGACCAGGGGGCCACATGATCACGTCATTCCATGTTGTCCAGGCATCCATGACACTCACATCCTTGTATAGCTCCTTGACGCCATCGGCAGTCAGAACTGGTCGGATCAGACGACCACCCTCCGTATTAATCCAGATCTCGCGCCTAGATGGCTTATACACGATACCGGTATGAATATGGATTCTGCCTCTCTGTTTGGCCTTTCGTAGCGTTGCAACTGCATCGACCGCACCCTGGGCCCCCACCATGAGCATGCCGATCCAGGCCCCATTTACAAGGACGCGAATACCACTGAAGAGATCCGCTCTGCTCACCTGATCCAGATTCTTCATATCGAGGCTATCATAGAGAAAGGCAATGACCGGCTCAGGTGACATGGGTAGACTGACGATCGCCGTACTACTGAGATTCTTTACCACCCCTACAGCATGACCCTCAGGAGTCTCAGCAGGACAGACAAAGCCGTACTGGGTCGCATGGAGTTTGCGGGGAGCCAGTAGCTTTCCAGTCTTCTCAATGGGCGTCGACAGACGCCGCAGATGGCTGATCCCAGATAGATATGTTAGCCTGTTCATGACCTGACTGATTCCCTGTTTGATTCCCATCTTGCCACCCGAGAAGTTACCCGTAGCTAGTGAGGATTTCATGCCGATCGTGACAATGGTCGACTTGAGGATCTTATAGACATTGCTTGGATTAATAATATCCTCAATCTTGCCGCTGCTCTTCCAGAAACCGTTGTGAATCTCCTTAGTCAGCATCGTCTTCATATCCTTGACAACCTTGGTACCGAAGAGATAGCGGAATAGATTACCCATCAGATTACCAGGTAGCTCCACCTTCTTATTGGGGTAGGCATCACGATCATCGTGAGGAATGCGGCCCGTGAAGACATCTAGAACCTTCTTGGTAATGAAGGCGATATAGGCGGCCTTCTCAAATAGCATGGAGCCGCCACCAATGTGAGGTAGACACTCCTCGGCCAGAACATCGCGAATCGTGGCGAGCTTGTTTACTGTCTGGGGTCCCTTTGGTAACGTAGAAGATGAGTATGACTCACGAGAACCACCACCCGTACCGAGATTAGATGCGAGCCACTCATGGGCCTTCTCCTTGGTCGTGATCGACCCTGCATCCTCGATGCACTCCTGAAAGATCATCGCATAGGGAGTATCGACCGAGCCGCAGATGAGCTCAATAATCTCCTTATCACTCTCGATACCGAGGGCCCGCATCATGACAAAGAGCGGGATCTCGGCCTTGATCCGCGGACAGGTCATACGGATATGCTCTGGTGCCATGACATTCTTGGCATTCTGGATAATCTTCACGGACATGGACTTTGGTGCACCCTCATTGTCAGGCCCAATAGATTTAACATCGATCACTTCGATCTCCTTATTACGGGCCTTGTTGTTACGAAAGACGAAGGGGACATTCTCGGCCATGCGCTCCTGACTGATAATGACTCGCTCGCCGCCCTGGATAATGAAGTAGCCACCAATATCCTCACTACACTCACCGAGTTCACGGGGTGTCTTCTCAGGCGTATCCGAGAGGAGGCAGAAGGAACTGCCGACCATCACAGGGATCTTGCCAACGTGAACGTGGGGCAGAGTCCGCCTCTTAATCTCAGTCTCAACAACGCCCTCCTTGCTCGTTGTCTTCATTGTGTAGGTCGCAATAATATCGGTATATATCGGTGCGGCATAGGTCATATTACGAAGACGGGCATCATTGGGATACATTGGCGTGACGGCCCCGTTATTCTCAAAGATTGTAGGCTTGCGAATCTGAACATTCGCGAACTCGACGCAGACCTCGACCTCACGGGGCGGAGTATCAGAGATTGCCTGGATCTTGTCTTCGGCCCCCTCAATAGACACGCGGATGGCGGTGCCGGCAGTACCGGCTGCAGCTCTGGTCGTGCCAGTGAGATTCAGATCTGGGGACCCGGTTACCTTGATAGGGCAGGACCGCAGAATACTTTGGGAAACCTCGGCATTCATGAAGTGATTGAAGGATGAGATCTGGTGATAGACGATTTGTCGTTTATCATGCTGATCGAAATACAAATCTAGCAATGTCCTGTGTACTGGCATTGCTACATTTAAACGCAGATTGATGGCAGTCAACTTTAATACTCTTCCAGTATAGAGTATGACAAGTGATGAAAAGGAGGTTACTATGGAAACTGTGGCAGAAGTGAAGCCTAAGGGACGGAGACGGAGACGGACCCGTAAAGCGGTAGAAACAGAATCTACCATGGTAGAAAAAGATTCTGAGCCAATGAAGGCAGAAGTCCCCACTCTAAAGGATCCAAAGAGTAAGATTCCCGTGAAAATCGTTCTTGCTCCGGCAAAGAAAGTACCAAAGGTACTGCTGGTTCCCAAGAGTATTGAGAAGGAGAAACCCAAGCCGATGGCCCGTAAAACCTTTCGGGCCAAGAAGATACATATGGTTATTGATAATTCGGCTAAGACGCAGAAGAAGAGACGTAATGTTCTACTAGAGATCGACTCTATGACAGACGAGCAGGTCCGTGCTGCTGCGGTAGCCTCTAAGATTTATACAAAGGAGGCAGCGGCAAAGCTCCCCCTTCCACTTCTAAAGTCATTAATGAAAGATTATCGGATGATGAAAGGACTACTCGTTTAAATTCTGGATCCTAGGTAGATGATCAGAACACGTAGAAATAGGAATCGTAGAAACAGAACTCGCAAGAGTCAGCGGGGCGGACTCTTTGAGTCCTTTACCTCGCCATTGACGTATAAATTACATCAGTGCATACGTAATAATAATCAGCATTGTCTTCACGATTTTTATGGCCTCGGTTTACTGAATAAGTTAACGGAGGATAAGAAAAGAGAAATAATTAATAAGGTAATTGGCGGTGAAACTTCCTTATCTCTTTTTATAAAAACTCAAAAGGATAATCAGATAATTAATTGGGAAATGTTAGATATACTACTCCCATATGCAAATGAACAAACAATACAGAGTATGCAAATAGCTCTCACAGATCCTGGACGTATTATCCCAGATCAAGTGCATAAGATTAATCTTGCACTTCACCGAAGGATGCAGGGCCAAGTGGGTGGTCGTCGCTCTGATTTACAGGATGCAGTAGCTACGGATAATGAAATTAATTTTAATATTCTGTGGGATAGAATGTCTGAAGAAGAAAGAGCAAGAGAAGTTAATGCAGTAACAGCGGGTGGGAAGACGGCGTTGTCCTTAGTAATAAAAACTCAGGATGAAAGCATAGGATTCTTTGGCACAAAACCGAAAATATGTAATAGCAAAATAAACCATTACATGCTTGATACAATGTATCCTTATGCAACTGTAGAAACCGTACAAACTATGCTCAATGCTCAAGAGGATTGCCGTACAAGGGGCCAAGGCGGCGGTTTCTTAGGTTTCTCAAATAATGATAAGCTCAGAATGATGATACGTACTCGCCCAGGAATAAATATCAAAGATATTTGCGAACAGACCCTTCTGAATTTATCGACTCTTGGATTTGGTTCCGTATATTCGTTATCCGATGAAGATGATACTGCACTAAAACAATTTGAATTTGTTCTAAGTCAAAATAGATCCATAAAGCAACATATAACGACGAATTCTATGTCTAATAAGAAGAGGGAAGAAATAATAGATGCATTTCGTGCACATATTATGACTAGAATTGACCCTACTTCGCAAACATAAATAGATACTGATATTCGTACCCAATAGGAGTCATATCGATATGGTCAAGGAGTTTGAATCCAACAGATTTTATCTCCTCTATCATCGGCTCAATATTCGGCATCCAGATTTGCTGCTCGTGCTTCCGCACATTCCCATTCTTGAACGTGAAAATCTCCTCATAAATAGCCTTAGACCCATTGAGTTGGAAATCACCCGTATAGTCAAATTCCTCAAAGGTAACATGGGACTTGGTCACGCGCTGATCCGAATATTTCTGAACAGAGAAACCTACAAAGGGGCTCGCAGCTTCTAGAATAGGATCGAACTTAAGCTTATTCACAATATGCACACAGAAGACACCGCCAGGGGCCAGCCATAAATAGATGTTTCGCAGAGCCTTGTTCCGCTCCTCAATAAGATACATGGTGAAATAGTACATCGTAATCAGATCAAATTGATCCGCTGCAGCCATGTTGGGATTTGTGACATCACCCACCTTGAAGTCACGATTTCCAAACCGCCTCTTGCACTCGGCAATCATAGCAGGCGACTTATCATAACCGACTACAGAATGTATGCCCTCATTGGCAAAGATTTCCACGTGAACACCGGTACCACATCCTAGATCGGCAACTCGAATATCCTTTCGCGGCTTTCCCATCTTTTCCATTTGTTCGATCGGTGTCTTGACTTCGATTGCCGCGCGGGCCGTGGGCTGGACCATGGGATCATAGACCTTGGCATAAAAATCATCATAACAGGTGTCATTTGTCAGAGTTCCAGGATTCTCAAACCCCTCAGTGAGATCGACACCAATGGATTTCTTGGCCTTCATCAACGATGCAAGATAGAGGATACAGAGAATACAGATAAAGATACCAAGAGCAAGATGCCACATAACCTTATTCTATGTCCAGAAAGTCTTTAGAATTTATTAACCTATGTCAGTCGAAATGTCGGTGAAAACCATCTGTGGGTATGATCTGACTGATGTACGCAAATCCCTTCGGGAGGCTATTGGCCGTCGTGACCGACGTGCAGCAAATCGATGGGCCGCTGAACTCGTTGTCACTCCCGGCGCAATAGGATCTCTATGGTCAACATACTGGCTCTCGTGCGAGTCAGGAGCCGATGGCAATCCGACTATTCCAATCTTACTCAGTCAGACCTGGGCCACTCTGGTAGAGAAGGCTCATGCATCTGCGGCAGATTGGGCTGGGTTTCGTAATGATGAATCTGTCCGCCGAGCTGTTGCCGAAATGACCTGTCGACTCCTGGATTATCCTAGGCAGCCAACGATGACTCTGCCCTCTAAGGATATTGCGTTATATGACGTATCGACAATGTTAGACAAGGTATCCCCTGCTACAGCCGATTCACAGATAGTCCTTTCGGTATGGTCGAGAAATCATGATGCTATGGAACTTCGTCAATTAGCGGGCCATTGGATTGAATGTTTGACTAAGGGAGATACCCGTATAGCTCTTTCTATTCTAGTCTGGTCTCTGCTTCCATCTACAAAGGTAAAATGTGGGCCTCGAGGGCCTAAGACCCTACCGGCTGCAGCAAGAGGAAGTCCGATGTGGTATTGGTTTAGTATTGGAGCATCTCTATTGAAGGGATCTTCTGTACATCCTGGTTGGTTAACCATGCACGATGTTACTGTGGAGGCAATGAACGATCAGTATAAGCGTTTCTCCTCTGTAGACAGACTCCGTATCATGTTATTTTGGACAATGCAGATAAAGGCTTCTCTTACATCAAAAGAGACTTGGTCCATAAAGCCGGTAGAAATTAGTGTTGGAGAAATCGATTTGCCATACAAGGAAATCGTAAATGAAATTCTATCTCCTACTCATGTCCCAGTTACTAAGAAAGTGGCAGATCCTGAAACGAAAGAGTCAAAGAAGAGTAAGCTAGATCAGCAGATGAAGGAAGCGGACGATCAAGTTCTCGCTATGCTTGGGATTTAAATTTAGATAGACACACCAGAGATGCGCGGAGTAGCGAGGCGTCCAGATTTATCTGGGTATGTGTATTATTTTCCTAATTATGTTTTAAAATTTGACCTGTGATAACCGGTGATAGAGGTAGTATGACTTCCGTCGCATCTATCGTGAAACGACTCGAAGAGGCAAATTATGCCTACCGTCATGGCCTCGATGAGATCATGACGGATGACGAATACGACGCCCTAAGAGATACATTAGAAGAGTTGGATCCTGAACATCCTTTTCTAACTAAGATTGGCGCTCCGATTGAAACCGGTGATGAGGTGACTCTCCCCATTCCGCTACCTTCGCTAAATAAGGCTAAGCCAGGTACTCTAGCCAAATGGCTCTCCAAGAATCCTGCCGCATCGTTCATGGTTAGCGCAAAGCTCGATGGATGTTCAGCCTTGTGGATTCCTGAGACGAGAAAGCTCTATACCCGCGGCGACGGTGTGAAGGGCCGCGATATCAGTCAGTTCGCTCCCTACTTCAAGGGTTTTCCAGTAACAGCCACTGCAACGACAGTCGCAATTCGCGGAGAGCTAATCATGCGCACCGACTCTCACGCTGTCCCAGAAGGAAAGCTGGCCCGTAATATTGTGGCTGGTATTCTGAATCGTCAAGAGGTCGATCCGAAACTCTTTGGCGAGGTCTACTTCGTCGCCTACGAGCTAGTGGAGCCAGCAACGTTGTCACCCAAGCAGTCTAACACTGCACTGAAAGCGGCCGGTTTTGAGACAGCCCGTGCTACCCTTGTAAAGGCAGCCGAGATGACCGAGGCCCATCTGTCTGCCATCTTTGATGCCGCAGTCAAGGCGAGCCAGTACCAGCTCGACGGAATAGTGGTGGCCCCAGAGGTCGCGAGAGCCAAGGCACACAACGGTCTCACGAATCCTATCGATCGTATCGCCTGGAAGACACGCGGCGAGCTCGAGAAGAAGCAGACCACGGTACGTGAGGTAGAGTGGAATGTTAGCCACACGGGATACCTCATACCCCGCATCTTATATGATCCAGTGGTCGTAGGTGGAGCCACGAATACTGCAGTTACGGGCATCCATGCACGCTGGATCTATGATAATGGGATTGGCCCAGGAGCCATCATTGAGATTACCCGCGCCGGCTCGACCATTCCCAAGGTTGCAGCAGTTCTATCCTCGGTGGCCCCCTCCATGCCTCCCCGCTATCAGTGGGTTTCGGCTGCCACAGAGGGTGGCCCACCACCTGCAGGTGTCGTGCACATTACGCCTGTCGGCGCCAATGGAGGCGAGCTGGATCAGAGTAAGATCGTCCACGCTCTCGCCGAACTCAGAGTGGAGCATGTTGGAGCCGGTATGGTTACCAAGCTGTTCGAGAGCGGATTCACAACACTACGTGCTCTCTATGATGCAAAACCGGAGGACTTTCTCAAGGTCCCAGGGGTCAAGGCGACCATGGCCTCAAAACTCTTTGAGGGGCTCCGTGCCGGCCAGCCGAGCTGGACAGAGCTGGATCTCATGGTTGCCTCTTCCACCATGCCTCGCACCGTTGGCCGGACCAAGCTGGCCGCCATGTTAGAACGCGGGCCGATCTCGGAATGGGCTTCCTTCGGCCCAATCCCAGGTATAAGCCCCGACACAATTCAACAGATCATCACTGCACTCCCTGACTACACAAAATGGCGCCACGATAATTTCCCTGCAGTTCCTGTCAAGGTAGCAGCAGCAGTGGGGACTGCAGGGTCAGTAGTCATGACTGGTGAACGAGATGCCGAGTTGATCGCCACTCTCTTGGCGAAGGGCTTCGATGTCGGTGCCTCTGTTACAAAGAAAACCCTGGCCCTCATCTATCCTGACGGGGAGGCCGAGCCAACATCTGGAAAGGCCACAAAGGCAGCCTCCCTCGGCATTCCAATTCTAACTGTGTCCGCATTCAGAACAAAGTTTCTCTAGAGTAGGGATGAGTAACTTCTACAGGATAACATCGACATACGATCCGACCAATTTGTTCGGAATATCTACATTTCTTATTACACTTTTTGCCACTATAATCATTGTGATTTCTGCTGTTTGGCTGAATACAATGATTACACTTCCTGTGCAACCAGAGTGGTATAATAAATATAATGCGAGTAAGGGATTTCGTAAGAGCCTTCTGACCTATCTTGCATCAATCAAACAGGATCCGACAAAGATTAACATTACTCAGCTTCAAGTGGCAACTGCCAATTATGGCGGTATTATGATGGAGACAAAGAGTCCATGGATCACGGGATATCTGACTCCTTATCATGGAACTGTAAGCAAGGATGCTGTTCGGCTTCAGATTGATGCTGGTGCACGGGCCATTATTTTTGATATTTGGCCAGATCCATCGAATCTTGCAAATCCGATTGTAGGAGCTATGATCGACAATGACGGATACGGACGCGGAGTCTATGCCTTCTGGAAAAATAGTTTCGGACTAAAGGGCGGCGTAAGTCGCTACAGTAACTGGACCAAGCTAACACGGAATGTTGGCGCTGTAGGAGAAATTATGACGGAGGTAATCTCTGATGCCTTCTCTGGTATACAGTCCGAGGATCCCTTCTATATCATTCTGAATCTACATGGTCTCCTTACTCAAACATATTTGAATACTTTGGGTGGTATCCTGAATACGACTCTTGGTGGTAAGAAATTTCCTACAACGATAACAGCCGATAATCTAAGTTCTAACCTATGTTCTATTACAGTGGACAAAATGAAAGAGAGAGTCTTTGTTGTTGTAAATCCTGATATTCCTGAGGGAGCAGATAGGACCACCTTTAATATGATGTTCTTGGGCACAACGATGAAAGAAGTTACGAACTTACTGACTACAGCAGAGAAGGGCACTGTATTCCGGCCCATGGATATAGGCTCTGTAACAAATGTAGCGTATACTAACTGTGAGGGAAGTACTCTGAAAGTCCCCTTGCCAAAAGTTACTCTTGTCACTGTACAGCCATCTGTAGGTGAAACCATCGTGAATAACACGGAGCAATATGGTGTCTTAAAGAATTCGTTTGCGAATGTGATGAAGGCCGGTGTACAGTTTGCAGGTGTAAATATTTTTTCATCTGATAAGGATGATAAGACTTTAGAAGAGTGGAAAACTATCTATAAGACATATAGTTTCGTTTTCAACGGTTAATTTGCAAGCATAGAATAAGGGATGACTGAACTGTCTATACCTGAGCTAGTAGCTCTAGTCAAGACAGCTGCCGCAGAAGCAGCCAATTTTCAGGAACGATTTGCAGCGGAAGATGTCGAGGCTCGCAAGATTGTTGAAGTTATGGAGAACTATCTTAGAAGGACGAAACGTATTGTCTATGGCGGGGCCGCAATCAATGCTCATCTGAGCCCTGAAACCCGTTTTTATGATCCAAGGCTTAATTTACCCGATTATGATTTCATGACACCTGATCCTCTTCAGGATACGGCCAATCTTATTGCCGAATTTAAGCGTGAAGGATTCCAGGAAGTCGAGGCGAAGCTCGGCATTCATGAGGGAACCTACAAGGTTTTTGTAAATTACAGATCAGCCGCTGATATCACATATATGCCGCCTACACTCTACGAGTCTACGCTAAAGGACACCTCCATAATCGAGGGAATTTGCTATGCGAGTCCGGACTTTCTTCGAATGAATATCTATGTTGAGCTGAGTAGGCCCAGTGGAAATGTATCCAGATGGGAAAAGGTATATGAACGTCTGCTTCTTCTAAATAAGGAACATCCGTTACATACAAAGGGATGTACACCCCTTTCTACAATAGGTAAGGCCGTGGAATCCTGGAAGCAGACCCAACATAGAAAGATTATCGATGTGGGGAAGGAATATGGAGCTATCTTCTTAAGTGAACCAACACGTCATATAGGTCTCAAGAGCAGAACCGGGCCAGTTATTCTTATAACGGATAATCGTAAGGTTAATGATGCCTTAGAAACTATGGGATTTGAATCCAAGCCACACGAGGCCTTGGGCGAACTTCTACCCGCCAGAACCGAATTTACGATCAAAAATAAGCTGGTTGCAGTAGTCTTTGAAACGATGGCCTGTCACGCCTATGTTGTGATCGACTCTATGCATATTGGATCTCTGGATCTCTTAATCCATATGTACTATGCGATGTTTTTTGCAGGTCTGAACTATGGTGTGAATACACCATGTATTATTCAAGAATTAATAGAACTGGAGTACGAGAAACTTAAGATGGCTCCGAAACGCGATGAACCGGTATTCCCCTTGGACTGTGTGGGGCATCAGCCGACGATGCCCGAGTTAAAGCGGGCCCACAGGAAGCGTGTGAGAGAGAAGCGGAAGGAGCTGAAGTTATTCCGACGATCCAGTACAAACAATAAGTGATCCCTTCACTTCTAGATGACGCTTACGAAGAAGTCCGGTTAGGCAACGCGCCAGACAGTGAGTATCTGATTTAGCGGAATGTAGAGTCTGCCCAGTCCCAGATAAGTCATACACATGTCCGTAAAGCCATGTGTATAACTCATTTAACTTGGGAATCTTAAACTTGTGTGTGGCCTCAGGTGCAGAGGGAATCCGCACCAGATTCCGTGTGGTCTCCATGGTACAGAGCTCCTTTGCCCGAGGCCAGAGGTTCCGAAGTAGGCCCGCATCAGGTTCTGGCATCTTAGCACTGATGGCGTACGCCGCGGCCCGAACTACTGGCTTATCAAAGGCCAGATTATGGCAGACAATATAATCAACTGAATGCAAGATCTTCCGGAAGTCAAGAAAGACCTTCACAGGATCATCACCCTTATGCCTGGCAGTCTCTTCTGTAATTCCATGGATGAGAGCGGCCCCGGTATCCCATAGGATTCCTGGATCCAATCTGAGTTTTATATCCCGGCTATCTACCTTGGTTAGAATTGTTTGATCTAGGGTATACATGGCCCAACTTAATTGGAGAACTGCCGGAAATGCGTCTGAACAAGAGTATGGAGCATAGCGATTTTTGGGAAGTCCGTTTGTTTCGGTATCAAAGAGTAGAATCTTCATGTAGAGAGCCCAAACCCTGCCAGGGCTCAATCAACTTTACTGAAAAAATTTAATTGTCTTAAGTATAACATGGCCTCCCGTCGCACCCAGAAGAAGCAGCGCCAGAGCCGTCGTAAGAGCCGCCGCCAGCAGCAGAAGCAGCACCAGCAGCGCCAGAGCCGCCGCCAGCAGCGCGGTGGTTTCCGCTTCTTCTAGATCGATGCTATAAGTCCTCCTGATAGATTAAGTCCCTTTACTCACGAAATGGGATCCTCTACGGTTCTAACCTTTCGTCCTGGTTCGTATCTATCAAATATCTAATGCCCCAACCAGGTCTTAGATGGTCCGAAGGACTTTCTGTGCAGAGCAGATGGTCCATATAACTTCAGTCCTTCCATATGTTTTGCTGTACCATAGCCCATGTTAGAGCTGAATCCATATCGATCATTTAGTGTGGGGTCTTGAGCTAAGACATCAAGAACCCATTGATCGTGGGATTCCTTAGCAATGATAGATGCCGCGGCGATAGGTAGACTTACTGTATCGCCTTTTTCTATTGGAATGGCTGGAATAACCTCCTGAGTTTCAGGATTAGTCCAGTCATTCCAATAATTACCGTCCACGAGAATTCGTTGGAACGGAGTTACGAATGAACACAACGCTCTATGCATGGCAGCCATATCCGCTTGGAGAATATTGATAGAATCAATTTCCTCCGGCTCGGCCCACGTTACTACTGTCTCAATCGCATTCTCCTGAATATAGTCTTTTAGGATGGCCCTGGTGCGTTTCGTTAGTTTCTTACTATCTTTGATCTGGCCCAGGGCTACACCATGATCAGAATATCCCTCATCTTCAGGTGACATAATGACCGCCCCTACGTACAGGCGGCCCCATAAAGTTCCTCGTCCGGCTTCATCTAGGCCTACCTCTACAGAGCCATCATTAATCCATTGACGTAACATTTCCTATATATAATATAATGAGACTGCTACTCCTGTCATTTTTTTTGTTAGTGCTGGTATCTCTAGGTCTACTCTATGGACTTACAGAGGGATTTGCTGCAACTGCGGCAGCAACAAACAAGAAACAGTGGACAAGTATGCGTGCTAACTGGTTACCTGCATATGTATTAAATAGGGCTACTGCTACTCCTGCACAGCATCAGTTCTATACACTACTTATGGGAGATCCACAATCATTGCGTATTGATAATCTATCAAAAGCTCCGAAAAATCTAACCATGCAACAGCAGCGTAATATCTATGATGTGGAAATCAAGAATATGATAACTGATATTGAAGAATGGTCTAGTGAGGGGTTTCGTTCTAAGGCTCACATGATAACACAGGCCGTAGATGGAAGATGGGAAGATGCTACTCGTCAAGAGTGGGTGCCCAGGGGGCACCCCGAAGATAGATATAACTGTGCATATAATCCCGACTATATAAAGAAAGATGAGATCCCCTGCTGGAATTGTACCTTATAAATAGAGGAAATGAGTTCGCCAACACTTATTGGAGCATCGATTGCGGTATTTATCGTTGCTGCACTACTATATGTTCAAAGCGTGGAAGGGTTTGTATCGAATGTGCCAGCTGATCTGAATAGAGCAACTATATCGCGACCGAATATTTATATTCCAGCGATGCATGGGCCCAAACCCCCTGGGATACCCGGCCCTACTGCTACACCTAAGGAGGCAATGGCAACTAAGAATGAACTGGCTGAGCTCGACAGTAAATTGACCACGTGGCTCTCTGCAGCCAATCAGCGCGAACTAGAGAATCCTGCTTCCTTATCGCCTCATCAGCGTCAACAGCGCGTTGGTTACCAGGCCCGTATATCTACGATCAGACAACAGTTGGGTACGGGCCTAATTGTAGATAAATCTAAGGATGTAAGTGCAGAAATCCTCAGACTCCGCAATGAAAACGCGGGCTGGCAGGTCTATCCCATGTTTACAGATTCGAGCGATTTTGCCCCGCATATCAGCCCTACTGCCTTTCTCTCACCCGAGCAGTACAGAGAATTCCGAGGTCGAATGTTAGCTGGTCTCAGGGGTCTCCAGGAGTATCCACAGGCGGAGCCACTCATTCTAGTCCGACAGAAACAAATCGAAGAGATTGATTCAGAGCTGCGGCCCGTAGATGCCCAGGGACGTCTACCACCAATTCGTGTTAGAGCCGCCAGAGACTTCCTAGTGGCAATGATGCAGCCCACCCAGCCTCTGCCCTCTCTGATCAGTATTGATGGTATCTACGAGCCTAACATTGTAGCCAATCCTCTGGATATCATTCGTCAGGTTCAGAGTATGCCGAACCCTCCCCAGTACTTGGTTGCGTTAGCTAATTATTTATCGACTGGAAAGGCCAGTTTTAGTGAGGTAATGCATGCGCGTAGCATTGTCGCAGAACACGAATATTCTGGATTTGGCCCCAGTTATAGACAGGGTACTCAGGGTAGTCATGGTCTGGGTAATGGCAGACCACTTGAAAATATGGTAAGTAGGGCTGCTACCTTATGCAAGCAGGTCCGTGAAGCCTTCCCCTTTGATGCGGAGAGTCTGGGTTGCCCTAAGGTGATGCCCGCACATGAACCCGCTGCGGAAACAGTGATATATACTGTATGTCAGCGTATCAGAGAAACCGTTCCGAATGTTACTCCTGATCAATTCTATTGCCCCCGTATTCCTTCCGAATACTTTCCCCGTAATTAACAGGTATGGGAATTAATACAGATATATTAGCCGAATTAATTGCAAATTATACTATGTGGATTCTTATCCTCGTCCTCCTATACGCCTTTTCTCTCTACGTTTACTTCTTCCCGACTCCTCTCTCTAACTTCTATTATGGCGAAGGCTTCGAGGGACGTAGGTATCAGCAAATGACAAGATAAGTTTCTTTTCTAGATGTAGAGTATGCATCCGAAAAATGTTGCAATCAATGTGACCTTATTACTTGTGGTCCTAGCTCTGGGCCTTTTTGTATCTAAGATGCTTTCTAGTGAAGGGTTTCATGATTACACCTGCAATGCATGCAAGAGAAATCCGTGTGGCTGCCGCGGTTCTGATGATGATTACAAACGTTGTCCTGCGATAGATTGGTCCAAGTATGTTCTGAAGGCTACTGTGCCTCCGTGCCCACCTCAGCCCGATATGTCTCGGTATATGCTAAAGTCTGAATGCCCTGTACCTCCCGATATGTCGCGTTACGTTCTGAAGTCGGCCGTTCCTCCCTGCCCTCCTTGCATCAGTACGTGCAACAAGCCGTGCAAGATTGGTGATTGCCCTCCCTGCCCCAGGCCCAGATGTCCTGTTGTAAACTGCCCTGAGCCGAAGCCGTGTGCCCCTTGCGCACCGGTGGAGCCACCGAGATGCCCTGAGCCGCAGGTCACGTGCAAGGCCAAGTATCAGGAGGAGTCTCCTTGGCTGGTCCGTCCTATGCTATCTTCCATCTCTGGCATGTAGTTTGTTCGAACGCGAAGCGTTCGAACCTTCAGGTATGTTAAGGTCTGTAATTTAATTTATATCATTCTATGATATAAATTAAAGCACAATAATTAAGGGGATGGACACCAGATTTTGGGGGCCATCCGGTTGGAAACTACTTCATTTGATCGCTGCGTCACCAGGAGACTCTAAGGTCTACGACTGGTTTCAGCTACTGCCCTACGTACTTCCCTGCAAGTTCTGCCGAACCTCTCTACAAGAATATTACACTCAGCTTCCTCTTAGTCTAGCGATAGTAAAGGATCGCAATGCGTTCAGTCATTGGCTCTATACTATTCATAATATGGTGAACGAAAAGCTGCGGAGTCAAGGTATTCTCAAGACTCCTAATCCTTCCTGGCCCTCGGTACGCGATGAATACAAGAAGATGACAGAGTCACTCTGTGATACTAGTCCAATGGTGGGCTGGGACTTTCTAGCCTCGATTGCCTATACAACTCCGACCAAGGGCATTCATTCTAAACCTATGGAGCCTCCTTATGGGCCCAAGCCAACGACTCTAGCCGAACGCAATCAATACAATATGTTAACACCAAGAGAACGTATATCGGCTCTCAGCCATTTTTGGACACTGATCCCATCCATCCTCCCATGCGAGGCATGGCGCTCGGCTTGGACTGCGGCCTTACAGAGGCCACCTCCACTGAAACGGGGTCGCGGACCTGTAAGCTGCTGGCTCTGGGACCTGGAAGCATCGGTGTGCTCATCCCTTCGCTGCCCAATACCACACTCTTCTCTTCCCGCACTAAAGTCGGAGCTGAATGCATTTGAGAGTGCATGTGGGTCGAAGTCGACACGGAAGAAGACCTGCCGAGCCAAACGGGACCAGTTACGACGAGCGGCGATGACGAGACGGGTCCAGACGGGCGGCGCTCTGGTCCACTAGAAAAGGACCGAGGCTCACCGGTACCAGACCAACCGATACCAGGATATTTAGTCAAAAATTCCTCTTTTTGACTAAGCATTTACCAGATATATGTTAGAATCCTTAGACTGCTATAAACATGAATGCTGTCATCATATATTTATTGGTAGTATCATGAACGAATTAATCTCTGCAAGACGTGAAGATGTATTACAAGCATATAATTCTGCTAAAGCATCAAATCGTCGATTATTTCTTGAGGGTGACGATAAGGCAACATCTGATTACATCTTTCCAAATCAAATGGAAGATGCAAATAAAATTGTAGATGAGTTCTATAAAAATAACCGCCGTGTCATTAGCATTCAAAAGAAGACCAAGGTTGGAGCAGACGGTTTAATGATTGAAATTGCGAAACTTCTAACTACGCATATTGATGATGCCTTTGTAGTGAATCCTGACAATGTTAGAATTCTTACAGGTATGAGTAATGCTGGCTGGGAGAAGGACATGATTGATAAAGCACCCAACTGCTTTAAGAACAAAATCTTTCATCATGGGAAACTATCGCGCGCAGATCTTATGAATATAAAAAATGGTCTAATCATTATCGATGAGATTGACACTGGTGATAAGGAGTTTCAAGTTCTGCATAATACATTGAAGGAAGCAAAAGTTCTCGATGTTAAGCATATGAAGGATAATAATAATCGGTTTGTATTTATTAGTGCTACAATGATAAAAGAATTATATGATCTGTATCAATGGGGCCCACTCCATGAACTCTGTAAGATGACTATTCCTTCTTCATACTGTGGCCACAAGGATTTCTTAGAAAAGGAAATCGTAAAGGAGTTTTATCCACTTCTTGAATATACCTATTCATGTTGTGTAGAAGAGTGTACATTCGAACATTCTTGTTTAGATAAACTACACACACACTTAAAAAGTAAACATAAATTAAACGATGAACAGTGTGAACATCAGTGTAAATTGTCTGATTCTAGTAAGATATTAAATGCTGAAAAATGGGTTCAAGAGGATATTATTACCAATTATGGATCAGATTACAGAGTTCATCTTATACGTGTTAATGCAAAGATTGTTGATGTAGTTCAAAATGCATGTATTCGTAATGGTGTCGCATTTAGAAATCATACTTCAACTGACCGGCTGACACAAGAAGAAATCAATGAATTCTTTAAAGAACCTTTGACTGGACATACTGTCCTTGGTGTAAAAGGGTTCTTTCGTAGGGCCAACCTTATTCCGAATCGTTGGAAACTTCGTATTGGTGCGACACATGAACTTTACACCAAAATTGTCGATAATAATGTTCAAATTCAGGGTCTGACAGGACGCATGACAGGATATTGGCGCAGTGAAATTGAATCGGGTCATAAGACAGGCCCTCATAGAACATCTATCAAGGCAATTGAAGAATATGAGAAGACCTATGAAGACCCGTTTGGACTTAACTCCTATCAAACTGCTGGATTCAAGAAGAAGAAAGGAAAAGTATCGGCAGATTTAACCATGCTTTCGCCGGCACATATTAAGAATTTAACAGCCAATGAATTACCATCGATTGAAGGCATAACTATATCATATTTGGAAGAATTTCCAACAATGGACGCACTCAATATGCGGTGGAAGGAACTTAATCCTAATGGAAAGAAATTACGCGAACCTCGTAAAGATAATGATAGATATATATGTTCTATTGGAGAAACTAGTAAGGAATATACCGCTTCTATGATTCGAGAAAGAATTGGTGGGACAAGTATGGCATACTGGGGAGAAGGATATACAGGTGCTAAGCAGGATGATATCATACACCGCACTTATGCAGGATATGATATTAATATTCCTATATTCTTCTTACGATGGGCTATTAAAGGTAATGATTAAGACGCCTTAGGTGCATCTTTGCGGAAACATAGTTTACGTGTCTGCCGAATGAGACGCAGTTCAGGAAAGACTGACTTCCGTGCAGGATTTAGACGGATATACTGGGGCCACTTGGCTAACATCCGCTTCACCGTCTTTCGCTCACGGGCCAGTCGATTTCCTGCCTGGAGCCCACCAGGAGTCTTATACGTCGCTGTTAGAAGCGCAACGTCGTTAAGTCGGACTATGACTTGATCCCGTTCCCAGAACTGAATCGTCCTCTGGAAATCCTCCTTCTCACCATTACCGATACGGATCTGGACATCGCCCTTGGGATTATAACATCCCCAGAAAGATCCGATCACGAACTTGAAATCCGTAGATGCACCGGCCGACATAAAAAAGGGATTGGCCACAGGATAGACTCCCCAGAAATTGGCTCCCACCTTATCACACTCGGCAAAGCCACGATCAAATAAGGCAGCCAGATCCGTAATCGGCTTCTTCTTCATGTTGATAAATCCGGTGACATCATCATCAAAGGAGATAAGCGCCTTACCCTTAGGAAAGTAGTCGAAGATAAAATTCCGGACCTCGGGTAGTCCCTTTACGCCGACCACGATATGACCAACCTCGGACCCAAGACCCGCCTCATATAACTTCTTCTGTTCCTGATCAGCAACAAAGACATAGATCTTCTCCTTAGGAATCTTATACCGTTGGAGAAGGGCCAGCGTCTTCTCTTTCAGAATTTCAACGCGATTGTATGATGGAATTACAACTATCCAAGACATCCCTAGTTAGGTTATATAAAAATGTGACATTGCTTGAATACGGACCGATAACCATATGCCGGTATCTATCTGGAGCAATATTACCGATGGTGAATATGCGGACAAGATTATTGAGGAGACCCCTACCCATCTTCACGTCAAATACTTTGGTCAACGGACAGGTCTAAAAAATCACCTGATCACATCTGGCGCATTCTTCTTCTATAAAAATGGCAAAGGCAAACCATACATCTATGTTGGACCCATTGAGACAGCAACCAAGACCGGTACAGAACATAACATTGCTGTGTACGACTTAGTTATTCTAAAAGAGGTAGGTGAGCCGAGAACATTTAGAATCAAGAATGATGCGTGTTCTAGCTTTGGATGGCCCTGTATTAATTCATTTGCAGTGATGTCAGGAATTATTCAACATTAATTTTCTTATAGTAAGATAAATGGACGTGAAGCCCCTATGGATTTTTGTAGCTGGCTTTGTTCTTCTATCTATCTTTACATCGATTGTAATGTCGAGGCATAAGCATATCATCCATGGTAGGACCTGGATCCTACCTGGCGAGACGTGGCACAGACCGATCCTACCTGGTGAGACCAGACAGAGATCTATAATTCCTGGCGAGACACGGCACAGACCGATCCTACCTGGTGAGACGCACCACTACGAGGGATTCTCTTCTGATGCTACGTTCTATATGTTCGGCGTAGATTGGTGCCCTCACTGCACGTCGACCAAGCCTACCTTCGAATCCCTGGGTTCTACACAGACCATCGGCGGGAAGACTGTCCAGTGTGTTTACGTAAATCCCGAGAAGGAGCCTGAGAAGGCAGTGGGATTCTCTGTTGATGGCTATCCGACACTAATTCTTCAGAAGGGCTCGCAACAGATAAAGTACTCTGGCCCGCGGACAAAGGATGGGTTCCTGCAGTTCCTCCAACAGAACGTCTGAGCCATGTAGCCGCTGCGGCTTCACCCTCTTGAAATAGGGCGAAACGTTCTTCTGCAGTAATATCGAAGTTCAATGATGATACTTCTGAATCAACAGAAATCCACATTGAAGGTCGTTCACGACATAGACGCGGCCTATGAGTAACTAGAACACGCATACAATATTCAACAAAGGTTTCTATCGTAGTAGTTTCCTTTGTTGGCCCAAAGATCTGAGATCGACTACACGCGATAACTAGGGTTTCTTTCTTATCCTTAACATGAAACCATGGACACTGCTCTAGCATTGCCCCATCGCAGTACAGATCTCCCGAAGGTGCTCGCCAAGGTGTGAAGATAAAGGGAATACTACATGATGCTCTAATCGCATCGAGGATACGCATGTTAGGATGTGTATCAACAGAAAAGAGTTCGAGATTACGTTTATTCATATTTACAGCAGTAATTCCTAAGTATTTCTCATGTAGATCTGCAAAAGTCCAGTCAGATGCGCCAGGCTCCCAGGTATCCACGAAGCTACCAAGCATCTCTATCATTTCCTTTCCTGAGGTGAACCCCCAGGTATTCATATAATCTATGAATAACTCCTTATCGATTGTTACAAGTGGACGCATATCAAAATGTTGAACACAGTCACGAATCCATGCAGAAGATACACCGAGGGCCCCGAGATAGGCACAAAATGAACCAGCAGAACAACCGTACCAGGATTTAACATTAGATACTACCCCTTCATCAATTAGACACGCTAAAATGCCCATGAGACCAGTTCCTCTCGCCCCTCCTGCGCTAAAACTAAGCGACGTTATCTTTGAAGAAGACATTCCTCTCCTAATGTCAAGGATATGTCACGGCAACCGCAAACGCAAGGACAGGCGCCACCGCAGCTAACACCTAATTCTCTATTTGATGCACAGGCAAATATGGACCGTATCCGTCTCCAGGTATACAATCGTATTCTGGCGACCATTCATGACCGGATTAAGTTTACAGCGGCCAAACAGAATTCACCCCAGATGGTGTCCTATAATGTCCCCGAGTGGCAACCTGGATGCCCTCGGTTCGATGTACGTGACTGTATTATTTATGTGGTCTGGCATCTCCGTCAGTCGGGATTTAAAGTCCTGTATGTTTCTCCGAATCGACTCCTCGTTAGCTGGAAAGAGCAGGCAATTCAGTATTATACTCAGGATTCGCCTATCAGACAGGCGATGTTACATGCTTCGGATCCCCTTAAAAAGACAGTTCCAGAAAAGTCGATTCTTAAGAAGACTACATCGTATAAGCCGATAAATGAGGGTGTGGCAGGTCTCCTTACCAATGGATCATCACGGAAAGAAGGGGCCACGATTACCTTCATTTAGCGACGTCTGAATCGACCAAAAGTATCTCTCACAATCTTTGCACTCCTCATATAGCTGCCTCCACTTTGACTCGTAGTTACAGTGGAGGCAAAGCGTAGAAGTGTATCAATCGCAAGGAGGAGGAGTAGACCTATAGCGATAAACATAAATATTTCAGCCGTACTCTGAGTATTAGCGGTAGATGTTAGAGTATCAAGTTGCTTTGTGAGGGTATCAAGGCGCTTATTCATGTCGGCCCAGATATCTGTTGGAATACCAACAGGAGGTGAAGGAGATGGGGTATGGACTACCCGTTCTGGTTCAGCAGGTATCTGTCTCCACAGAGTAGGTTTTCCAGCAACAATTTCGGGCCGCTGCAGAGTTTTGGAGAAGTCAGATTCCATCATAAATGCCTTTTCCCAAGAGTCAGAATCACCGGGAATAGGAAAAAAATTGGTCATATCCTGGGCCTTTAGACGATTCACTGGCCCAGTGGGAGCTCCGACAAGAACATCATCCTTCTGCTCTACAGGTGCCTCAGGTGTAGGCTGATCCGGAAGAGGCGGAGGAGCATCCTTTGCAATTCTAATTTTCTTATGGCGCCGAGTTGGCTCGACGCCAACTGGACCTAGGAACGCCTCATCTAATGCACAATAACTCATGCCCCTGCTTTCTACATATAGTTTTGATCTTCAATTTAACCAGCCTAATGTAGGGATGTTAATCTTTGTTCTTTCCATGGTTGCTCTAACCCTATTTATATATATCTCTGTCACGGAGTCTTCTCAGACTAAGGTCGAAGCCTTTGAATCTATGCAAGCTCTCGATGTAGCACCGAGTACAAATGAGGTCAAGGTGTATTATAAGACCTTATTACTGTATGCAGATAACGATTTTAGAGGGTCAGGTGTGAAGTCTATGCGGCTCTTGGGTGATATGCGCGATCGTATCTATGGGCCTCGCAATTTTCGTAATGATCTGAAGGTTGAAGATATTCTGGCGAACTGGCCCCCATGGCTGCAACCTCTTAGAAAGGATTCAGATGAGACAAAGCCTTCTACTGAAGATGCTGTAACAGCAGAGCTACATATTTTATCCTATCTGCAAACAAACTTCCCTCAGGAGCCTGGTGTTGATCCTCGCTATGGATCGATTGTTACAAATCTAATTGAGGATTTTGGTAAGCGGTTTGTCTTTGAAAAGGCTCAGAAGATACAGGTAAAAGAGGATTTCCTCTTTGTGCCATTAACCCGCAATTGGGTGAATCCTACACAGTCGCCGGCCAAGTAGACAAATTCTAAGTAATCAATAGTATGCAAGCACCGCCTCCGATCAAACTACACTGGTTCCCGATGGAGCCAACATGGATTGTCTCTATCATAGTAGTTATCTTTGCTGCGCTTCCCCATCAGCTTCCTATACCGCTGTCCTTCGGACTCTGCACATCTCTCGGTAGAATACTAGGTGGCGCAGTGATAGCAACAGTCGGCTATTATAAACCAGTTCTTGGCATGGCCCTCCTTTTTCTCTTAGTTACGACGAATATGTCAGAATATGTAGAGGGCTACGAAGGTATCATAAAGGACAAGATTAAGAAGAGTGGGACCTGGTTCGCTGAAGATGTCATGGGTGAGTCTCCTGATATGATTCAGGAGAGAGGCGCAGAACTCATTAGCAGTGATGATGTACAGGGGTCCAATCGCTGGTATCAAGAATCTGCATTAGATGAACATCCAAAGACAATTCAAGAACGTAGTACGCCTACAGAAGTCTATCAAGAATCACGTGGACACCAAAAATAAAACTTATTTAGTAGATGCTAGCCCTCGCTCAACAGCCCCTATTCCGTCTAATTGCGGCGATAACTGTTCTGCTAATTACAGACTATCGTCCGACCTGGGGTGTCCTCGCTGGTCTTGTATGGATCGTATGGGTTCTAACACCTCATTATCTCCATACCAGTAAAAATATTGGCTTGAGGTAGGGAATATGGCTAAGCCAAAGATAGTTACTGCGGACTCTAAGAATCTATCAGCATCTGATGCGTTCTTAATGGGTCTCCATGAGGTTAACATGAATCCCTATATCCTCGGCCTCGCATACATTCTGCTCAATCTAGGAGGACGCTTTATGGTCATGTCTGTTACTCCGGGCCAGGAGGCCTTTCTACAGAATATTGTATTCCGACCCCTGCTTCTATTCGCAATTATGTTCATCGGCACGAGAAACATAGTTGTGGCATTCTGGTTAACTCTGGTTGTTATTGCGTGTCTACACTACTTATTCAATGAGAACTCGAGTTGGTTTCTGTTGAAACCGACTACACGTTCAGCGTGAGCTCCGCACCGACAGTCTCTACGGGCTGACGCTTGCGACCACGTCTAACTCCAGACATCGTACTTCCTACGCTGCGATCTCCGACACTCTGATTGTCGCCGTGTAAGATAAACTCAGCCATCGGATCACTGGATCTCTGTACCTGGACATTTCGAGATGTCTCGGGCCCAGGCCCGCTCGGCGTGAAGGCTCCAGCCTGCTGCGTATGAACGGGGATGTTTATAGTCTGTGCTCTCTCTGCCTCAAAGGCACGGAGAATATCGTCTACACCTGATGGCCCCTTCATCTCACGACGGACCTTAGGCGCATCATCGGATCCCGATGACATGTTAAACGGCATCTTGGGGCCCTCGGGCTGGTACCCAAAGGATGAAGGAGGTGCTGCCGCACTTCTATCCATGGCAGCCGCCATAAAATTGCCCATACCACCACCCATCTTGGCCGCAATCTTCTGGGCAAATTGACGCTGCAGCTCAGGATCCTCATTCAGAAGATCAGCCATCCCAGGGATGCCGGTACGTTCAGCCATCGTATTCGTCAGATGATACATGGTAGCAGATACACCCAGGGTTCCCGCTAATCTGAGCAGAGGATGCATCTTGGCCTTGTCCTTGTACATATCGTACAGCTCCTCGAAGATCTCATCAAAATCCTCAACATTGGTGTGCACGGACTCGGACCAGCCCTTCAGACGAGGCTTCACCGGTAGCCGGTGACCGAACTTGTCATTCACCATCTCGATGCCCGTCACGAAGGTCATGAGAGCATTACGCTGGAAACGGATAGACGACTCGAGATTACGACTGTCGGTACGCTTCTCGACCTCCGCCTTGATCTCATCAAGAGAGTTGGCCATTGTCATCCGCTGGCCACCGATATCACGTGCATCAAGACGACCAATCTTGGTCAGGAACTCCTGCTTCAGACGGTTCTCCTCCTCAGGACTGATTCTGGTTGTGACGGGCGGGCCCGCACTAGGTGCAGAAGGCACCTCGGGACTTAACATAAAGGGTACCTCGGATGCCTTATTAATCTTGATATCGCCTGCGCCGGGGGCAGCATCCAGATTCACCACTTCCAGATCATCGACAGACTTGAGCTGAATGTTAGGAGCATCACTGCCTCCCGACTGATTTGTAGAAAACGATACCTGGCGACTAGAAGAAGAACTAGAGTTAGAATTTCTGGGAGAGGCGGCCACCTTGCCCTGGTTTGCCAGGAGATTCAATCCGAGATCATCGCCGAGATCAACAATATCTGCACCGAGATCAATCTCCTTCGCCTTAGAGGCAAAGGACGCGAGCTCGGAAATTGATGGCTTTGAAGACTCCGCAAAGGATACACTCATACCTTGCCTTAAGACAAGACCTTTAATTGCGGGCTCAAACGAGGGCCAAAATGTGACTCACTATAAGTCATGTAAGACAAACATATGCTTCCGAATTACTATCTCGTAGGCTCATCGCTTCTCTTTATTATCCCAGCCACAATTGCTCAGTTACAGCAATTCTGGGTCGGATATTATATCGGTCTCTTTACTACCATCATCTCTTCACTCTATCATTTGACTAAGCTTCAGGAACTCTTCTGGCCCGATCGTCTGGCGTATTTCCTGTATACACTGTCTACGATCTACATCTGCAAGAAAAAGGGGTTAGTTGCACTCTACTGTATTCCTTCATCCTTCTGTACTATAATCTATTACGGGGGCTATGTCACTCGGACCATGGTGTGGGATCCGGACCAGAGGGTTGCAACAACCTGGCATGTTATCATGCACGTTGTGTCTTCAGGTACAGGAGCGATTGCTCTTAGCTATTAGGCCAAACTTGAATAGTGTGCTTTGACTTACAGATATATAATGGATTCTTCTACAGAGTCTGAAGGGCCCGTACTTTCGGTACAAGAAAGAGGAGACGAGAGATCTGAGATAGCAGTCAAGGCAAAGCGGTCCAGTTCTAAGCCAGCAAATAAGAAGAGGAAGGTAGAGATACCTGTCCCCGTTTCTATTCAAGAACCTATTCCTGGACCTATATCTCGATCATATCGAGATCGTATGATTCAAGACACAAGTAAGGAAGATGCTATTGCTGCTTCATTTCAGCAAGAAGTAAAAGACTCTAAACTTCCTCCTGCTAAAGAATTTCCAGGAGACTTACGAGATGAACTATGGCTACTTTGGTTTGGAGCAGCTCTGACCTATGCGGTGTGTCAATGTTGTAGAAAAGTTGTGATCAGTAGGTTTCCAGAAGAATCAAATTTGCAAGGATTTGAGGCAAGCCATATCTTTCCTAGAAATAAGGGTGGCCCGCCTGATTTCTATAATATGGTGCCTCTGTGTGGATATTGTAATAGAAAATGTAGTACAAAACATCTGTTCTTCTATGCATGGGATAAACACAAAATAGCACTTTGGAACTTTAAAAGATTTAAAACTTTCCTGCTCATAAAACTTGAATGAATCACCGTGGCCCACACCAAGGTAATGGAGTCCGATAGTCCAACGCTATCTGTAGAAGAGAGGAAGGAGGTACCTGCCGTGAAGGCAAGACGACCTCCTGCAAAGAAGCGGAAGCTGGAGCCCAAATTCTCTGCAGAGGATGTCATGAAACTCGCATGGAGGGAGGCGGGTAATAAGATTGCTGCATATTATCAGGGCCTGGTCGATGCATCTACCCTAGATCGTAATGCAGATACAATGACTGACAGCCTACGTATCAGTGTGTGGGATAACTATTTCCGGAATACCAGGATTGCCAGATGTCCGTGCTGCAATATTCGCGTGATCAGTGAGTCGGCCCATCGCTTTGATCTTCAGACCTTTGAGGCGGGCCACATCTTTCCTAGATCACGAGGTGGCACTCTTGATCTAGTAAATTTGATTCCGATTTGCAAAAAGTGCAATGGAGACATGGCGACCCAACATCTATATTCCTACGCCTGGAAGACATATGGCATTGCTCTGTGGCCTATGCCCTGAGGGGTTCGATCTTAGTGACAGAGAGCTCCGCTCTCGTCAACTAAGATCTGCCCCTCCAACCCCTGCTTTCCTATTATTAAACTCGTATAGCGGTATAGTAAGTTATTTTTTACTGGCTTATTAGTTCTTGAGCCATTTTCTTCTGTGCATCAGCAGCAAGAGGAGAACCGACCCTAGGCGCAAAGGTTTTGCGACCATTTGTTCTTCTCCGTGCATTAAATTCACGAATATTATATGGCACAGGCCCTCTATTAGATGTGAGAGCATTCGACCTTTTTTGTGACAGACGTAACCTGGATCTGCGCTGACTCAGTGTTATATCCGTACTGCTTCGGGGCAGGGGTGTATTCAGTGCAGCCTTCAGCTGACTGATCCTGCCACCCTGGGGATGAGACTTGGACTGGACAAGTTCTAACAGATTCAGAGCATTCGATACGGCACGTTGACTCGACGTCATAGAACGAGTATTACGATGAATACGGCCTTCTTTGACTGCCTTATAGTATGCACTGGCCAGATTTACACCCGCTTTGCCAGCAGGATCTCCTATTGGTAGACTCATAGCAACAGCGAGAGCGGCGAGCTGTTCTGTATATGGTGTATCAGCCTTCTTAATACGCTCATAGTAGTTGATCGTGTCCTGGAGAGATTTGCGGAATGCAGCTTCAACATTCGGTGGAACAGGCATCTACTTATTCCTTAGATTTTTCGTCCATCAGCATCAGGGCCATTGCTGCATAGTTGTGTAGATCTAACATTGTATCTCTGATGCTCTCAGAATCGACGAGAGCGACACCAGATTTGGTAATCGAGAGGGCCCGTTGAATCTTGTCCTCAATTCGCATGAGGACACCGATGACGCCGAATTTGGCGAATGCGTCACCATAATCTGCATTCTTTTTGGCAAAGAGCTCGAGGGCCGTCTGCTGAACCTCCTTCATCTGAGTGACTCGATTCATGAGGGGCATGCTGCCCCTCCAACCCCTGCTTCTAGCGTCAAATTTTAGACCGGTGGCCATTTCAAACCGGCATTAATTATATGTTTTTTTTCTTCCATAGCGATTGCGACAAGCACCGTATCTCTTTCAGGTTCTTGTATTATATACATACGTGATTTGAGAGGGATATCTTTGCTATATTCATTAAACTTATCATATAGTTTCTTCTTGAGTTCATCGCTGATTATCCATGTCTTATTATTTACATCACTACATCTGAACCAGTGTACAGACCAAGTTAACGCATTGCGCCCTTCATCATTTAGTAGCTTGAGGTCTACAACATTTTTCTTTAGTGATTCTTCAACTGCTAGCTCTACATGGAGACTGAGACAGTATTCAGATGGTGTCTCAATGCCTTTTATTTTTTTATACTTAGTTACATATAAATTATGGATAAAGTCCTCTTCAGTCCCCTTTAGGAGAGATGTTTCTTCTATTTTTACATATCTATATTTTCCAAGAGGTGCAACTAACATTATTATATAGATTTCTATAGCAGTATGATGTCAATTTTAATGCAATTCTAAGCCAAACACATCAAGAATGCATCCGCGAGATCATCCTTCTTGGCCTGGGCCTGCCACCACGTGAGCCAGGGGCCACCAACAGGTGAATCTGTTAGAAGTTTCGTAACCCGTTCCATACCTGCAATCTTCCTTGAGCGTTTCCCATCCTTTCCTACGGTCGCATCCGTCCCCTTGGTCTTCACAGATGCATTCGCAAACTCCATGGTTCCCGTCCAGCCCTTCTCTGTACGGAGCCGATGGTCCAACAGTGTAAACAGCATGATCTGTACAGACTTCATATGCGGTGCGAACTCTGAGGGCTGGTTCTCAATCCGGATCCTCTCAGAAGAGGCCAGATGATCAATCTCGGTCGACATACACACCTCCATCGCTGCGAGCAGAGCCTGGAGTGTAACACCCTTGGCCTTGGGAGCCTTGTACGGCATCAGACGGACCAGAGCCGCCTTCGCCTCGAGATCCTTCTTTGACAGTTTCTTTGCGGTCTTGGCATCGAGACCAAGCACTGTCTCGCCGAAGGCCCTCCATCCCTTAAGACTGGTATCCTCGAGTTCAAGTGGGGCCTTTGCCGACTTCTTCACGCACTTCTTACATAGCCGAACGAACTCAGTAGGGGTCGTGTTAGAAAATGAGGCAGGCCCGCCACAGGCACACCGTGTTTGCGTCTGAGATTCGGCCCCACCGGCTAACAGATTCAGATTGACCCACCGGTTCACGGAGACCAGGGAGCCAGAGGCATCAAGAGTCAGAACACAATAGCTCAGATTCTTGATGCCCAAGTCAAAGGAAGCAACAATCATTGGACAACTATGTTAGATCCCGTTTAGACCAAAATAGATTTCTAAGAGTAGAATGCCTAACACAATTAAATCTTCATCGCAGCAAATAGCAACTATTCAAAAACGTATTTTAACTATGGATAAATGTTGTCAGCAGACTCAGAATCAGACTCTTACAGTAGATTTCACCGTAGCTGGGCCCTATATTATTCCTGCTGGATATACAACTGTAACAGCATATTTATGGGGTGGCGACGGCGCACAAGGACTACAAGATCTAAGATATCCAGCATTTTATGGAGGTGTCGGTGGAAGTGGCGCATATCTAACGGGTGTATTTCCTGTAACCAGTGGTGACACCGTACAAATTGTAGTAGGTCAGGTTGGAGCTGTTACACTAGGTGGAACCTTTGGAGGTGGTAATGGCGGAGCAGGTGCTGGTGGAGGCGGGTCCGCAGGAGGTGGAGGCGGTCTATCTTCTCTTAGTGTTAATGGTACGACGTTTCTTGTTGCTGGAGGAGGCGGTGGCGGTGGTGGTGCAGAAGGAGCAAATGGCCAGGATGGTGGTGCAGGTGGCAATGCGTGGACTACAGGTAACACTGTAGCTGGCGGTATTTATTATGCATCTAATGGTGCCGATGCAGATGCTAATGGTGGCTTAGGAGGTTCATTAATTGGAGGAATACCAGGTGGTCAAGGTGCTACATCAGGTTTGCCCAGTCGTGGCGGTCGTGGTGGATCAGGTTCAGCACAAAGTGGTGGAGGAGGTGGTGGTGGAGCTGGTTATTTTGGGGGTGGTGGAGGTGGTGGGTTAGGCGCCAGTACAGGTTCAGGCGGCGGTGGCGGCGGTGGTTCTTCATTTGTGAATCCTATCGTTACAGGGCCTACAATTGGTATAGATACTACGTTCCAACCGAGTGGTCATGTTCGTCTAGTATTATCGTAAATAAAAATCTTATCCTAGACTAGAATGCCGACGTATGATAATTCTTATGAAGCTCGGACAAAACGTACCAAAGCAGCACTTATTGCTCAGAACCATATTGCAAACAGAACCAAGGCTATACAGGGGCCTTCAGGCAGAGATGCATCTACCTATACCGCCTTACTTGCAGGATTAAAGCCGTATGTTGTTCAGACTGCGACTGGAGGTAGGACAACCGATCTCCCAGGCCCCTGCTGCAACTGAGCAATCCAAATGGGAATCTCCTTATAGTCTGTATGTGTGGTCTGACCATTAGCCCACACATAGATACGTTCAATGAATTCCTGGAAATCTTTCCGACCATCTGGCCCCTTGCGTACAGGGCGGAGCTCTCGAACTACAATCTGACCTATTGCATCGCGAACTAGCCCATCAGTCTGTTTTATATCCTCCTCTCCAATTGGATGGATGGAGAATCCCATATTCGTTATAATTCCGAGATTCTCCTTCGCATCAATCATTTTCTCTAGTGTGAGCATTGACTAGTCTATACTTCGCTAATAGTAGTAAACTTTTGTCCATTGCGTAGCAATTTGTTCGTGTGCTTTGTTCGTGTGCTACGCAACGAACCTAGAATTTTTTTTAGTGGTTTGTTCGTTTGCTGAGCAACGAACTTAGTATTTCTTTTTAGTGGTAAACTAACACTAAAAAAAATTACCCCTTGTGGGGATCGAACCCACAATCTTCAGCTTTGTTCGTGTGCTGCGCAACGAACCTTAGAAGGCTCAGGCAGGTAGAAGGCTGACGCGTTATCCATTGCGCTAAAGGGGCTGAAAGCCCCTGAAGTCGTGAGACTAAAGGGGCTTGTGTCTGGCCCTTACGGGCCAGACGATTGCACCAACCGGGAATCGAACCCGGACTGAGAGATTGGAAATCTCTTATTCTACCACTAAATTATTGGTGCGTTGTTCTAGGCGGGGATTGAACCCGCGACTTTGGCGTGCCTATGCTAGACTAGTCTAGCAAAGGGGTTTTCACCCTTAAGTATACACATGTGTATAAGCACCACGCTCTACCAACTGAGCTACTAGAACGTTATTCCCAGGCCGCCAGCCTGGGAATTAAGTCCTAATAGCATCCTGCCACGACGTGGCAGTGAGCTACTAGAACTGAATTCCCAGGCCTGGGAATGAGAGAGGCGGTCTCCTACAACCTTATACCCAAGGTTATAGCAGTGTCAAGTTTTGAATAGCAACCTATCGATTGTCGTCTCTACGCAGAAGGCCCGATGCAGCACAATTCCCGTCAGAAATAGTACAAGCAGCGTAGGCCAATACGGGGTCCGAAGGACCCAGGCCAGAAGTCCCGCAGCGATAAATGTTAGAACTGTATCAACCACTGCAAAGTCCATGAACCGATACGAATGGGCCCCTTTCCGTTCCTCACCAAATAGATTCTTATACGGACACGACATCTATCTTGGGTCGTCTAAAAAGTACAGTTTGCGCCCCCCATTCCTTGGCCATGGCTATCCAATGCTCATTCCATTCACGGATGAGAACAATAATCTTGACCTCACCTGTTTCTAGACTAAGGTATGACTCTTTATACTCTAGTCCAGTGCCATCACAGATACTTAAAGAAATAATCTTACCAAAGTTATCACTCTTCCATCGTTCCACTGCCTCCTTAGTTGCCGATCTCTTTCCCTCACCACCCTGGAGACCCGTAATAAATAGCATCGATGGCCCCTTGGTCAAAAAGGCATGAATTGCATCGACCTTCTCAGACCACCCATGAATAATGGGGATCTCCATTACTACGTATTCTTGATTCTAATCTGGTCCAAACAACGCAGCCACTTATGTTCAACTACAGAACCCAGCTCCAGGATACTCGTCTCACACAAATGAATCTTACTCTGCAGGATCGGATTCAGCAGAGGCTTCATAGCCGGAATAACAGACCGTAGCCAGAAATTCGGATTCACGAGATAAATCCCTCTAAGCTTTTCGCGATGATCGGCATTCAGCAACTTAATAAGACTCTGTGTTAGGCCCAAGGAGGTATAATGCTTGGTTTCCATATTGGCAAAATCAATAATCCAGACCCAGGGCCCCTTCATTGTATCCAGGTGTTTCTTATGATTCCCAAGCGTCTGTGCTGTCTCCCTTTCCACCGTAAGAGCCGGGGCCGTATAGACCAGAGTGGTATCCCCCTGGATACCAAAAGGATGAAAACTATGTGCCGAACAGTGCGGGCAGGACATTATGTTAGGAAATGAAAAGGTTTTGTATAGTCTTACGCAACTAGGTCCAGTCAATTAGGATTCCGCATTTAAGAGTACGAGTAGTGGGCGTTGAATTGACCCATTCCTCGTGGGTGCGTACGAAGCAGCATGGGAACTTTTCCTGGAAGAAAGGTAACATCTCTTCTAGAGTTTTAAAGTATAGGACGGTCCGAACACTACTCAGGCCTCCTCCTACCTGAGGATTCAGCAGATCCCCATAAGGATCAAACTTAACATTGCTGAAATCAACCAGATACTGTGTTGAACCACATCCAGCTACCTTCTTGAGCTCGTCGATAAAGAGAGAGATCATCAAACTAATCTCGTTCTTCTTATTCTCTAGTGCGAGGCCCTGCAGATATTCACGACTGTAAGAGGTCATTTACCTTTCCTATACCAGTTCATAAGAGTCAAATTTTTTATTTCGATACAGTAAATGAAGCAAGAGCGTATCTTGGCCCTCCGAGCACTAGCAAAAAAACATCCGTATGCTCAAGATGTCGGCTACATATGGAAAAATCCCTTAAATTCTAAAAGTAGGGGTATCCGTTGGTCAGTTACTGATTTGAATGCATTTAGAAAGTTCCAACTTGAATATAGATCCTAAATGGACCGAATAAACTGCCAACCCATTTCTGCACAAATCTTCTGCCATACCTGGTCCTGCTGATATAATTTCTCCCTCGATTTCAAGAGCTGAAAGCAAGGTAGAAACTCATCTAGTTCCAGAAGCTGGCAGAGCTTACTCAGTACATACGGATAGGATAAGAAATTGGACCGGCCCTTGGGACAAAACTTAATAAAGGCTGGCTGGATCTCCTTGAACATGAACTGTAAACGTTCCTCATTCTCTCTGGAAAGAACCAGAGTAGTCATTTGCTGCTGAATACGATTCCTAATCTGCTGCACATGATCATACATCTTGGATAACTTAAGTTTCTGTAAAATCTGATGAATCTTCTCCTTCTTGACCCGCTTAGGATCATTAATGCGTTCCTTCTTAATCTCAGCCAGAACAGCCTCGATCACATCATGGGGAATATCCGTATTCTCCTTGGCCTGGAACTGGGCCAGCCATTCATTGAAATGATTAATCTTCTTATAGGCAAAATAAGTGATCTCGCGAGGCGGATCCTTATAGCTCGGCTTTTCAGAATCAATCAGAATAAACTCCTCGTGGCCACATTCAGGACAACCGAGCTTGGCCTCGTTCTGATAAAAGGTCATCTCCACCTCGCAGGCGGGACAGGTTCCCCATCCAGGTTCAATACCGGACCCAGGAAGGATTCCGCTCTTAATTGCTGAAGGATCGATCAGAGTAAGGTATCGTTCTAACATCTTATCGCGATTCAGACCATCGGTAGAATCTATATCACTTGCCTTGGCCCTAGCCTTGACCTTAGGACCCTTACTCATATTCTTGACCTGAGGTTCGGTAGGCGTCTCTTCCACAAAGTAACTCAGGACCGAATTAGATGGCATTCGTGTCATTGATGTATTTACATTCGTTCCTGCTGCCACGGTTTCCTGGGCATCATAATACTGGAACATCATATCACCCACGTTCAGAAAGTAGTCTATACGACTCTCATCAGTTTCAATTTTTTTGATCTCCTTGGATACTACATCAATCTCTTCTGTTGCCTGACGCCATTCATCGGAGAATTGGACCGCTGCCACCCTTTTCTTTTCTAGGGCGACGAGCTGTAGCTTCAGAGTATCGAGTGTATCACTCTTATCCTTGAATCCTTGTAATGTCTGTTTATGATAGGCCTCAAGAGTTGTCGGCTTTGTGCTGGTCCCTAAGGATGAAGCAAAGAATTCCTCTGAGACTAGTACATCATGTAAATTAGACATAATCTTACTTTACTGATGAGCTTTAGATAAGGGGCCCTAGTTCGGAACCTCTCCGGTTCCGTCTAAAAAATTTTCTAACGGGTGATTATAAGCAATGTCCGGAGGTGGTTTAATGCAGCTCGTGGCATATGGTGCCCAGGATGTATACCTGACGGCCAATCCTCAAGTAACTTTCTTCAAGCAGCTGTACCGTCGCCACTCTAACTTCTCGATGGAGTCTATCGAACAGACCTTTAACGGTGTGGCCAACTTTGGCAAGCGTGTTACATGTACGATCTCCCGTAACGGCGATCTGATTCACCGCACGTACCTGCAGGTAACTCTACCCCAGGTGTCTCTGACGGCAGCTGACCCTCAGGGTGCCCAGTTCCGCTGGCTGAACTGGGTGGGCCATAATCTGATCGACTATGTCGAGGTGGAGATCGGTGGCCAGAAGATTGATAAGCACTACGGTGACTGGCTGCACATCTGGAATGAGCTGACTCGCCCCGCTGGCAAGCAGGCCGGTTATGCAGAGATGGTGGGTAACGTGCCCACGCTGGTGAACATTATCTCGCAGGTGCCCAACGGTGGTTGTGACTCTGACTGCGCCGGTGGCGAGCCCCACGCTGCCGATGAGGACCGCTCCTGCAGCCCTGAGTACACGATGTATATCCCTCTTCAGTTCTGGTTCAATCGTCATGCGGGCCTGGCCCTGCCTCTGATTGCTCTGCAGTACCACGAGGTGAAGTTCAACATCGAGTTCAACACCATCCAGAACCTGTGCTGGTCTAACTGTGCCTCGATCGTTAACCGTGTGAACCAGACGGGCCTGGTCGCGGCTTCTCTGTACGTGGACTATATCTATCTGGATACGGAGGAGCGTCGCCGCTTCGCCCAGGTGGCCCACGAGTACCTGATTGAGCAGCTCCAGTTCACGGGCGATGAGTCCGTAACGAGCTCTGCCAACAAGATCAAGATGTCCTTCAACCACCCATGCAAGGAGATCATCTGGGTGGTCCAGCCTGACCGCTTTGTGGCCTGCGACACATCTGTGGATGTCTGGAAGGGCCAGCAGCCTTTCAACTACTCCGATTGGTTCGATCGTGCCGCCCTGGAGTCTGGTTACTCTATTACCCGTGTAGAGGGTCTGGCCGGTGTGAACCCCTGCGTGTCGGCCAAGATCCAGCTGAACGGCCACGACCGTTTCTCTGAGCGTCCCGGTACGTACTTTAACCTGGTCCAGCCCTTTCAGCACCACACGAACATCCCGGCAGTGGGCATCAACGTGTACTCCTTTGCTCTGAATCCTGAGGACCACCAGCCCAGCGGCACCTGCAACATGTCCCGTATTGATAACGCCACCCTGCAGCTGACGCTGACGAACAACACGGTGGGCGCTAGCTACACGGCCAAGGTCCGCATCTACGCTGTGAACTACAATGTGCTCCGTGTAATGTCTGGTATGGGCGGCCTCGCATACAGCAACTAAACTTTCTGACTTTTTGCCTCCTTTAAGGGCCTGCTAAGTTTGCTAAGTTTGCCGTAGGCAAACAAAGCAAACGAAAGGCAAATGATAAAATACACAGATCTATAGTGTTAGAAAATCTAACAGCATAGATTCCGGATCCCCGAAATAATTTTCTAGGAGTCAAGTATAAGCAATGTCCGGTGGTGGTTTAATGCAGCTTGTTGCCTATGGTGCCCAAGATGTATACCTGACGGCTAACCCCCAGGTGACCTTTTTCAAGCAGCTGTACCGTCGTCACTCGAACTTCGCCATGGAGTCCATCGAGCAGACTTTTAACGGTGTAGCCAACTTTGGCAAGCGTGTTCAGTGCACGATCTCCCGTAACGGCGATCTGATTAGCCGTGTCTACCTGCAGGCCACTCTGCCCTCTGTGGATGTGAGTGTTGCCACTGGTGCCGGCCTTGTAGCCACGAACTTCACTACCTTCAAGTGGGTGGAGAATGTGGGCCAGGCCCTGGTTAGCTATGTAGAGCTTGAGATTGGTGGTCAGCTGATCGACAAGCACTATGGTGACTGGATGTACATCTGGAATGAGCTGACCCTGCCTGTAGGCAAGCAGGCCGCCTTCGACATGATGGTAGGCTCTGGTCTGATCGCCTCTTCTAACGCCACTGCGACGACTGGCGGCCCCTGCACCACGTGCGGCTCTGTGGAGCCTGGCCCCTGCTCCGTCAACAGCAACGCTGGTCTGGCTACTCTCTGCTCTAAGGGCGATGGCAATTCTAACACGAATGCTCTGCAGTGCTGCCCTGAGTACACTCTGTATGTACCTCTGGAGTTCTGGTTCTGCCGCCACTCTGGTCTGGCTCTGCCTCTGATTGCTCTGCAGTACCACGAGGTGAAGGTGAACATCCAGTTCGCTACCCTGAACAACCTGTGCAACATCAAGCCTGCATCCCTTACTGCCGTAACGACTAGCAGCCCCAAGAAGGTATACAACGCCGTCAACCAGTCGGGCCTGGTCGCTGCCTCCCTGTGGGCCGACTATGTGTACCTGGACACGGAGGAGCGCCGCCGCTTCGCCCAGGTGGCCCACGAGTATCTGATCGAGCAGCTCCAGTTCACGGGTGCTGAGTCTGTAACGGCCGCCCAGAACAACATCAAGATGTCCTTCAATCACCCCGTGAAGGAGCTTGTGTGGGTGACCCAGCTGGACAAGAATATTGACTGCAACTATGGCAGTGACATTACGGTTTCTGCTGCCCCTCTCACGTATACCAGTGCCAACAAGCCCTTCAACTACGCTGATGATTCTGGTGCCAACCCTACGGCCGTAGCCAAGATCCAGCTGAACGGCCACGACAGGTTCGATGCCCGCTTCGGCTCCTACTTCAACTTCGTGCAGCCCTACCAGCACCACACGGGGTCCCCCGCTATCGGTATCAACGTGTACTCCTTCGCCCTGAAGCCCGAGGAGCACCAGCCCAGCGGCACCTGCAACTTCTCCCGTATTGACAATGCCGTGCTGAACCTGACCCTGTCTCCCTTCACCCTGAAGTCCGCAGCTCTGGATGTCAGCACTAGCAGCACTACCGTGCCTACCGCCGTAGGCACGGCCCTGACGGCCCAGGTTCGCATCTACGCCGTGAACTACAACGTGCTGCGCGTGATGTCTGGTATGGGCGGCCTGGCCTATTCCAATTAAACCTTCTGACTTTTTGCCTATGGCAAAAATCAGAATTACAGTTTATTTAAGGGCCTGCTAAGTTTGCTAAGTTTGCCGTAGGCAAACAAAGCAAACAACGCAAACAAAGCAAATAAATATACTATTTCTTATACTAGTGAGTACAGGAAATAGTAAACCGCTACTTAAAGATCCAGGGTCTACATCTAGATCTAGAACACCCGGCGCCAAAATAATTTTCTACCGGTCAAGTATAAGCAATGTCTGGAGGTGGTTTAATGCAGCTCGTGGCATATGGTGCCCAGGACGTGTACCTGACGGCTAATCCTCAAGTAACTTTTTTTAAGCAGCTGTACCGTCGTCACTCGAACTTCGCCATGGAGTCTATTGAGCAGACTTTTAACGGTGTGGCCAACTGGGGCAAGCGTGTCCAGTGCACGATCTCCCGTAACGGCGATCTGATTAGCCGTGTCTACCTGCAGGCCACTCTGCCCTCCGTGGATGTTAGTGTTGCCACTGGCGTGTCTGTCAGCGCCGATGTCTCTGCAACAGTCTTTCAGTGGGTGGAGAATGTGGGCCAGGCCCTGATCAACTACGTGGAGCTTGAGATTGGTGGCCAGCTGATCGACAAGCACTATGGTGACTGGATGTACATCTGGAATGAGCTGACCCTGCCTGTAGGCAAGCAGGCCGCCTTCGACATGATGGTAGGGTCTGGTCTGATCGCCTCTTCCAATGCTACTACCAGTGGTGGCTCCTGCACCACGTGCGGCTCTGTGGAGCCTGGTGCCTGCTCTGTCAATGCCAGTGCCGGTCTGGGTACGCTCTGCACGAATGGCCAGGGCAATGTGAATGCGTCCAAGCTTCAGTGCTGCCCCGAATATACTCTGTATGTACCTCTGGAGTTCTGGTTCTGCCGCCACTCTGGTCTGGCTCTGCCTCTGATTGCTCTGCAGTACCACGAGGTGAAGGTGAACATCCAGTTCGCTAACCTGAACAACCTGTGCAACATCAAGCCTGGCGCTAACGCCGCTGCTGGTAGTGCCAAGAAGGTGTACAACTCTGTCAACCAGTCGGGCCTGGTCGCTGCCTCTCTGTGGGCCGACTACGTGTACCTGGACACGGAGGAGCGTCGTCGTTTCGCCCAGGTGGCCCACGAGTATCTGATTGAGCAGCTGCAGTTCACGGGTGCCGAGTCCGTGACGGCCGCCCAGAACAACATCAAGATGTCCTTCAATCACCCCGTGAAGGAGCTTGTGTGGGTGACCCAGCTGGACCAGAACGTAGACTGTGACTATGGCTCTCTTGGTGGCGAGAACATGCCCTTCAACTACACTGACGATTCCACTGCCAATCCTACCGCTGTAGCCAAGATCCAGCTGAACGGCCACGACAGGTTCGACGCCCGTTTCGGCTCCTACTTCAACTCCGTGCAGCCCTACCAGCACCACACGCGGTCCCCTGCCGTGGGCATTAACGTGTACTCCTTCGCCCTGAAGCCCGAGGAGCACCAGCCCAGTGGCACCTGCAACTTCTCTCGCATTGATAATGCCGTGCTGAACCTGACCCTGTCCCCCTATACCCTGAAGGCCTCGTACAACCACGGCACGGTGGCCGGTGTATCCGTTCCTATTGGCACGGCCCTGACGGCCCAGGTTCGCATCTACGCCGTGAACTACAACGTGCTCCGTGTGATGTCTGGTATGGGCGGCCTCGCATACAGCAACTAAATGTTCTGACTTTTTGCCTATGGCAAAAATCAGAATTTCAGTTCTTGTAAGGCCCTGCTAAGTTTGCTTTGTTTGCCTACGGCAAACTTAGCAAACAAAGCGAACAAATCAAATAGTCACCCGACTTTCTAAGTCCAGTGACTAACCCTGTTTCATCATATGGCACATCCGATGCAGGATCTGCAGATTAGCCATAGTCGTCTCACCACCCTCACACCATTCCGAAATGTGATCGCCATCCATCAGATGGTGGGCCAGAATCTTCTTGTGGCACATAGCACACAGACCTCCCTGCTCCGCCAACTTGGCCTCCTTCTGCTCCTTGGTAAAGAGACGGGGCTGAACCACTGTATCCGTCAAGATAGTATCACACAACTTGATAATCTTCCGATGGAAGGTCCAGTTCCTACTCTTACATCCGAGCTCCGTCACCAGCTCCATACACGGCTTAAGAAAGATAGCCTTCAGCTTCTCTGCAATGGGCCGCTTCTGACTGCGGAAGTCCTCAATCTTAGGAAAGAGTGCAGCAGCTCGTCCTAGAAATAACACGAGTTCCGTCCTCTGAGACTCCTCCATAATTGAGGTCCCATCATCGGTGCAGAATGTGTTAAGCTGTTCGAGATCCTTCATAATCTTGAGACATCGTGTGAGCGTTGCACACCATTTCTCACGATTAGCTGTAACATTATCCTCACGCTCCTTCATTGTTCTTCCTAGGCACCGTACATACCAGGCAGATACTAGGCCCGAGAGAGAATTTCCACTCTGCTTATCTGTAGTATTGTATTCAGAAATAGCCAGCAGTTTTAGAAGAGTATGCTCAAGATCGCCGCGATTAGTGGCATCCTTGGGAAACATCGGCGTCTCGAAGAACTCTGGCATACATGGTGTAATTACAGCAGTCAGAAGAGGAGCAATAACAGGAATATCAATCTCGTAGGCGGTCAGCCGCTTGCCGGCGCGATTCACGCGAATCCACAGTACCTTGAGCAGATCCGGATCACCCGCCGTCTCCTCATCGATATAATTAATGTGAAACTTGTAGTTCTTAATTGAGTTACGAACAGCCATAGGTAACTCAGAAAACTTCTTGCCATTGTATTCTGCTAAGAATGCAGTGGAAAGATCGGTGTACTTCAGAGCAAATTCATCATCCATAAACTCAAAGAGAGTCTCTACCTTATGGGCACCGTCAAAGATATGATCTTCTCCCTCTGGACAAACATCAACAATAGAGGAACGAGAAATCATATAGATTGGAGGACATGTCCAGCCACGGGCCGCAGTATCAATCATCTCTGTCTTGTCATGAATAGACCAACACGGTTTTCTCTGAATCGAGGGCCGAGTTACAAGACACTTCTGAGAATGCTCGTTTGCATAATGGGGATCACGGCGCAGCTTTAGTGAGATCGCCTTCTCTGACTCTGTCTTCTCCGCCATCTTATCTTTCTCGTTGAAGGTCGCCGCCTGGTCACTTTTTTATAGCCACCACCCTGTATCACCAAGGTCAGGCCTGGCACACGTCGCCGTACGGATTTCTGCAATGATTCTAACAGTTCTGGCATTGTTTCAAGGATTATATCATTTCCACTTACAAGAATACTAGTAGGCTTGAATTCAGGATACTTTGTTTTAAGCGAGTCAATAAATTCTATAATCTGTCCACTAGACATTCTCTGATTTGTTAAATTAATTCGTGTAATACCGCCGGTATAATCCTTTCCTGGAAGAGCTTCATCTAGTTCACTCCATGAAATAGATCCCAAGGGCCCCCTCTTACCAAGTTTATTGAGGAGCTCACAATGAAGGGGGCTTCCATAACTTAGATCAATGGCAGAACGATCCCATAATAATCCAGCAATCTGAGATGATGTTAGACGCTTACATTCATTTATAGGCGGCAGCGGAGCCAAACTAACGTGTATATTACCCGCACGTACTGGTATCACCTGAACAGGTGTCATATTAGGCTGATTCTGGTATGTAAGAAGCCGTCCCCGTAGATACTCGATGAGCTGCGACTTAGTAAACCCTTTCTTAAGTTCGGTATATTTCTGGACAATGTCTTGCTTCTGGCCCTCACTAAGAGACTCCCATGTCTTTACGGCAAACAGAGGTTCTGAATATGCCCGTTCTCCCTCAGAATTCTGTAAGGCTCCACTAGCATTATATCGCTTCGGTGGAGCATTTAAGTTCGATACTAACGCCCGTAGTTCCTCCATGGCCCCTACTCTTTACACATTATTTTCTACTACCGAAATCTCTGGAAAATCGGCCAGAAGCAAGGACAGAGCATGGGCCCGCCGCTCCAAAAAGGACTCGCCTGGAGCCTGACGAGTCAGATACTTCCAGCGCCATTCGAACCGCAGGGCTGCCCGTTCATCAGCGAACCCCGAAACCAAGAAGACACGTTTCCACTTACGTCCATGTGTCGCTCGCGCTCCACCAGAAATCTCTCCATTATGCTGTCGGAGACGTCGATCAGGATTAATCGTGGCTCCAACATAAGTCTTGCAACCGTCGAGGGAGGCCAACATATAACAGGACCAGTCGGCCATACTAACTTCATGTTAGATCTTTCTTAGACCCTTATAAGGAAATGTCAACCGCATTAAAGGCGAAATTAATTAATGTGTTTTCGCTAAATTCATGGACATCCTGGCCCTGTCAGCCCTTCCCTGCATCTGCATTTAAAGGGTTTACCCAACAACGTCTTCAAGAAGCCAGAATTACATGGGTTCTTTTTGAAAATATAGAGTCAGCTGATACTGAAATACGCTTAAACTATGGCCTGTCACGCAAAGGCACAGATGCTGTATGCACTCCTAGTATATGGACTCCTATTCCTGATCAAGAAATGTTAAAGCAATATAAGTATGGTCAAAGTCTTCATAGTCTTGTATGTCCCGAGATTGATTGGACATCACAACGTAATTTACCTCCATCTTCAGGCCCCTTTACTCTAAATCTTACGATATCCTTACCTCCTCCAGTGACGAATATTACACTACAACAATTAGATCAAACGATCATTGTAGGATGGACAAATAAAACCTCTATAAAATTGTTTACAGTAGTATCAAACCCTGATAATTTAATCGTTGTAGTAGACGGTAGTCACTTATCCGCAACTATGTCAGGCCTTACAAATGATGTACTATATTCGTTCACTATAACTGCAACTGATTACTATGGTCTAACATCTGAACCAGTTGTAACCGATTTGGTAGCACCAATCGGACTCTAAATCTATGTATATACTAGAGTAATGGCAAAAAAAATTCTTCCAGATACAGATACCTTTCTTATTGCAGCAGCGGCGGGCCTAATCCTGGGTACACTCCTATCCTATTTATTCGGATCTCTGGCTCTTCCATCCAAGATTCCGTATGAGTTTACAATTGGCGGTTTCTCAACAAATCTTATTGTAGTGAATCTATTGGTTATTGTCCTAGTTTCAGCGATTATCTTCCTCTCTTACGTGGCAGCAATCGTCAGAGATGTGGCCTTTCCGTCGAAGCATCCTTGGCTCTTTCTAACAGAGACAGCGATAGTAGCCTTTGTTCCGGCCAGCGTAATCTATATCATGACCGATGTTAGAACTACGGGGAAGGTCAATTTCGGCGAGCTAAATGCGAGCTTCCTCCTCCTTGCAGCAAAATTTGGTATCTTCCATCTTCTGTTCCAGTTTAGTGGTGTCTATTCCTATTTCTTCAGTTAGTCATCAGACTCGGACTCAATAGTACAATGACATAGATGAGGCATATATGTTAGACACGAACCGCCTGCATACGGACCCTTGCATTGCTCATTTAGAATAGACCGCCAGACCTTGGACTTATAGGCCCAATGCATCATTTGCTCGATATCTGCGACAGCAAGAGAAGATGGCAGAACTGTGTCACGACTAGTAACAAGCGGATTCATTCCATCAATCCAGAACCCCCAAGAACCCTGAAAGCTGGGTATCGTGATTTCATAGAATCCGTTTACCCAGGGTTGAAACCCTGCCTTGGCTGCCGAAGCCCATACCCGCTGTAGTCCCTCGCCAATGTTACCAAATGGCCGCACAGGTCCAACATGAGTCACGATACGACTCGATGAATCTTTCAGAGCAGCCTTGTATAAGGCCCAAATCTCAGAAGTATAGAGCTCAGAATCATCATCAGGATCCGGTAGATCGAGAATAATTGCATCAAAGGTACCGAGGGTAGGCAGAACCTCGCGAATATCCTTCCCAATGAAGTTGACACGCGGATTATCGTAGACATGTGGGGCCCACCCCAGATGAGTCTTACAAAGATCGACTAGCTCAACATCAATGTCTACCCAGACTACCTCTTGCACACAGCCCCAGCGAAGAACCTCTCGCACAGTTGCTCCCTCCCCACCACCCACAACGAGAACACGGGCTGGACGGCATGATGCGATCACAGGATGCACGAGGCTCTCATGATAGATCCGTTCATCGGCTGAAGCACTCTGGACCTCGCCGTCCAGAAACAGCATACGACCATAGGCAGGTGAATCTGCAATAATAACAGATTCGCAGAACTTGGTCTGGCCCGTCCATACGATGGAAGTAACAGGAAATGAGGTTAGAGTATCAGATTCGCTAGTTTCAGCAACATGGATCATTACTACTAAATGAGGCTAATCTACCTTTGGTCAAATTTTGACCCCATACCATAGAATGTACCTGTTTCGTAAAACGATGAAAAAGGTGGGTAAGAAACTAGAGACTCATGTTGAAGAGATAAATAAGGCTGGTAATGTCTTACATAGAACGGTTCGTAACTATCTGGGCGGTCGTCTGACTCGTAAAAACGTGGGCAAGGCAACAAAGAAGAATATTCAACGACTGATGAAGACAATTGAATCCGAACTGAATAAGACAACTCCTATTTTCCTGTAAAAAATGCCCGATTCATGCGTTCCATAATAAATGGGACCATAGGATAAAACGGTTTGCTCCAGAGTGTAACCAGTTCTGCCTTAGTAAGGAAACTGGTATAGTTCGAATCTCTATAGATAAGAGGATAGGCTAGAACATCACGATGCCATATATTAAATAAGAACATTACGTTTAGTATCAATAAAATATACATATTCTTCTAATTCTTCTATCTATCGTATTCTGTGACTTTTACTAAATGAACTAAACTTGACCCCTTAACTTAAAAACATCCTAAGTTAACAGGTATGCCAACACTATCCCATAGTTCCGAGACTGAGACGATTGTTGGCATCCAATTTGGTGTCTTCAGTCCTGATGAGATCGTGAGAAGATCTGTCGTAGAAATTACTAATCATAGTACTCAGGAGGGAAAGATTGGAGGCCTAGCAGATCCTCGTATGGGTGTTCTAGAGAATGGCAAGCTCTGCCGGTCGTGCGGCCTCAACAACCATGGGTGCCCGGGTCACTTTGGACATTTCAAGATGGCCCGCCCCATTTACTATATCCAATTCTTTAAAATGGTTCTGAAAATTCTTCGGTGTGTCTGTATTAAATGTGGTAAGCTTCTGATCAATAAGGAGACTGCCAAGGGAATGAAACGTACTAAGGGTGAGAACCGATGGAAGGGTGTTCTGACGGCATGTCAGGAGGTGACACGGTGCGGCGAGCAGTTCGAAGATGGGTGTGGTGCTCGTCAGCCTCACCGATACCATGATGAGGACATCTGTCGTATTGTGGCAGAGTGGAAGCAGGTGGCAGGTCCTGGAGGTGCCGAGGGTGCAGAGATGGTAGGGCCCAGTGGTGGGATCCGTCGCTTCCTAGAGCCTGAGTATGTCTATCGTCTACTGCGTCGTATTAGTGATGAGGATGTGGACTTCATGGGCTTCAGTCGTCTCTGGTGCAGACCTGATTGGATGATGTGCTCCGTTCTTGCCATTCCGCCCCCGCAGGTCCGTCCCTCTGTCCTCCAGGATAATAACCAGAGGTCTGAGGATGATCTGACCCAGAAGCTCATTGATATTATTAAGACAAATCTGGATCTGAGCAATAAGATCGCTAAGGGAGCTAAGAAGAAGGCAATTGATGAGTGGACGACTTTGCTCCAGTATCACGTGGCCACGCTGGTAAACAATGAGATTCCTGGTGTTGCTCAGAGTGCCCAGCGTTCGGGTCGTCCTCTGAAGTCGCTCCAGCAGCGTCTGGGCTCCAAGGAGGGCCGTATCCGTAACAATCTGCAGGGTAAGCGTGTGGAGTTCTCTGCACGTTCCGTGATTACTCCTGATCCGAATATCTCGATTGCGGAGCTGGGTGTTCCTAAGAAGGTCGCCATGAATCTGACATTTCCTGAGCGTGCGACTCCCTATAATATTGATCGTCTGTACAAGCTAGTTCAGAATGGCCCTGATGTCTATCCTGGGGCCAAGTCGGTTCAGCGATCTGGTGGGCGGACCATCTCTCTGAAGCACGTTGCCACGAAGAATATTCAGATCTTTGAGGGTGATGTGGTGCACCGTCATCTCCTTGATGGCGATCCCGTACTCTTTAATCGTCAGCCGTCTCTGCACCGCATGTCGATGATGTGTCACCGTGTTCGCGTTCTTGACTACTCGACCTTCCGCCTGAATGTGTCTGTAACCAAGCCGTATAATGCAGATTTCGATGGTGACGAGATGAATATGCACGTGCCCCAGTCTGTGGAGGCTGCCACGGAGCTGCGTGAGATTGCTGCGGTTCCCAAGCAGATGATCAGTCCTCGTCTGAGTAAGCCGCTGATCTCCGTAGTACAGGATACTCTGGTCGGCGTCAATCGTCTCACGAGGCCCACGGAGTTCTTTACACGTCGCGAGTTCATGGCTCTGTTAGTCCATAGTAAGCGCTGGGATGGCAGGGTACCGCCTCCCGCAAAGACAGACCCCATTCCGATGTGGTCTGGTAAACAGGTGGTGTCGGCCCTTCTGCCGGCTGTCTATCTTGAGATGGGCAACAAGGTATGGGATTCGTCCAAGCGCGATGATCCGGATAATACCAAGAACTATGTGGTGATCAAGAATGGCGAGATTCAGAATGGCATTCTGGATGGTGACATCTTCGATAAGGCCCTAATCCACATTCTATACAATGACTTCAGTCCTGAGACGACGGTGGATTTCATTGACTCGCTCCAGGCGGTAGTTGCGACGTATCTGCAGAACAGTGGCTTCTCCGTTGGTCTCTCGGATCTGGTTGCTGATCAGGATACTCTGACCACGATTGCGACCGAGATGGGAGATCTGAAGAAGAAGATCGAGTCCATCCAGCTCCAGGTGCACATGGGCCTCTTTGACAATCGTTCTGGTCGCAGCAACCAGGAGGAGTTCGAGGGCAAGGTGTTCGAGACGCTGGATAAGGTCATTGGTGCTGCGGGCAAGACGGGTCTGAAGTCGCTTTCTACCAATAACCGCATGGTAAACATGGTGAAGTGCGGTTCCAAGGGTGCGGACCTGAATATTGCTCAGATGATTGCACTTCTGGGTCAGCAGTCGATTGAGGGCAAGCGTATTGCCTACGGTTTCCAGGACAGGACTCTGCCGCACTTCAAGCGGTATGAGGATGGTGCAGATGCCCGTGGCTTTATCGAGTCTTCCTTCGTGAAGGGCCTGAGCCCTGCGGAGTTCTTCTTTCATGCCATGACAGGTCGTGAGGGTCTGATTGATACGGCTGTAAAGACGGCTGATTCCGGCTATATGCAGCGTCAGCTTATTAAGACGATGGAGGATCTGATTGTGTACCATGATGGCACGGTCCGTGATGCGGGCGGCCTCTTAGTTCAGTTCGCCTATGGCGACGACGGCACGAGTGCGACCAAGATTGAGAACCAGCCGATTGGTCTAGGTGGTATGTCAGACGAGCAGATCCGTGACCAGTTTGCTGTACCAGATGTTGGCGGCGAGAAGTCGCAGCAATTTATCACGACAGTGCTGGAGGATCGTGATATCCTGGTCAAGAATGTCTGGGGCGGCAAGGTGGAGAAGTCGGTGCAGTCTGCAGTCCATCTGCCTCGTCTTATTGCTAATGCCATTCAGCAGATTGGCACGGTAACCGAGGGCAAGGGGATCCCTGTGACGGGCGCGCATGTTCTGGAGAGTATTGACAAGATCATTGCTAGAACGAGCAGGAACCGTCTGTGGGCCTCTCTTCTGAGGTATCATCTGAATCCCAAGTCTATCCAGAGCAAGGGTCTCACGACGAATGCCTTTGACTGGTTAGCAGAGCAGATTGTAGTGAAGCACATGAAGTCTTGGGTGACTCCTGGTGAGATGGCAGGCATCATTGCCGCACAGTCGCTAGGTGAGCCTACCACGCAGATGACACTGAATACCTTCCACTTGGCTGGTGTAGCAGCCAAGTCTGGTATGACTCGTGGTGTGCCCCGTCTCAAGGAGCTGCTGAAGGTGACGCAGAATCCCAAGGCGACATCGCTCACTATTTATCTGAGGCCGGACCTGATCAAGTCGAAGGAGGATGCACGTCGTCTGACCCAGGAGCTGGAGTTCACCATGCTCAAGGATCTGGTAACCGTGGCCCGCATCTACTATGATCCTCGTGATTCAGCCTCTCTGATTGCTGAGGATACGGAGTGGCTCACCTTCTTCACGGCCTTTGAGCAGAATCTGCCTGAGGAGCCGAGTCCGTGGATTCTGCGCCTAGAGCTGGATCGTGAGCGCATGTTCAACAAGAACATCACGATTGAGGACATCAACTTCGTTCTGAGGAAGCAGTTCGAGGGTTCGCTAGAGACAACCTATAGTGATCACAATGCGACACGGATCGTACTGCGTATCCGCATGAAGTTCAAGCAGGATCCGCTAGATGATCTGGTATCGATCAAGGCGATGCAGAATAAGGTTCTAACATCGGTTCTGATCCGTGGTCTGCCGGGCCTGAAGTCGGTGTCGTTCCGTATGATCAAGAATGAGGTCTTTGGTCTGGATCCAGCCCAGGGTAAGTACGAGTCGGTGGATCAATTCGTGTTAGACACACTGGGTACGAATTTCCTTGATGTAATCATCCATCCCGACGTGGACGGACTCCGTCTGATCAGCAATCACGTCCATGATATCAATGACAATCTGGGCATTGAGGCGGCCCGTGCCATCCTCTTTCGTGAGATCTTCGGCCTCTTTGAGCAGGCGGCACCGGTAAATTACCGTCACGTAGCTCTTCTAGTAGATTCGATCTGCAACCGTGGCCGTCTTATGTCAGCGGATCGCATTGGTGTGAATAAGAAGGTGAAGATCGGCCATCTGGCAAAGGCATCCTTCGAGCAGGCAGAGGACATTATGTTAAGAGCTGCAATCTTCGGTGAGATGGACCCCGTGACCAGCGTGTCGGCCAATATTATGACGGGCCAGCCTATCCGTGCAGGTACGAGCTTCTCCCACATTCTGCTGGATGAGGCTGCGATGGCTAACATGATTGCGACCTCGCCGGCTCCGAAGAAGACGCTGGAGCGGGTCGGCTCTCTGCAGGCCAAGGAAGAAGACGAGAACAAGAAGGAGGGATGCAAAATTAGGGACCTACAGATTCCGGCCCCTCTGCCGACGATGGTTGCCTCGGAACAGACGGATGCTCCTGAGCTGGAAATGAATTTCGTAGATGAAGAGTAGAGATGTTTAATACTGAATCATTAAGATACGGCCTAGGCATGGCAGCCTTAGACGTAACCGCATTTCCGATTGTAAAATACGTAAGTATGGGATTAGATCCAGTATGGATGATTATTCCCATGTTTTTGTATGCCTTTGAACCACTCGTACTTCTTAAATCCCTTAAACATGAGAGTCTCACGGTAATGAATTTACTATGGGATGTAATGAGCGATGTGTTAGTAACGTGTATGGGTCTTTTTTACTTTAAAGAAAAGGTGTCTTTAATTAAACTATGCGGCGTAGTTCTTAGTATACTTAGTATTGCTCTTTTATCCTATGAAGGTTAATGCTTCCATCCCTCATACTTCTTACGCGTCATACCGTGTAGGCGGTGAGTGAGGCCACCGCGGACAGAAGGATGAACCTCGGTCAGACCACCTCTGCGTCTGGTCACATTACGCAGGACTAGCCCAGGACTGGCTGCCGCAGCGCGGGCCCGCCTGGTCTCGGAACTAGTGGCAGGAGGAAGCCAGAGAGCAGAGGAGCCACCACCAGCATTAGACCGACCCTTAGCAGCAGCCTTAGCTGCCTTCTCAGCGACCTTGGCCTCTTTTGCTGCAGCCTTCGCCGCCTTCTCTGATGCAGCGGCAACCTTGGCTGCGATCCTAGCCCGTTCCGTTGCCTCACGAGCAATCGCAAAGGGAGAGCCCACAATACGTGAATGAACGCCCTGGTTCGGGCCAGGAATAGGGCCATTGTGATAGCCATGCCATAGATTTCTCTGACCCACATGACTCAGACAAGTCTTACACAGATTGGTCCCTGCGACCTTGCACTCATTGTGGCACTGCTCTTCGGCAAAGACGAGAGAGGCACCCTCGAAGGCACGGGGCAGAGCAGTACCGGCACGCCGAGCTCTGCACGTTCTCTTGGCCCGTTCAGATCCACGATTGCACCCGCCATTAGAACTAGACGACATTCTGAACTATGCACAGAAAATAAAAAGGTTGACCTAAACAGCCGGCCCTATACCGCAGTATGGATAACTCACTACACTGGCTAAGCCCATTCGAGCATACAGATAGTCCTGAAATTCAGATTGAATTATCAAAAGAATCCGATAAGCCGATTTACACCACGGAGTACCATAACCAACTGTTAGACCTCAAGGGAGAAATTGATAAGATCCACACGGTTCAAACATGGGATACGGCCAAGAAGATTACGAATCCGTTTGAATATATCTTTCTATCTCTGCAAAAGCGGACCCATCGTTCGATCGCCGCCTGTATTCCTCTGTCGCGATCCTATTTTAAAATGATTGAACTCTGGGATCTTCTGGGCCCCTCGCTGCCAGAGGACGAGTATCTGACCGCACATTCCGCAGAAGGGCCGGGCGGATTCCTCGAAGCAGTAATGCATCGGACTCATCCTAAGAAATGTCGAATGATCGCAATGACTCTGCGCTCTACAGAAAAGACTATTCCTGGCTGGCGGAAGTCTCAGCAGTTTCTAACATCGAATCCCTCAGTCATCGTGACGTATGGTGCCGATGGAACGGGGAATCTGTATTCACTGGCCAACCAGGAATCCTTTAAACAGACTGCCGTGAAGCATCTGAATGGTTTGGCTCATCTGTATACAGCGGATGGTGGCTTCGATTTCAGTGCGGATTTCAATGCACAGGAGAATACGGTCCAACGACTGTTAGCTGCAGAGGGCCTGTGTGGACTCAATACGTTGAGGCCTGGCGGAATCATGATTATCAAGCTCTTTGATACAACGTATGCGGGTACTCTGGACCTTCTGTGGCTTCTCTCGGGCTGCTTTGAAAAGACGGCAATGACAAAACCGCTCACAAGTCGGCCGGCTAATTCAGAACGCTACTGGGTTGGATACAAGCTCAGGCCCAATATTCCGACATGGGTCTTTGATACTCTTAAACAGCTTACTGCTCTGGATGCACCTACAGGATGGTCGCAGATCTTTAAGGACAGGCCATATATGCCTGAATGGTTGGATGAGCTCAAGAGCTTTCAGACAGTGGTAGAGGGCCAGCAGATCAATAACATTCAATTAACCTTGAATCTTATTAAGCAGCCATCGAAGTCTCTTATTCAGAGTCTATTGCTATCTAACATTAAATCGAGTCGGTCCTGGTGTAGGAATCACTCTATTCCCATGAATCGGCAGTACAAGGATATGTCAGATGAGCAGATTATGGCCTCTAATGTGGAAGAGGCATTGGAGCCATTCCTAACTTCGGTCGCACATACGAGTTCACCAGTACTGTCCCGACCATCACAGATGCATCATGCGTCGATTTCTTCCCCTTCTCTACGGCCTCCAACTGGTCTAGCATGGCGTTCAGCATTACCCGCGAGCATCCTGGGGCGAGAACCATCGCAAAAAGCTTCGGAAACTCTGCCTTCTGATCTTTCAGCTTCTCCTCAATCTCCTCCTTAGTGGCCCCTGCATCCTGAAGCACAGTTACATCCTCTACGAGCTTCCGTGCGCCAATAGAACGTTTCTGAGCACGGACATCGGCATCCATCTGTTTCGGATCTTCCTTCTCTTGAGGTGGTGGGGGCTTATTCATCTTCTTCTATGACATATTTTTGTCTTTATACGGTAGACGCAAAAAGATGTCATTAAAATCAGTATCTGAGAATGCAACAGCCACGCATGCAACACAACAGAAGATGGTACTAGGATACTCAGGGGCCAAGCATGATATACCCGGAGACTATACGATGTTACCTGGATCAGTACCGGCTCTTCCAGGTGGTATAGAGAAGTTTGAGTCTTATACTAAACAGACGGAGAATATGTCAATGAATACGGTGGGGTATTTATCTGTGCTTACGGGCATTGCGTGTATTTTTATGGCGTCTGTACGTCTTATGGCGTCTGTTAGTCTTTCGCCGTTGACGAGTCCCTCCTAACTGACCAAAGCCATATCCAGGACGTGCAGATTCCTGAAAGGCTCTGAGATCGCGCATCGACACAGAGCCTAGACCCAAAACATCAACTGTATCTCTGCCAGATACAACCGATTCAGGATATCCACCACCGACCCTATAGGAATATGGGATATCAGGCGATATCTCATCAAAGCTCCAGTCAGCCATCCCTATACTGGTCCTACTTTTCCTGAATAAACCGGATCTTTTTGCCTTGTTGCACAGCCCAGTCTCTGAGTGTGAGAATATTGTCATCCATCTTGTGTGTGGTGTGGACCTTGTTGAGTTTCATAAACTCACGTAGTCGACTGTCGAGCCGAAGGCTCTTACCCTGATCTTCACGATAGCGGATTTCAATCGCATTGATGTCCGCTATCTCGCGTTCCGCATCCTCCAGCTCTGGCTCAGTCCAGAGAATCTTTGTCTCCGTCTTGAGGCCCCATCGCTCTCTAACATCAACCGGAATCAGTTCCTCAAGTGTCGCGGGCCTCGTCCATGGGATAGACTCTGTACACTCAGATGGCCGATGTCCGTTACAGCCACATTGGCTACACCATGCCGATGCCCGCACAGGACATTCACTGTGGACTACTGTCCGACCTAACCAGGAAAGGCATGTCTTGCATGCCATTACAGCCTAATAAGCCGGCCCCGTCATTTCAACTTTTATGGGCCCTATGTAGATGAGAATTATCTTTGTGCTCATGGTAGTCTTTTTTTGGATAGCGATGTGGAATCTATCAGATATCTATACGAGTACTTGGACAGTTGAGCAAAGGATAAACTTATATCTAGGTATGTTAGCCGTTATTGGTGTCATTGTACTCATGGATCCGAGTCTGATCAGACATTTTTAGGTAAACTTGACCATAGTTCCACTGACTAAAAGATACATAATGTACAAGCTCGAGATCCAGGGTATCGTCTATCTGGTGGACCCCGCAACGACGGAGGCATATACATATGACCTGACCAATCCTACAAAGATTGGTCACGTACTATGGCCCGATGCGTCAAAGCCTCCTAAGATACAGCTCCTCGAGAACTGGCAAACTATCCTGGAGGCCAAAAAGGCGACCGTACACACCCCTTAGAAGGAGCTTCAATGCCACAACTAACCGATAAACAGTCGTGGACAATTCAGATGTTAGAACATCGGAGGACCCTCTTTGAACGCGTAGTTGCCGCCTTTCCAGATGCAAAAAAGAACGCTATTCTTGTATGGAGGGCCAAGCTAAGGTCTGTAGAGCCGGTTACGGTCTGTAGAGCCGGTTACAGTCTGTAGAGCCGGTTACGGTCTGTAGAGCCGGTTACGGTCTGTAGAGCCGGTTACGGTCTGTAGAGCCGGTTACGGTCTGTAGAGCCGGTTACGGTCTGTAGAGCCGGTTACGGTCTAGCATCCAGCATTCTGTAACTGTGTGATTACATTTGTCTGTGGGGGTAGGACTGACGTAGAAGAACCTGCCAGAGAGGCGGCTTTTTTGTATTGAACATAGTCAGCCGAACTCTTGAATCGACGACCAGTAGAACCAGCCTTGGGTGTCGTTAGAAAAATTGTGGCTGCCCTGCGTAACTCGCTAATATTTCCAGAATCTAGTACGGCGTTCTGAGGTAGACGGACATCTGCATTACACGACATTCTACTTAGGTCTAGAATTAATTCCAAGTGTTCCAATTGGCCCCCTTGCAGTAGGTGGTAAAAGAGACCCATTCGCCGCCTTCGCCCCTTTTGCAGCTAGGGCTGCAGCTCTCTCACGTACAGAAAGCGGTCTAGGGGGTGCATTTAGACCAGTTATTACACCGTCCACGCATTTAATATTACCGACATTTCTAGATAAGAGAGAAGATGTCGGTATAGCTCGCTCTCCGCAAGTAAAATATTCCTCATGATCCATTGGATCTATGACCGTTCCAAAGCCATTAACCTTTGTGAGAGTGGTATAGTTATCCTTATCACCTCCACCACGCTGTCTCCTCCTTGTCTTACGTCTATTTCTAACTCTCCTGGTCCTCATCTACTATTTGCCATAGAATCTAAAATGGAGTCGATGTTAGAACCCTAATGGACCACACTCAGATCTTTACAGGAATCTATGAACGGGAATACTGGGGATCTAACATGATGTCCTATAGAGGATCCAGTGGTTCAGGATCTTCGGTAGAATTCAACCGTGATTATATTCCTTGGTTACGTGGATTTATTCAGGAATATGGATATCGATCCGTGGTCGATATCGGATGCGGTGATTTCCGCTGTGGCCCAGCAATCTACGATGGTCTAGAGGTAGACTATACCGGATTCGATGTCTATGAACCAATGTTAGAATCTCTTAGGGCCCAACATCCATCCCGTCAATTCTATGTCCAAGACTGCTTCCGTGATCGCAGACTCCCTCGTGCCGACCTGTGTATCATGAAGGATGTACTTCAGCATTGGACAACAGCGGAGATCTATGATTTTATGGACTTCCTTGTGGCTTCGAAGCTCTATAAGACCATTCTGATTGTAAATTGTTCGCGTCAGAAGAAGGATAACAAGGATATTCGGACAGGACACCAACGACAACTGTCGGCGGACTATCTTCCTCTGAAGCACTATGGTGCCAAAAAGGTATTTGCATATGAAACGAAGGAGGTATCATTGGTGTCCTGCTATCCATGATTGGAGCGAGGCGGGCATGGGCCCATCGGATGGCCTCCAGGATAGCGGAGGAGAGGTTACAACAATGACGCGTGACCAGACTTCTCCTTCTTGGACCCAGGAGACACGGAGTGTGGCATAATCCTGATTTGGAGGCAGCTCAGGTGTCGGTTCATAGTCTCTACGACAAACAGGACAGGACTTCTTATGTTGGAACCACGTAGACACACACAGCTCATGAAAGGAATGTCCGCACTCGAGGGTCTTTAGATCTTTATCTAATGAACAGAGACATATGGAACAGTCGTGTTTTAGTGTAGAAGGGAAAGAACCCATTATAGCCCTACTATAGGGGTATAATCGTTTCACTTTTTACCAAAAAGTCGATGGGCCTTTGACCCCTAGGAGGATAGTATGGCATGTCCAATATGCTTTGAAGAAAAGAGTCTTGTTCGTCTTACATGTAATCATTCTTTCTGCAATGAATGTTTACGAGAATGGAATATAACGTGCGCCTTGTGCCGTAAACCAATACAACGTGTTCTGTCACTCTATGAAAAACTGTATGTTAGGCTCTATTTCTTTGTACTTGTAGTAAATATTGCGATGTTAATCCTGACGAGGGCCAAGGGATATCAGGTTACTGCCACCTTGGCTCTGGTTGGAATCGTGTTAGAACACTTTGGTCTGCTTTGATTAGAAATCTTCGGCCCGTTTACGGGTCTTAGATTATTAACTCTGCTATGCAGAGTTAGAAATCTTCAGTTAGCGAGAAGGCCGCCTTGGTAGCATCCTGGCCCACACCTGCCAGAGCATAGTTCGTCACCCTCTTCTCGAAGAAGTTATCCTTGCCCTCTAGCGAGATACGCTCCATCCATGGAAAGGGATTGACCGTTTCCCAAATCTTAGGATAACCTAGAGTCACTAGGAGACGATCTGCCACAAACTCGATGTACTCTGCCATCCTGGGAGCCGACATACCGATTAGAGAACAGGGCAGAGCCTCCGTAATGAACTCCTTCTCAATCTTCACTGCCTCGCGGATCAGCTTGTGGGCCTTGGTCTTCGGCAGCTTATGCTTGCACTTGGAATATAGAAGGCAGGCGAACTCGGTATGGAGGCCCTCGTCGCGAGCGATGAACTCATTGGACGCTGTTAGACCTGGGAGGATTCCACGCTGCTTGATCCAGAAGATAGAGCAGAAGGCACCACTAAAGAACACACCCTCGACTGCCGCGAAGGCCATAAGACGAGTGGCAAAGTCGGCCTCATCAGAGGACATCCACTGTAGGGCCCACTCGGCCTTCTTTTGGATGCATGGAACAGTCTGAATAGACCGCAGGATGTCCGTCTTCTCGGCCCTCTCCTCGATATACGTGTCGATAAGCAGAGAGTAGGTCTCAGAGTGAACGGTCTCCATCATCATCTGAACACCATAGAAGAACTTGGCCTCAGGAATCTGGATCTCCGTCATGAACCGCTGGGCCAGATTCTCCATTACGATTCCATCAGAACCGGCAAAGAAGCCAAGAACACGTTTGAGGAAATGCTGCTCTCCTGCCGATAGCTTCGTCCAATCCTTCATATCCTTAGAAAGGTCTAGCTCTTCCGGACGCCAGAAAACGGCCACATGGTCCTTGTACATTTTCCAGATATCTGCATGTTGTATAGGGAAGATGACGAAGCGATTAGGATTATCCTGAAGAAGAGGCTCATCTGCCTCGCGCTTCTTCTTCTTTGCTACAGCTGCCTCATGAATCTGCACAGAATCGTGCTGATTTACGACTGTCTCAGTTACGGCATTCTCTGCCATTCGATACTTGGGTCGGGGGTTTTCTGTCATTTGGTTATGCCTGGCCCGCCAAACCTATGGGTCAAATTTTACTATTCTATAGTAGATATGTCGAATTCAAACTTAACTGCGATTATCATGTCACAGGCTGAATTAGTAGATAAGATTGATGAGTTGAACGCGTTACATACTAGACTAAAAGATTCTGGGGATTTTGAACTCAGGAATCAGGTCCTCGAAACCTTAATTTCCATGTCTCAGGAATATTTAATAAAGAATCAAGTAAATGCTAAGTTACAACAAATTAGAGAAAATAAGATTAAAGAATATATCGCAGAAAAAGAAGAACTAAATCTTTTACAGTTTCTTTTACTGAAAGAAGATCTTGAAGAGGGGGACCTTTCTAAGAGAACAACATTACTGGAAAAATTACAGGTACTTGCGCCATCTCTTTCATTAAAAAATCAACATGAAGCTAATCTTATACTAAGCCACTACTTACCGAGAAGGTCTTCGGATCCTATGAACAGAAGCAGAACCCTTAGCACACTTCCTGGAGATCCTCTGAATCTCAATGCGGAAGAACAGGCCCGTCGTAATGCACTAAATGCTGCTGTATTTCCGTATACTAATTCAGGAAATGTAGTCTATCATAAATCTATAGGTGGTTCTCGTAGGAGGAGAAAGGCAAGAAAGACAAGAAGAACCAGAAGATAAAAACTTGATGACCTTATTCACACCTTGATCACTGTAATGAATGACGAACAGAAGGCTGCTCTAGAAGCAGTGAAACAAGGAAAGAATATCTTTCTCACTGGAGCTGGTGGAACAGGAAAATCTTATACGATTAAGGCAATTGTGGATTGGGCCCGTGAGGCAGGGCGTCTTACAGCGGTTACCGCAATGACAGGATGTGCAGCCCTTCTTCTTTCAGACGAAGGCCTGCAGGCCAGAACACTCCATAGTTGGGCCTCTATCGGTCTAGGTGAGGAGTCTCCTGAGGAACTAACATCTAAGATTATAAAACGGTCCAAGGCAAAAATCAACTGGCAAGAGACGCAGCTTCTCATCATCGATGAGGTGTCTATGATGAGCCCCGAACTTCTAGAGAAACTATATTTCATCTCGCTACGTGTGCGACGAGGGAAACCGCCACTACAATATGTTCTGGCAGGTGACTTCTGCCAACTTCCACCGGTAAATGCGGCCTTTGCCTTCGAAACTCCTATATGGAAGACTCTTGTGCAGGAGACCCATACTCTGACTCAGATAGTTCGCCAGTCAGATCCCGTATTTCAACGGATTCTCACAGAGGCCCGCCTCGGTGCCCTAACTCCTGAATCGATCAAGATCTTGGAAACACGCAAAGACCTGGACTGGTCCGCACTAGAAATCAAACCGACTCTCATCTACAGTCGAAATGCAGATGTGAATCGAATAAATCGGGCTAACATGGATGCTCTTGATGGTGAGGTAAAGACCTTTAAGGCCCAGAACGCATGTAAACCCACACATAAGATCTCCATTACACCCGAGCTTCAGGGACTTCTAGATAAGCTAGACAAGGACGGACCATATGAACCAATGTTAGACCTCAAAGTTGGTGCACAGGTAATGTTAATCCGCAATCTGACAGAGACAGATCTTGTGAATGGCTCTCGGGGAATTGTAACAGGATATTCTTCTGCCGGTTTGCCACTAGTTCAATTTAAGACTGGGCCGCCTATGCTAATCAAACGGGAGGAATGGATGCTACCTGAGGGCGTGGGTCGCTCACAGATTCCTCTGAGGATAGCCTATGCAATTACTGTCCACAAGAGTCAGGGAATGTCTCTCGATTCGGCTCTTATCGACATTGGTTCCTCGGTCTTTGAATATGGCCAGGCCTATGTGGCCCTTTCACGTGTCCGTTCACTGGAAGGTCTATATATCCATAGACTCCAGTCAAAGGCTGTAGTGTGTCATCCGAAGGTTAAGGCATTTTACTCGTAAGTCTTCCGACTCTTCCGACTCTTCTGATTCTTCCTCTTGTACCGACGTCTACGAGTTCCACCTAGTTGAGATACTCTAAGCGCCTCCTGTGCTGCCATATTTTTAGCAAACGTAGGGAAAGGACCTGCGGCAAGCTTCGCTAACTCGGCTTCCTCCTTCTGTCTTCTTAGTTGGCCCAACGCAGCACTTTCACGATTTTGCCTAGCATAGTTTTCTCTTAGTGCGGCTTCTCTCAGTGCTCCTTCTCTGGCTTCTGCATTGCGTTCTGCTTGGGTCATCCCTGGTACGGTCTCCATAGCGACAGGGCCAGTGCTGCCTACATTAGATACGGGGGTCGAAGCACCAGACTCAACACTACCAGCATTCTCTACGACAGCGGGTGCATTAACACCGACAGGTGTAGCATTTAGGTCATCTAAGACAGAGACAAGGTCTTCGTTTAATTCAGACCGTAACTCTGCATAATTTGCAGGAGTCATAGAAGTAAGTTTTTGGACGAGGGCCGCCTTTATGACCGGTGTCTTAAGCTTCTTCAGTGCTCTAGAATAATCAGAAGGCGAACTTAGTTTCTTGACCTCGGCATTCAGATTAGAAGGAGAAAACTTTGCATGAGCATTTCTAATCGCGTTCAGTTCAGCTGCACGGGCTGCCGCAGCAGCTGCCGCGGCAGCATTAGAAGCGGCCTTGGCTTCGGCATTTCTCTGAAGTGCTGCAAGTCTATTTAGTTTTTCCTGGGCCTGTTCAGGAGTATCCTCATATCGTCTCACCTTAGCTGCTTCAGCTTCGGCTAGTTTCGCGGCAGCTGCGGCCTTTGCAGCCACCTTCCATGCCGGTTCGCCACCGCCTCTCTGTCTTCTCGTCCTACGTGCCATATATTAAACGCGCAGATTATTTCCGGGACCTCCGTGTTTTCCGCCTTCTATTACGGGCCCTACGTCTGCTTCCACCACTCTTAAATGTAACTTTTCCATGAGAGCCAACTGTCCTGAACACTTCATGCTCTCTATTCCATTTTTGTTTCCAGTGCGCGGCGAGTACTGGATCGCTTGTGGTCGCATAGGTTAGAGTTTTACCCTTTTCCATATTATACGCATCCCCAAATTGCCCATTCACACGTGGAAGAGAATAATCCGGTTGTGATGCCAGTGTCTGTGCTGGTGCCTGTGTCTGTGCCTGTGCTGGTGCCTGTGCTCTTCTAGCTTTTAGTAATGCAAGTACTTTGTCTGCCTCGCCTGATACATTAGCATATCGTCCAAGAAGGTTTGCCATTCTATACTGAACGCAAAGATTTTATCTATACTAGGTAAGGATGCAATGTCCGCCAGGATTAATTTTGAATAAGAGAACCCTACGGTGCGTTCTACCGACGGGCCGAGTTGGCAGAGAATTATACGCAGAAGGCGATGTTAGAAACGCAGAGGTTAAGTATGCACTGAATTTAGCCCCATATAGAATGCCTAGAAAAACACGCAGAAATCTATATCAGCCGAGGCCACAGATTCAGAACCCATATCATGTCCCCTATCAGGCTCCTCTGCCTTATCAGCTTCCTTACCAGTACCAACGTCCTATTCCAGCACTCTTTCCGCAACGGCAAACCCGCAAGGCCTGTCCTCCAGGTTATGAGCGAAATGAACAAACACAGAGATGTATCAAGATCGGAGCAGGAACCTATAAGAAGTTACATCCGGCTCCGGCTCCCTATGTATCTCCCCTGACCAATTCTGACCGAATAGCAGTTGGACTCTCTGGGGCCGCACCAATGGAGGAAAAGGAGTCAATTCTCCAGTGGGTGAATAAGAACTGTAAGTTCTATAAGGATTCTATTACAGGAAAGAACATAGAAGACTATGATCTCGCCTCGCTTCAGAATCTTGTCCGTATCCATGATGGGTCCTGTACTCTTGCCTCCAAGCTCAATGATCGTATAGTAGAACAGCACAAGGCTAATAAGATTGCAACTCTTCCTTACACAAATGCTCATATGACTCTGGGTGATTTCAAGGCGGTCAAGGAGGCAATGCGACGTACAGTCCCTGGATATAAAATTCCGGCTAGGCGCCATATTCCTCCTCCTCCAACCTGGAAACTATATATTGCATCAGACAATCGGAGTGGCCCTGAGTTTATATCTATCCTCTACTATGATATTATTAAATCGCGTTCTACGGCAACAGGTGTAGAATATCCCCTGGAAGGAATTCGTGTAGATCTGGGATTTTTACCAGTAACTCCCTCAATTCAGACTCTCCTGGACCTGATTCAAAAAGCGGCCCAAGCCAACAAGCTCCTGAGTCCAGTAGCTGGAGGTTGGGAACCTGCGTATGGATTTCCTTATTCCAAGAGTTATTGGTCCACGGATCGTTCAACCAAGATCCAGAAACTATATAAAGCCCTGAGTGAATCCCCTGGACTCTAAAAAAATTGTTTACCCTGAGTATAAATGTCTTCTGTCAGAGCTGCCTATCGCCAGAAGTCTAACATGGGTAAGTACTTCATTGTGACACAGGCTGCTGATGCCAGTGGTGCCTTAACGCTGACTGTAGCTGGTGGCGGCAAGCCTGAAACCGTATACTACCGTGATAATTCTAATGGTGGTACTGTAGGTTCTGAGCTCCCTGTAGATTCGCACCTAACGGTGACTCCTACTACTCCTGGTGCTGCAGGTACCCTTCTGCGTGATCTGGGTTCTGAGATTCACGTGTACACGTATGCCCCCACCTACAGTGGTGCCAATGTTGGTATTACGTCTCCCTATGCAAAGCTGTCCACCTGGAGGGCTACTGTCCCTGTCGTGGCTGGTGCCGTGACGGGCCTGGCGGAGGGTGCTCCTGGTGTTGCTGCCACTGTTCTGTATGTGAAGGTGTGGTCTGCATCTGGCCTGGGCGTGGGCGTGAACCGCGTATAAATTTGACCTAATACTATCTACCAGAACTATGGTAGTGGTGACGTAAGAACGTTACTATGCTAACACGTAATCTCTATGAACTAGATGAAGTCGTAGCTGCCTTGCAGCTTTGCCTTCAGACTGTCAATCCTCAGGCTTTCTTCTGGGCATGGGAGCTCTATCTCTCTGAGGAGGGCCTGCTCAAGACACTCCAGCAGACCTGGCTGGCCCATGGGGCACCGAATGATCCCAAGCTCTTTAAGAATTTGATCCTGACTCCTGAGACCACGATTACTACATGTTCAAGGGTCCTTGCGGCGATTGCCAAGAAGAAGAAGCTAACTCCACCTCAACCGCCTGACTGGTCATCGTGGTCCTCTCTAAGAGGCCGCAAGGCCCGTCTTCATGCAATACCCTTGGAGGCATTGAATGAGGAGACTACGAGGGGCTCCATGCTGGCCAGGTACACTAACATCGCTGATCTCCGTGAGCCAATTCTGCTTCTGCCGACGGCATGTGCGTACTGGCGCCGTATCACTGCTGAGGCGGGCTTCAAGGTGAAAGGCGATGAGGTTGAGGTCCCTGAGGACGAGGCATACGAGGCCTTTTACGACCTACATTTTCCTGATGATATCCCTGACGAGTGGTCGGCCAAGGATCAGCAAAAAAGCCATGGGCGCGGCTTAAAAGTTGACACTGTGCCTCACTAGGAGCAGGTGACAGCGGCTAGATGACTAGTCCTACTGGCAATTCTTGGAGCTCTCGCATGAAAGCATTAGAGCCTACTGAGAAGCGTGAGGGATGGGGGGCCTTTGCTTCTTCCTCTGCCTCAAAGAGTGGAGGTGGTGGCTGGGGTGCCTTTAACTCACAGGAGACATCGGACAAGAGGGCCCAGGAGCAGGTCTCGCGGGCAAACAAGGAGAGAGAGGAGACAGCGGCCTCGATCGAGGCGATCAAGGAGAAGCGCAAGTATGAGGAGGCAATCAATCTGGGATCTCAGAAGGCCTACCCTTCGTTAGGCTCTGCTGCAGCAGCGCCAAAGCCAAAGACCACACTCAACTTCAAGGCAGTCGCTGAGGCAGCTGCATCTTCTGCAGCAGAAGTCGAGGAAGAGGAGGAGTGGGGCGAGTTTACATCGGCGCCTGCGGTACAGAAGAAGTCCTCCGTGAACAATTTCCTGGACAACTTCGACGATGAGGAGGAAGAGGAAGAGGAGGAGTCAGAGTTCAATGCGGACATTGTCGCGACCAGAAGGCGCGGTGACAAGGGAATCTGGTAACTAGTCCATATACCGAACCTTTGCCAAACCGTCCTTGATATCCAGGATATTCCACGCATCACCCATTAAGGAGGCAAGGGTCAACTTAGATCTCAACTGAGGATCTGGCAAAATATTATTGAGAGTCAAAGACAAGACCGCTTTTTGCGTCCGGGCCAAGTTCATTGCACCAGCCGGTTCATCTACCTCCAGATAAGATCCAAAGATAATAAAATAGAGCTTTCTTGCAATATCTCTCGGCATCTGCAGATTCTGTGATAACTCCTGAAAGGTCGACGTAGCCCAAGGACTAATTCGTTCCTGATTATTTATCGTGACAGACATCGAGTTTAGATACTGGAGATTCTCAGCTACAACGGGTCCATAGATTGGAGGAGAGAGGTCCCTATATTTGTTCTGACGCACACGAGCATACGATGTTAGACCCAAGAAGAGCCGTTGAAAGAGTCCTTGTAGTTCAATACGGATATTTTTGCTCGTGGTTAAGCCAGGACCCGTAGGCCACATCGTATCATCTAGAACAAAATCCTGACGGTATTGTTGTTTAAAGATAATTGCATGTTCAGTCTTTTTCAGGATCTCACGACTCTCTTCATCAACATGTAAGAGTTCAAATCGCCCACGGATATGTGGCTGACCCATTCCGTACTTGCTTATCGTAACCTCTTTCTGTAAGACACCATCAATATAAATAGGTTGGGAATCCCACGGTGCTGGACATATTTCATAATTGCCTGAAGCATCTGCACCACTTTCGACAAGAAGCTCTCTCGTATTTAAATAAAGACGCAAAAACAGACGTTGGGCCCGTAGAGCTGCTATAGGAAGTGGCCCTAGCATTGGGACCTTAAAGGTTAGTTCAGGTGGTGTGGCATTCCGCTGGATATTACTTTCTGCCCCATCATGGCTACCAGTAGAATAATTCAGAAGTGGGGCCTTGAGATGCGTGGTATCTGACAGAGGCTGCCAGTCATTATAGTCTCCAAATCCTTCTTGTATTTGGATGGAATCCATCATTAGAATCCACCGTTTAATCAAGAAATTTGCTATTCCATTTGTCCACCCATAATGTAGCCGCTTAGGTCCAACACGAATATCAGGCAAGTAGTTTCCCGATGCATCCATATGTATAGTCTTGTTGAGACTAACAATTTCTGAAGGAAGCCAGGTAGGCATCTGAATACGAACTTCTGCCGATTGGAGTATATCACCGAATCGAGGGATCTCAATATCCACATACTGACCAAAGAGTGAGGGGCTTCCTGTTTCCTGATAGAAGGTTTCTAGCGCAGAAGGATTCCTTCGCGTATAAGGAGTTCCGAAGAAAGATTTATTTCCATCTTGAATAAAATATGCATCCTTTTTTCCACGACTAACGAGTTCCATAAAGGCCCCCTCACTCATCCCTATAGGACCCCTAGGTTATCTAACATGAATTCACTCCGCGGCAGATCATTGAAAAAATAAGAGACAAAAATGATAATGGTATGGCGGGTTTCCTATAGAGAAGGTATCGTATTAGATTCAGATACCTTTTCTATATTTGAAGATGCATGGGCCTACGCTCAGATCTTTCCAGAGGCACACCCATTCTATCCGTGTTGGAAATATGTGACAAAGAAGGATGCAAAAACTATGTTTAAGATGAATAAAAAAATAATAGTCGCATGGATTCCAGGGACTGATACTGAAATTATTTTACAGCTCTTCTAGTCTTACGATTCTTACGCCTGCGGCCACCTGTCTTTCTTCCGAACAGTCTTGCCCTCATTAGATCTGCATTTGACGGGCCCGTGGGGGCATTCGTCGGAAGATCCTTGGAAAAGATTGCGATTAATTCTTGTAGTTTATCCGAAGACTCAGGATCTAGATGACCACGAATAAACTCTCTGCGTCGTGCAACCCAGCTCATGAACTCACGAATTGCATTAGACTCTGGGGCCGTATAGTTCTTAGATCTGTTTAGGGGTGTCTTGCCCTCGCCGCACATAGGACTAATATCCAGGTCTGCTCCAAGAGATAGTAGGACAACAGCCATGGGTAAATTAGAATATTCTACTGCAAGACAGAGGGGAGAAATACGCATAGTGTGATTGGGAGGGCTGATTAACTCGGGCCAGTTCTGATGCGGATTTTGAGAAACATAGTCATTGAATTTTAGCGCGGCATTTAGACGGCTGCTGAATCCAAGACGTTGTCCACGTGCATCTGTACCTCTTGCTATCTTGTGCAGAGCAGGTTCAACATCTGTTCTACCACCGGCCCTGCCTTGAGCATTGGTAAAGGAAGACTGCTGGTGATAGGGAGTATTTCCCCAAGAGTGCACGGGATTGCCAGCCATCTATTAGAGGTAACTAAAAACTTAATAAAAACTCAATGAGAGGGGGATTGGAAGGGGGTAGTCTTTAGTCGACGAGAGCAAAGCTCTCAGTCACTAAAGACGCTGACCCCCTTCACCAGGAGCTGCCGCAATAGAAAGTGGAGCAGATGTCTCGAGAGACGAGAACTTTCTGAAGATGTAGTTCTAACATCCTGCGATCGATGTTAGAGGAGACGGAGTCATCAACGGAGAAGAAAT